GGGGCCCGCTCTCCAAAATCGAAACGTTTGCTTTTGAACAAACGTCAGGGCATCAAAAGAACCAGCGGCGGATCGGATAACCGCGGGCGATCTTCACGGCGACGGTGACCACAAAGAAGAGGCCGAATGCGCCGAGGGCGTGGTTGAGGAGCGCTACGATCATGCGCTGACCGGGTTGGGCAAACCCGTCTCCGGATTGTAGGCCTGGTCCGGACGGCGGCTCAGGCGCGTGAGGTCTTCTCCGTTCATCGCCAGTCTCTTCATCTCCTGGATGAGGAAGGTGACGCCGACGCCGATGTTCGGGAAATCCCCGCCGTAGCTGCGGAAACCGCTCCAGTTCTCGGGGTAGATCTGCGGCGGCTCGTCGAAGGCGGTCACATCGTGGTTGCGGCGATCGAACACCGCGTCCAGCTGGCCGACGCCGGCCTGGAACAGCTCACCATTCGAGACGTCCACGCGCTCGTTGGCTGGTCCCCACATTTCGTTCTGCCGCGCCAGCTCGTTCACGATGAAGTCGAGGGCGGCCTTTTCTGCTGCGATTGCGTCCAAGTCAGTTAGCTCCTGTTTGCATTGCCTATTTGCATTCAAGCTAACGAGTCGTCAAGAGGAAACTCAACGATCGTCGCCATCTCCTTGCAGTGTGCCGCGATCGACACGCCCGCGCAGTTCCATGATGTTGGCCAAAGCGATATCGCCGAGGCTCATGCCCATGCCGTGGGCGAGCGCAGCGAGATACCACAGGTTACCGCCCATCTCCTTGACGATGTCCTGCTTGCGCTTTGGGGTGAGGATGCCACCGTCGTCCCGGAAGATCTTCTTGACCTTGTTCTGGACCTCGCCGGCCTCGCCGAGGCCCAGCGCCGGGTACCAGAGCTTCATGTCGTCGCCGTACTTGATCGTCTTGATGGACTGTTCCTGGTAGAGGTCGAAGCCACGGATCAGCTCTTCGGCTCTGATCGGCGCCTTCGTGTCGATATCGGTATTCACGATGCTCACGTCTGCTCCTTGAATCGTAGTTCGTCGGCGAGGTCTTGGAACATCCGGACGACGTCTCGCTGGTTGCGACCCGACTGATCGTTCCAGTCGAACGGATGCTTGTGGAGCTGATCCTTGATCAGCTTGACGAAGCGCGCATACGCGCCCCGGTCTTCCTTGCCAGCTGCTCGGCGGATCGCGCCCTCGATGTCGAACGCGCGTGCCTCCTGGCTGAACACGGGGCAGGGCTTACCTTGCCGGTCCCGTGCGCAAGTCTTCTGCGTCCACCGTCCGGGCTTCGAGAAAAGCAACAGGCACCGCTCCGCAATTTCGAGTTCGGTGTGCATTGCGTTTGCTGAACTCCCATTCAAATGACGCAATCCGATTGATGTCGCGGCGACCGAGCCTCATGAGGTCGAACGCCAGGTGGTGCATGGGGACTCTCGACGGGAGGACGACGAAATCAGGCGGCGTGTAGACCGCCTGATCCGTTTCCTTGTCGATGATCCAGAGGCGCTTGTGCCTCTTGGCGACTTTTAGCTGCACCCGGTGGTCTCGCCACACGTCTCGCACTTCAAACAGGTGCCGTTCCGCACCATGGTGAAGCTGTTGCAGTTGCCGCACTCGTCCCCGGTGAAGCCGGACATCTTGGCGACGGCACGCTTGTCGGGAGCCGCGTCAGCGATTTCCTTCTCCTCCGCAGCCGGAGCGGTGATCACGACGTTGTTGATCACCGTGACAGGCTTATCGACGCCAGTGCCCATGGCCGTGTGGTTGCTCTCCTCGGGGGAGACGTGGGCCAAGTCATCGCGACCGAGGTAGTTGATCGCGATGTCCCGGAAGACGAAGTCGACGATCGACGTCACCTGCCGGATGCGGTCGTGCTCCTGGACGAACCCGGAGGGCTCGAACCGGAAGAACGTGAAGGCGTCGACGAACTCGTCGAGCGGCACGCCGTACTGCAAGCCGAGGCTCACAGCGATGGCGAAGGCGTTCATCATCGACCGGAAGGACGCGCCCTCCTTGTGCATGTCGATGAAGATTTCACCCAGCCGACCGTCCGGATATTCGCCGGTCCGCAGGTAGACCTTGTGGCCACCCACGATTGCCTTCTGCGTGTAGCCGCCGCGCTTCGACGGGAGCTTCTCCCGCTTGCGCACCAGCTTCTCGACCACCTGGACCAGCGTCTTCGGCGCATCGGCCGGCTCGTCACCGGTCGGTTCGTCGTCGACGAGGGCAGAGCTGAGCGGCTGCGACAGCTTCGAACCATCGCGATAGATCGCGTTGGCCTTCAGCCCGAGCTTCCAGGACATCCGGTATGCCTTCGCCACATCCTCGACGGTCGCGGTGTTCGGCATGTTGATCGTCTTGGAGATCGCACCCGAGATGAACGGCTGAACAGCTGCCATCATCAGGATGTGACCCTCGGTCGCGATGAACCGCGTGCCCAGCTTGCCGCACGGATTCGCGCAGTCGAAGATCTGGTAGTGCTCCGGCTTGAGACCGGGGGCGCCTTCCAGCGTCATCGTTCCGCACACTTCCGTGTTGGCCTTCTCCAGCTCAGCGTCGGTGAACCCGAGATCCTTCCACTTCGTGAGGAAGCGGATGTCGAACGTCGACTTGACCTGAGCCTCCGGGATGATGATCGACGCAGCCCGCAGGGCCAGGTCGAACTTCGACGGCAGCACGCCCGTGCCGATGGCATACTTCGAGATCGCGTCGATCTGCGTCTCGGTGTAGCCGAGCTTGCGGAGCGCAGCCGGGACCTGCTGGTTGATGATCTTGAAGTAGCCGCCGCCGGCCAGCTTCTTGAACTTCACCAGCGCGAAGTCCGGCTCGATGCCCGTGGTATCGCAATCCATCAGCAGGCCGATCGTGCCGGTCGGGGCGACGACGGTCGTCTGAGCATTGCGGTAGCCGTAGAGCATGCCGAGATCGAGCGCGTCCGCCCAGATCGCCGTGGCCTTGCCGGCCATTTCGGTCTGGGGCAGAGCGTTCCAGTCCAGCCGAGGCGGACAGATGCTGAGGCCATCGAACTGTGTCGAGCCAGCTTCAGCCGCGGCGTAATGGTTCGCCATCACGCGCAGCATCGCCTCCCGGTTCTCCTCGAACTTGACGAACGGGCCCAGCTCCCGCGCCATCTCGGCGGAGGTGCGGTAGGCCACGCCCGTCATGATCGCAGAGATGGCGCCAGCCATCGCCCGACCTTCGCGGGAGTCGTAGGGCAGACCCATTGCCATCAGCAGGCCGCCGAGGTTGGCGAAGCCGAGGCCGGTGGTGCGATACTCGTAGGAGAGCAGCGCGATTTCCTTGGAGGGGAACTGCGCCATCGTCACCGAGATTTCCAGAACGATCTGGATCAGGCGACAGACGTGGATGAAGGCATCAACGTCGAACTCCCACGGGCCACCTTGCTTCAGGACGTTCTTGCCGTAGAACTTCAGCAGGTTCGCCGAGGCCAGGTTGCAGGCCGTGTCGTCCAGGAACATGTACTCCGAGCACGGGTTGGAGGCGCGGATGCGACCGCCAGCCGGGCAGGTGTGCCAGTCGTTCATGGTCGTGTTGAAGTGCAGGCCGGGGTCGGCCGACTCCCACGCGGCGCGGCAGATCTGATCCCACAGATCGCGAGCAGGGACCGACTTGACGGTCTCGCCCGTGGTCCGCGACTTCAGATGCCACATGTGACCGCTGTCGACCGCCTCGAGGAAGGCGTCCGTCACCGACACGGTGTTGTTCGAGTTCTGGCCCGACACCGTCTCGTAAGCCGGCGACTGCCAGTCGACATCGAACTCCGGGAAGTCGAACGGCTCGCCCATCTCAGCGAGCTGGAGAACGCGCTGGATGTAGCTGTCCGGCAGGAACGCCGCACGAGCCGCACGGATCGCGCTCTTCACGCTCGGGGTCTCACGGCTCTCGCCGTCGCCCCAGGCCTCGTAGATGGCCATCAGGTGCTTCTTGGCAGCCTTGGAGCCTGCCACGAGCGCCGCGACCTTCTTCTCCTCCTCGACCTTCCAGCCGATGTACTCCTCGATATCCGGGTGATCGACATTGACGACGACCATCTTGGCCGCGCGCCGCGTCGTGCCGCCCGACTTGATCGCGCCGGCAGCCCGGTCACCGATCTTGAGGAAGGACATCATGCCAGACGACTGGCCGCCACCGGACAGCTTCTCGCCCTTGCCACGCAGGTTCGAGAAGTTGGAGCCCGTGCCGGAGCCGTACTTGAACAGGCGGGCCTCGCGGGTCCACAGGTCCATGATGCCGCCGTTGCCGACCAGGTCATCCTCGATCGACTGGATGAAGCAGGCGTGCGGCTGCGGGCGCTCGTAGGCGCTCTTGGAGCGGAACTCCATGTAGTTCTTGCCGTTGCCGACATCGCGATCGGCGACGTACCAGTGGCCCTGGGCGGGGCCGTCGATGCCGTAGGCCCAGTGCAAGCCGGTGTTGAACCACTGCGGCGAGTTGGGCGCGAACATCTGCTGGGCCAGCATGAAGCGCAGCTCGTCGAAGAATGCGAGCGCGTTGGCTTCGGCGTCACGCAGCTTGAAGGCGTCGCCCTTCTTGGTGCCCTCGGGGGCGAAATAGCCGTTCTGCCAGCCCCAATAGGTCCAGCAGCCTGCGAGGCGATCGAAGACCTGCTTGGCGGATGTCTCCGAACCGAAGGTCAGTTCGTTCTCGGCCGCGTCTGGCGACGAGTACGCGCGGTTCGGGATGCGGCGCGACAACCACATCGGAACGCCTTCCTCGTAGACGGGCTCCAGATGGTTCGGGACGCCGGCCTTGCGGAAATACTTCTGGGCGAGCACGTCGATGGCGACCTGAGACCAATGCTCCGGCACCTCGATGTTCTCCATGCGGAAAACGATCGAGCCGTCCGGGTTCTTGATCTCGCTGGTCGCCCGCTTGAACTTGATCTTGTCGTAGGGCGAGTTCACGCCGGCAGTGAAGAGTCGGTCGATTCTCATAAGGACTGTTTTTCTCGTTGACGTTGGACTCAGCCGCCGCGCTTCGCCGAGGCGTACGGGTAGCGCTTGGAGTTATCGATGCGGGTCTCTCGCTTGAGCGGGACGAACTTCACCGGCAGCTTTCCGATCTCAGAAAGGATCTCCTTGATGCGATCACCATCGTTCCGCGGATCGAGCACGCGCAGCTGATCGGTCAATGAGTCGACGGCGGCGCTCTCGGCGTTGGTCAACCGGCGCCGTGCGTGGATGGCGGTGTAGGAGTTCTCGTAGGTGAACTTCTGCTTGGGTGCCGGCTTCGGTCTGGCCAGGAAGGCGAAGGCCTTCATCAGGCCGCCCAGGATATCGGTAGCTGCTTCCACTTTGTGCTCCTTTTGCATTCAAACAAACGTCAAGGCAGAGAACGAATGCGGCGTCGGATCTGCTGTCGGGTGAAATTGGTGACGTACGGGGTGCGCGGCGATGATGCGAAAGACACCTGGGCCCACGATGTCCGGACTCGGAAGTGGACCACGTAGTGTCTTCTGTTCTGATCGAGATAGAACTCGTCTATCTCGCCATCATCCATCAGCTGCTGCGCCTCCTACTTGATGTCTCGAACGTGAGCCTTCATCTTTCCCTCTCTTCGGGAATGACCTCTTCGGCCACGCCCGCTTGGGCCGCTTCTCGCGAGGCAGCTCCACGTCTGGATCAACCTTCGCCAGCATGCGGCGTCTAAACTCTTCGGTGTCCTTGGCGATGCGCTTCGTTCGCGCGATCTCCGTCACGTCGGCGCCGCGCTTGGACGCCTTCGACCCGAAGGTCTTGGCGGCATGGCAGTCGACGTGCTTGGCGAAGATGTGCTCCTCGTCGTTGGCGGGAGGCACAGTGTTTTCGGCCACTGGATCCCAGCACCGCAGCTGCAGTGCCGGGACATGATCGAACTCGGTGTCGTCGAGCTTGCCCAGGCGTTCACCGCAGGACGCGCATTTGCTGTCCTGCCGGATCACCACCTTGAGCTTCACCGTGACTGGGATCGGTTTTCTGAAACCAGGTGGAGGTGGGAGAGGGAGGGTGGCGTCCATGCGCTTTTCGTATTTGCATTCATGCAAACAGTCAAGCGGCCAGACGCTTTATTTTCCTCCGATAGAACGCCAGCCCCGCTTCGGTGAACTGACCATCGACGGCAGCGAAGCCCTTGCGGATCAGCGCGTTCAGGCTGATCTGCTCACGCTTTGTGGCGGCGACGGCGCCGATCGCGAAGCCTGCGCTCTCACGCCAGTGCTTCTGGGTCGGCACCCATTGCTCCATGAACCGGAACTGCGCCTTCGACAACCGAGGTCTGGCCATCAGTCCAGCTCCGGGTCGACGTAGAAGCGCCACTCCAAGCCCTCGCGGTGCCACTGGCCGGCGCACACCGGGATGACCTTGTTGGCTGAGTTGAACTCGTTGTCGTTCGCGTGGTCCTCGTCTCCGATCAGCTCGCGCAGCTCCTGCGTCGGGATGAGCGTATCCGTCCAGACCAGTTCGGTGTTGCCGACCTTGATCCTGGCGAAGTCCGTCAGCGAGTTTTCGACCTGGGAGATGGCATGACGCAGGTCGGCCAGCTCGGAGAGGTACATGGCGGCGTTGGTCGGCCCGCCGCCTGGATCGGTGCTTTCGAGACCGAAGCGGCCGATCTTGCCGTAGATCCGCAGGCAGCGGCCGATCACCTCGACGACCTCGCCGGACTCCTCGACGACTCTGGCGACCTTGCCGTCGACGGTGGTGGGTAGGTATCTCGGGTTCATGCGCCGATCTCGATCTTGAGTTTGTCGTTGAGGATGGCGTCGACCTGTTCTTTGACGTGCGCTTTGACGCGGGCGTTGACTTGGTCCTCGATCATCTTCTCGAGTTTTTTCCGGTTCCATTGGCCCCAGACCACATGGCTGATGGCGCGGATCACGAAGTTCTCAACTTCGTCCGTGTTGCGGAAGCGCTGGGCGGTTACACCCGTCACTTCCTGCCGTACCAAGGTCTCGATGCCGTCGCGGCTGAGACCCAGCTCGTTGAACAGGATGTTTCGGACCGCCATGTGGATAGCGGCGTGGGACGGGCGGGATTCTGTCTCGCTCATTTCAGGCTCTTCATCTCGATCTTGAGGGTGGTGAGATTGTTGCCGACCAGGTAGGCGAGGATGCTCATGGCCTTGAAGTGCCAGACCCTGGTGCCGTCAGGCTTGACGAGGTTGAGCCTGCCTCGTGGGAAGCGAGGCGGAGCCTTCCAGCCCTTCGGCGTGGTGAGCAGAATGCCAGCCTCCTCAGCGGGCATCTTGTTGAGCGTGTAGAAGTTGATGTTCTCCACGCACTGTCTGGCGATGTCGTCAGCGTGCATAAGGCACCTTGGTGATCTTGCCGGCGGCGATACGCCTTTCCAGCATCTTGAAGGCAGCCTTCGGGGGAGGGGCGACGCAGCAGAACGCGCCGCCCCAGAACCCTGTCTCGCCGCAGATGATGGGCCGATAGAACTTCACGCCGCCACCGCCTGGGGATAGAGCTTCGCCAGCTCCGCCTTGACGCGCTCGACGATGCGGCCAGAGAAGTTGTCCGGGTGCCGCGGATCGGTGATGATGCCGTCCTCGACCTCGACGTCCTGGGCCTCCGTGTGCGGATTGTCAGCGTGCCACAGGCCGTAGAAGTTTCGGATGCCCCGGTGTGCGAACACCAGGCAGCCGGCGTGATCCGGCGGCGGAGGATTGTACAGCACCGGACTGAGCATGAACGGGAACTTCCAGCTCCACGGATCGAGCCAGCGCTTCAGCGCGACCTCGTCCTCGCGGATGCGCTTGATCACGTCGGCGACGATGCCGTCTTCGTCGAGATACGATCCGAACCAGTCCACGGCCTGCGGCTTTTCTCCCTTGCCGAGACCTCGGACCAGATTGGACAGCTTGTTCAGCAGGTTTGCCATTTACGCGGCCTCCTCGTTGCGCCGCTCATCGTTGTCGTTCGCGGCCTTGTAATTCGATTGCGCCCTGGCTTCCTTCAGCAGCTCGTCCAGATCGATGCCCGGGATGATGTGGCTCTGGATGGTTTCGAGAGCTGCGTCGAAGTAGGCCTTGAAGTCTTCCTCGCCCATCGCGTCGAACGCCGTGGAGGAGGGGATCATGATGATCTCGCCGGCCGTGGTCATGACCGGACGAACGACGCCGTTGGCGAGCAGCAGCGTGTCGTGCAGCGACTCTTCGCTGGCGAACAGATCGGTGTTGTTGGTCACGATGCGCAGGATCACCCGGTACAGGCGATGCCTGGGACCGCTCCGGGGCTGAGCGAACTGTGCCCGAACCGGCACGTTCTCCGGGATCGACTGGAACATTTCCACGTCGTACGCGGCGTGCGGGATCAGGTGGCCATCGACCTTGCGGACGAGGATCCACTTGCTCTTGGACTTGTTGCTCGCGCTCATGCGTTGGTTCTCTTCATGTCACCTCAGATCAGTGATCCCTGGCGGGACCGCTGGCTTGTGGATCTCGGTTTGGGTTGGGGTCTCGGCCTGTCGTCCCGCTGCAGCTGCTCGACCTTCACGCGGCATGCCTCGATGAGCGTTTCGATCTGCTCTTCGGTCAGGCCGTAATCCTCGCGGTGAGCCCGTTCATCGGCCCACCACTGACGAAGGGAGGAGGGCGGGCCCTCTGAGAGTGAGATCCCCCAGAGGGCCAGCTGCATGTAGGCCGCAGCCTTATCCGGCATGGGCCGCACGCTTCAGCTCCTGCGACTTGTCGCTGAGCTTGCCCATGACGTAGGCCTCGCCGTTCGACGAGAGCTTCTTCATGTCTTCGATGAAGCCCTTGTCGGCGGCGATCTCCATCGCCTGCTTCGTGCGCTCGATGCCGGCGATCTTCTCGACCCAGAACGTGACGATCTTCTTGCCTTCCTCCGCGGTGACGGAAGCCTCGCGGGCCGGGGCCTTGTCGTCGTTGGCCGCCGGCCGGCGCTCGTCACGCTGATCGTCGCGGCGGTCGCTCGACCGGTTGTTGCCGGGGTCCTGGTTGAAGTCGTCGGCTTCCTCGGACGAGTAGGCGTCGCCGTGCAGGTCGGCCAGCTTCAGGATCACGCGATCCTTCGCCCGCTTCTCCGCCATGGCGTACGGATACGCCGCCATCTTGCCCTTGACCTTGTAGTTGCCGCCGACCTCATTCTCCTTCGAGATCAGGGCCTCGCCGATCGACCACTCGGTCTTGCCGTTTGCCTCGCCCATGACGAGGATGACGGCCTCGTCGCGCTCGGCACGCAGGATCTCGGGCTTCGTCCATTTGATGCCGATGGCGGCACCTAGGCGCTCGACGTCCTTGTGCTTGACGACGGGCGTTCCCTGGACTTCCCAGATCGAGTCGCGATCGATGTCGACCTTATGCTTGTCGAAGACGTCGTAGATCTTGTCGAGCTTCGGGTTCTTTCGCGCCATGGTTTTCTCCTGTGACTATGCGGCGTCTGCCGCGGGGGTGGGTTTGTCGTTGCTGTTGGCGGCCTTGCGGGAGCGGGTCGCCTTCGGTTTGGGCTCGGGCAGGGGACGGCCGGAGTCCTTGTCGGCCTGCTTGACCGCCTCCTTGTCGATCTTGACGAGCATCTTGCCGTCGCTCGAATAGGAGATCGTCACGCCCTTGCCGGACGCGATCTTGGCGTCCTGCGGCATCTTCTTCTTGATGTCCTTCTTCGCCTTCTCGTGCTCGTCGACGGCGGTCTTGGTCTCCACCATCTTCTGAGCCAGGTCGCACCACTCGTTGTCGCCGTTCATGTCGGCGATGCGAACTTTCTCGAGCAACGGAACCGAGATCGTCGGCGTGCCGGGCGTGCGGCCGGTCTGGACGCAATCCCAGAAGTCCTGCTCGGCCTGGAGCATCTTGGCCTGGTAGAAGATGTCGGCTTCGACCTCCATGACGACGTGCTGGGCGGCGCCGGTGATGATCGACAGATACGAGAGCGGCAGGTCCATCACCATCATGTTGTGCTGGCACTGCGCGTAGTACTTGTCGTAGGCCTTCTGCTTGTCGAAGCCGAAGGGCATCATGAACTTGAACTCGACCATCGCGATGACGGGAGCGTCGTCCGCCTTGCGAACGAGTCCGTCGAGGGTCGCGTGAGCCTTGTCCCAGTCCTTGTAGAAGACCTTGTCCTGCTCGTTGGTCACGGCCAGGTTCATCTGGAACTCGAACCAGTCAGCGTTCAGCTGCTCGGTCGTGTTGCCCATCTGGACCAGCAGGATCTCGGACATGTCCTCCTGCTCCTGCTCGCCGCGCTTCTCGCGCCACAGACGCTCGATCTCCATCTGGTCGCCAGACATAATGATGCGCGCATCCGATCCACCGAGGGACGTCATGCGGGCAGCGCGGGCCTCATCGCTCATGCCGAGGTGGCGGGTACGACGTAGAAACTGCATCTCACTTCTCCTGTTCAGCGGTATTCCCGCCAGATGGCTTTCTCGCCGAGGGTCTCGACGAAGGCCGCGTGCAGCCGCCGCTCCTCGTCGGTCAGCCTGGACGGCAGAGGAACGGGCCGCTGGCGCGCAGCGGGTAGGTTGTCGATGGTGACTTCTTCCTTCTCGCCGAGCAGCGAGAGGCCATATTGGCGGCCACCGCGCAGCTCGACGTAGACTTCGCTCAGCAGCTCGGCGTCGAGGAGGGCGCCGTGCAGCTTTCTCCTGCTGGTATCGATGTTGAAGGCCGAGCAGAGACCGTCGAGGGTGTGACGGCCACGCGGACGCTTCGCCTTCGCCAGCTCCAGGGTGTCGACGATTTCGTTCTGGAGCGGCGGCATATCGAGCCGGTCCAGTTCGTCGTTGATCATCCCGAGATCGAAGGGAGCGTTGTGCGCCACCAGCCGCGCATCACCGATGAAGGCGAGGAACTGGTTGACCACCCGCTTGAACGTCGGCTTCGTCTTCAGAAACTCATTGCTGAGCCCATGGACGGCGAACGCCTCCCTGTGAACCGGATGCGTGGGGTTGACGTACTTGTGGAACGTCTTCCCCGTCGGCAGCCAGTTGTTGATCTCGACGCAGCCGATTTCCACGATGCGGTCGACCTTGCGCTCGATGCCCGTGGTTTCGGTGTCGATGATGATCTCTCTCAAAACGATCTCCGGGTGATCGGGTCGATTCCGTCGTCACGAAGTTGGGCGAACACCTGGTCCCGCAGCCGATCGGCAAGCGTCTGCGACGAGTCCAGGAGGGCTGAGATCGACAGCTCCACCTGCTCGGGGGAGCCGACGATGAACGACGCCTCCAGCCGGCAGAGACATGCCTCGTGGACACGTCTCGCCGCCTGAAACCTGAGGAAGGCGTCGGTGACCTCCGGGCTACGCGGCATTGGTGGGCGCGTGGACGACTGGCAGGCCACGTCCGATGCTCGGGCGAGCGAGATCGGGGTGGTCCTGCATCCATTTCTGAACGAACCAGAGCTGACCGCAGCCGCCGCCGATCGTGTCCTGACCGGCCGGATCGAACACGCGGACGTCGTAGCCGCGCTCGACCAGCTTGAGGCTGAAGTCAGACGCCAGCTCGCGCTGGTGATCATTGGTCGCCGGCATGCCTTCGGAGCGCTCGCATACGACGCTGACGGTCGCGTTCCAGACGTGCGGGTCGAACAGAGCGCGCAGGCGGTCCGCGTCCTCGATCGAGGAGTTGCCGTCGTGGGCGCAGTAGTTGAAGAACGGGTTGCGACCAGTGACCTCGTGCCAGACGGCGCCCTCGGCGGCGATCTGAGCCAGGGTCAGCTTCTTCTTGAACGGGACCAGGAAGTCCCGTGCAGCGTCGGTCGACTCGTGGACCGAGAACTGCAGGCCGATGGTCGGGATCTCCATCGAGATCTCGCGGACCACCTCGTAGTTGATGATCGGCGCCGAGGTCGAGATCAGGAGCGCTGCGTTGGGATACATCCGGTACAGCTGGCGCAGCGCCGGCACCAGACCCTTCAGGTTCAGCAGCGGTTCGCCCATCGACATGAACATGATCTGCAGGCGCTTCATCTCGGACGCCTGGATGCCGGTCTGCTCGATCGAGTGCTCGACCTGGGCGATGATCTCGTCGGTCGACAGAGACCGCACGAAGTTGTCGCCGGCACCGCAGAAGCGGCAGCCTACCGGGCAGCCCGACTGAGTGGAGCAGCAGATCACGGAGCGGGTGGCATAGTCCGGGTACTTGTAGAGAACGGCCTCCGCGACAGCAGTGCCGTTGTCGAACACGAACTTGGCGACGTTCTGCGCGGCGTCGTCGATCCGCTTTACGTTGGTCCAGGCAGGTCTCACGCGAGAAGTTCCTTGAAGCTGATGCCGTCCGAGGGGACGATGCAAAGGTCTTTCTTCAGGCCGGTCAGGATGAAGCCAACCGTCCGGGTTCTGACGTCGTAGGCAACCTGCCGACCCCGAGACTTCCGGGTCGGGCAGTAATGGTGAGCGACCAACTCGTCGTCGCCGCCGCGTGCGAGTGCGATGGCTGCCTTGGTGAGGCGGTCGGGAAGGCGGGCGGCGTTGCACCAGCGCATCCAGGTGAGGATGCCGAGGGCGCGATCGACGTCGTCTCGCTGAGGAGCGGTCTTCGTCTTGCCGTCGAAGGGCTTCATGGAGCTGAGGAGTCGAATGCGTTCGATCTCGAACAGCTCGGCGCGGGACATGCCGATCATGTTCCAGCCGCCGGAGCGCTGGCCCGATGTCAGCCAGCGACGTTCCTGGTCAGGCGCCTTGTCGATGACCTCAACGGCCTCGACGAGCAGCTGCCAGACGACATCGCTGTGCCGCGCTTTCTCGCCCTTCAGGGCCCACGCCAGCTCGCCACCATGGACGAGCCAGCTGAGCGCCTGGATGCGAGCCTCAAGCGGGGACGAGTTGGTCATTCGCCACCGCGGCGTTGCCGTACATCTGCCGGCGTCGCGTTGCCCGGTACTCGTAGCAGCCGTAGTGGACACGCTTCTGCGAGAGCAGGATCTGCCCTTCGCCGGCATCCTTGTGGATGCGGTCAGCGATGATGTTGAGCTGCGCGATGTTCATGCGCTCGACGGTGCGCAGGACATCGGACTCCGGGATCTCGACCTGGCGGTCGATCTGGAGGTGACCGGTCCAGTAGACGAGGACGTCGCCGGCAGCCGCCTGCTTCAGCCAGTCGTAGTAGTCGGACAGGGCGCCCGGTGAGATGTCGAGAACTGTGGTTTCGGTGTCGGACATCACGCCCCCACCTTGTTCTGGACGAGGGCCGTGTACATGCCGACGATGTAGACCATGTTGTCGATGACGCCGCCGAGGTGATCGACCGCCTGACGGTTCTCCTCGCGCTCGATCGCAGCCAGCTCGTCTTCGCTGATCACGTCGTCGTCGAAGTCATCGTCATCGTCGAAGTTGTCGTCGAACGGGTTGTACGGCGGCTCGGCCGCGCCGGAGCCATCGTCGAAGTCGTCATCGTTCATCGCCTGGATGATCACGATGGCGTCGGGTTCGTCCTCGAGTCCGAGGCACGGGCCGCCGGCCGGGCAGTTGCAGTCAGCGATCTGGATGCCGCCGCGGGCAGCCAGCTCGTCGGCGAGAAAGGGGAGCACGGTGGTGAAGAACGGATCTCTCATGGAACCTCGGTTTGCATTCAAGCAAATGGTGTGACGTGAAAAGGGGCGCCCTGGCACGCACGAACCAAACAGGGCGCCCCTCGATTTTCCCCGCTCAACGGGGAAGCTCAGGTCTTAGAACGGGATGTCATCATCCATGTTGTCGTTGCCGCGCGCCGGAGCGGAGGAGCGGCTGCCGTTGCCACCTCGGGTGCCGCCACGGTCGTCGTTGCGGCCACCGCGATCATCGTCACGGTTGCGGCTCGACGAACCGCGGTCGTCACGACCACGATCATCGCGTCCGCGATCGTCACGGCTCGACGAGCGTCCACCGCGATCGTCACGGTCATTGCCACGGTCGTCGTTGTCGCGGCTGCCACCGCCGCCGTTGCCGTCGCGCTCCCAGATCTTCTGGAAGGCCTCGGACTGCGCGAACTGTGGGACCACGATCTCGGTCGAGTAGCGGTCAGCGCCGCTCTGGTCCTGCCACTTGCGGGTCTGCAGCTTGCCTTCCAGGTAGACCTGGTCGCCCTTGGCCAGGTTCTTGTCGATGAACTTGATGGTGTGCTCGTTGAAGACGACGACGTTGTGCCACTCCGTCTTCTCCTTCATCTCGCCGTCGCGCTTGTCCTTCCAGCGCTCCGACGTCGCGACGCTGAGGTTCGCGACCTCGTTGCCGTTCTGCATGCGGCGGATCTCGGGGTCCTTCCCGAGACGGCCCAGCAGGGTCACTTTGTTAACTGACATGTCGTCGTCTCCTTTTCTGCGTTTGCATTACCATTCCGTTTGCATTCATGCAAGCGGGAAATCAAAAATCTAACTTCGTGAAGAGGCCGGTCTTCTCGTTGAAGCCGACGTCGACCGAGCCCGTGTTGCCGGCGATGCGCTTGAGACGCACCTTCGGGATGAAGATGGTTCGTTCGTTCGGAGCCTCGTCCGGCCGCATAGCGTGGACCACGATGCCGAGGTCCGGCTTGTTCGCCCAGTGTGCGGAGTCCGAGATGTTGTAGAGCCCAGGGACCATCTTTCCCTCCAGCTTGGTCGGGTGCGCTACAACGCAGGTCGCGCAACCGAACCGATTGCCGAACCGCTTCATTTTCTTGATCGCCTTGCCGACGTACTCGGTCAGCGACAGCGAGTTGGGCCGATTGTGCTCCAGTTCGTTCCAAGGGTCGATCATCAGCATCTTCACGCCGTAGCGGAAGACGGCTGCTGCTGCCTTGTCGAGCACGAAGTCCAGATCGACCTCGGTGTCGTCGTTCTCGTCGTAGTCGATGAAGTAGAAGTAGCGCTCGACGAATGCCTCGGCTCTCTTCCGGTCCTCATGCGACCACGCAGCACGTTCCTTTTCGAGGAACGCGGTCATCAGTTCGTTGGCCAGGAACGGCTTCACCGACTTTTCGCCGGAGAACATCGCGATCGGCCACTTGTGTCTCATGGCCAGCCGCACCGCGACCTGGTTCATGAAGGTCGACTTGCCGACGTTGGGGATACCGGTGCAGACGATGAACTGTCCCTGGTAGAACTTCATCTTCTCGTCCAGCTCTTTCGAGATGCCGGCCTCGACCATCTCGGGGATCGCGATCTCCGGATAGTCGGACAGCTTGAAGAGACCCTTGACGGGCCACTCCTTGGCGTTCTCGATCAGCTCGCGCACCTTCTCCGCGCCGAGGTACTTCTTGACCTCGTTCAGATCCTTGCACGCTCGCAGCTCTCCGGTCTTCTTGTCGGGCACCACCTCGTCTTCGGGATACTGGATCCAGAAGCACTTCGCCGGACCGATGCGTCTGACCAGCTCCTTCGCCAGCCGGCGGCCGGGCTCGTCGGCATCCGTCGCGATGATGTGGTACTTCACCGCCATGATCCGCTGCATGTGGCGCACCATGAACGAGAACTTGTCGTCGTCCTCGGGGTCGACATCCTTGGCGTCGTCCGGAACGTCGATCAGGTTGCCGTTCTTGTCGCGGGCAGGGGGCGCCCCATCGGGGACGGAGATGATCGTCTCGTAGCCGGACTCCTTGCCGGCCTGGACGTCGAACTCACCCTCGACCCAGATCAGCGAGTCCGTGCCGACCTCCAGTCTCGCCATCGTCTCCTCGTTGAGGAGGACGTCGGCGTTGTAGAGCGTCTTGACGGCGCCCTTCTTCTGCATGAACCGGCGCTCGCCATCCTGCGCCCACCGGTATTTGCAGTTCACTTCGATCCCGTGCTCCAGGTACGGGAAGCAGAGGACGTTTCCGCGCTCATCCGGCAGAACGACGAGGTTGTCCTGCGAATCTCGCGAGAGACGCCCGCTGTAGGTCCCCATATCCACCGCCATTTCGCTGGTGAGGCCTCTGTCCTCGATCCCTCTGGCGTGCTTCTCGCTTAGCATTCTCGTAGCTGCTCCATGTGCAGTGATGACAGTTCCAAACCACGCCTGAGGCGTCGATCTTGACGCTCAGGCATTTGAGTTTCTTGTGAGCCCCCTTCCGCTTGTGGGAGCAGTTCGGGCAGATGGCGTACTGGGTGCCCATCTTCAGGGATCGGACCTTGATGCCGTTCTCCTGCAGCGCCTTCTCGACATCGACCCCGGCCATCAGATCGCCATCCCCGGGCGACCTCGCGGACGAGCTGGCGCGCTCTCGGTTTCCCAGCGCGCCTTGTTGAGCCAGACGCTGGCCGCCGCGATGAAGCGCTCGTTGTTCGGGTCGTCCTTGACCTGAGCGTTCATGCGTTCGGCGTAGTGACGGAGGCCGGCCATCAGGTCGATGAACTCGACCTCGTCATCGTTGTGGATCTTGTCGAGCTTGACCCAGGCGTCCTTCCGGCTGTCGCCGCGCTTCTTCGGGTAGAGCTTCCAGAATTGCTCCCGATAGTCCTCGGGCCAGGGCGCAGTCTTGCGCGCCTTCTTCCGGTTAGCTTTGGGTTCTCCTGATGGGTTCAGTGTGGGTTCATCTGATAGGTTAGGCGGCACGTCATGCCGGTGGTCACCGGCACCAGATTCCTCACCCAGCGGCACGTCGTTCCGGTCCCCACCGGAATCTGATGCCTCTGCCTGCGGCATTTCCTGCCGCGGCACGTCGTTCCGGTCCTTGTCGTTGTCGTTTGCTGCAGTTTTCCTGGCGCTACCACCGGAACGAGATGCCGGTGGTTCTTCCGACGAGCCAGCAGCGGGCTCAGTCATGTTCAGGTAGATCATGTCCGTGGTATCGCGGCGCTTGACGCGGCGGATCAGGTTCATGTCTTCGAGGTCGGTCATAGCGTTGCGGACAGCGCGCACGCACGCCTCAACCTCGTCGGCGATCCGCTGCTGCGATGGCCAGCACGCACCATCGGCATCGTTCGCTCTGTTGGCGATCGACATCAGCACTGCCTTGCGGAGCGTGCTGCCAGTCTTGATCTTTCTCGCCCAGGATTGCGCGTCGAAGCTCATTCGTTAGTTCCCTTGGATTTGACCCGCTTAGCGGGATCGTGTATTTGCACGAATGCAAATAAAAATGCAAGCCACGACATTTCGTGCCTGCTCAACTCGAGTCACACACCAGAATGGGTTCCATCCTCGTCGCCGGCCTTGATCCGGCCTTCGCCAATTTCGGCATCGCCAGAATGAGCCTCGACCTCGACAGCCTGGAACTATCGCTGGAGGCCGTCAGGACGCTCACCACGCGGGCGATCGACAAGGCCGCTCGGAAGGTGGTCCGGAAGAACAGCGACGATCTGCGTCGCGCCAAGGAGCTGCACGATGGCTTCCACGAAGCCATCGCCGGCTGCAAAGTAGCGTTCGGCGAGATCCCGACAGGAACTCAGGGGCAGCGCGCCGCCTTAGGCTTCGGCGTTGCTCTCGGCGTACTGGCGTCGTGCCCGATCCCGATCATCCAGGTGATGCCGGTCGAGACCAAGATGGCCAGCGTTGGCGACCCCAAGGCCGAGAAGCCGGCGATCATCGCCTGGGCCGCGGAGCGCTATCCCCAGGTCGACTGGAAGCGATATCACGAAAACGTGATGTTCCGCGGGAAGCAAACCCGGAGCGCCGGAGATTTGCACGAAGACAATGAACATGCGGCAGATGCGACCGCAGCGTGCCACGCGGGAATCAAAACGGAACAATTCAAGCAACTGATGGCGCTGTGGAAAGCGGTAGGATTTGCCGGTCACTAAGAAAGCGTTTACCTCTCAAACATTTGACAGGCTGTTCCCGGCCGCAGTCCAGATCGGGAACAAAAAATCGTTTGCAATCGTGCGAAACCGGCATTAGAGGTTCGCATTAGCATCCGTGCAAACGGAAGGGACCATTAGTGTTTTGCATTCGGAATCATTCTAGATCTGTGGATTCGCGCTGACGAGTCAGCGCTGACTGTCATTCGTTAACGGTTTGCACTGCGAAAACATGATACTGGAGGACCGCAAAGTGTCTGAAGCGGTATTAGAAATGAAAACCCCGAAGAAGATCGTGATCGAGTGGATCGATCACATCCTCGACCGGAAGAAATGGGACGGAACACGTCTCGCGCGTGAAGCAAAGCTCGCGCCTTCCACGATATTGCGCCTACTCAACGATCCTGAACATCCCTTTATCCCGACGCTGAAGACCCTGCAGAAGATCGCCGAGGCCTCTGGCTATCCGATCCCCCGCAAGGTGACAGAAGCTCTCGGCGCTCCGAAGATGGAAGCGGCGGAGAACGGCGAGGAGGAGGCCAGTAGCGGGAACGGCGAGTCTCGTCGGTCGCGTCTACGGACGTTCCAGGTCGAGCTTCGTCACGTGTCGTCGCTGCCTGCGTCGCTGCAGGCCGCTGCGACATCGTCCCGGCGAGAGGGAACGTATGTTCCGGCGCCCGCACAGCTTGCTGACGACGAGACTGCGTTCGCATTCTACATGCCGGACGATAGTTTCGAGCCGTGGGTGAAGTCTGGAACTCTGATGTACGCTACCAAGCGCAGGGATCCGGTGCGGAACGATGTTCTGGTCGTGACCGACAAGAACGAGCGCACCAAGGTGCGTCTGCTCCTCGGCATCGACGAGGACGGTCTTCGCATGCTGAAGCAGATCGGCAGCGAAGAGGAGGAGCGGGTGCAGTTCGACGATATCAAGGATATCGCCATCCTCCTCGGCTTGATCAAGACGATCTAAGGGCAGGGGCCTCAGCCCCCGCCCTCGACATCGAATGTCTTCTCGATAGCTGCGACCAGAGCATCAATGCGTGGCACCGATGCCGTCAGGTCGTAGATGTCAAGGCCGTTCCGAAGTTCCGTCAGTCGCTTGAGCCAGGCCTCGTCGTTTGCGACCTTCTGGACGTTGACGATGCTCTCCCACTTTTCCTGGTTGATGGAGAGCGTCACCTTCTCGATCTCGAAGTCCAGGAAGTCGATGAACTCCTTGATCGGGATCGCGACCTTGTCCATTGCCGGCTCGATGATCAGCATCTGCTGACATATCTCCTCCAGCATTCCGTGGAGGCGGCTCTGGAATCGAGCGTTGATCGGCTGCGGTCGCACAGCCGGCTCGACAGTCCTAGTTTGCTTTTTGCCCATTTGCTGGAGCACCTTTCTTCAAGGCTTTCATGCGAACGTTTGTCTCGATCGCCTTGAGATCCTCTTTGGTCGCTCGCCATGGCTTCAGGCCGCGATCGAGTGCAGCCAGAGCCAGGGCGATCGCCTTGGTGGCGCCGCGCAATTCGTATTTGCTGATTGCCTGAGGGGTCAGACCGAGCCACTCGCCCAGCTTCGCGTGGGTCAAGTTCCGAGATAGTCTCCAGGCGCGGATCTCCGTGCCAGAGAGGAATTTTTCGGATGCAGCTCGGCTTCCTGTTGGCATGGTTTTGCTTCCCAATGCACACAAAAACGAACTGCATTTGCGCAGTCGTGACCCGGTGCTCGTTGCACCTTTTTCCCAGGAAGTGCAAATATTAATGCGGCGTCAATTCGGCAAGGCAGCCCTGCCGATTCTTAATCACGCCGCATTTGAGATTGGCGCAGCAATGATCCTGGCCGGATGTCCCAGCTTCCATTGCTCTTGAACCACCAGCAGGGCAGACGCTCGCGCTGTCGGCTCACACACGACCTTCCACTTCGGCGGTTTGTCGGTGCGTATGAACGCCACGACCACCACCAGCGGTTCGGCCTTTTTCTGATTCCGCTGTTTCATGTCTCCTCTTCTATATGGCCTCCAGGAATTTCTCAATCGGACCGTCCAGCTCGTCGAAGGCGTTAACGATCGAGCGGTCCCGCTTGTCATCGACCCAGATCACGATCGTTACGACGACGCCCTGGTCGTTCGAATACCGCTCGATCTGGTCGACGACGCCGTCCGTCCCAGGCGGCATCGTTTGCTCGATGTCATCGTGGTCTGCTCCCTTCGTCTCGATGAGCGTTTTGATCTTCTGGCCCCGCGTCAGGCCGCGCCACTGCGACAGCAGCTCAGCCATAGACGATCTCGCCGAGCACGCAGGCCTGCAGGAAGACGTCCGCCGTCTCGGCATCGCCGGTCTCTTCGATGATCTCGGCGACGCGATGGGGATGGTTCTTCATCAGCCACGCCAGGCCAGCCTTCACCTTGTCCGGTGTGAAGCTGTGCTTAACGCTGTCCTCGTCGGCCAGCACCTCGATCTCGAAGTCACCGTCCCAGACCTTCGGGTCGGAATACCACGGGCCCTCGGTCGCCCGCTCTTTGCCCTTCTTCGAGTCGAAGCGTTCGAGCCAGTGGTTGGAGCCGCCTTCCAGAGCTGTGACGATCTGGTCGGCGAGCTGCTGCGCCGTAAGGGCCGGCGCCTCGATGGTGGTCGCTGTCATGATGAAATCCTCTTGATGTAAGCCATGTCGATTTCCCCGACACGTCGGGGCGTCCTGGCGCGCACCGATGCGAGCCAGTCCTGTTTGGTGGGGATCTCCTTGACCTTGCGGACCGGAGCGCACTGCTCGCCGACCGCAACGTCGGATCTTCTGTGCCAGTGCCTGGTCAGGCCGAAGCAGAAGCAGCAGTTCTCCGCGGGTTCGGGAAAACTGCTGCCATCGTGGACGATGGTGATCGGCATCACGTCACTTCTTCGGCGGTCATTTCGTGGATCTCGGGATCCTCGCACTGGTCGTTGCACTGGTGGCAGAGCGAGACGAAATTGTTCTCGCTCTTCTCGGCCATGGCGATGGCTTCCTCCTTGGAGTTGGCCCAGAACCGACCCATGAACTTGCTGGCTGTGACGGTGCCGAACACGCTGTACTGCTTCATGGCTGGTCCTGGTCTCCATATCCGTCCTGGGTGCGATCGATCCGCCGATATTCTCGGGCGGTCTTCTGCACTCGGTGGTCCCGGCGGTTGGTCCGGATCACGGTCTCGATGTCGTCATCGTCGTAATCGCGGTCGAGAAGGGTGATGATGTTGAACATCAGGCAACCTCCAAACTCCGGTTGAAGTTGTTCTTGCCGGCGCCGTGGATGGCGATGGTGATGTCGGCGTTCGCCTTGGTCCGGTTGCCGCCGCACAGCATGCAGGATGCGCACTGCACGGCCTTGCCCATCTCCGCCGATGCAGGGCAGTGGCCCTCGCCAGCGAGCTTCGGATCGGACTTGCCGCGGACACGGTAGGTGCGGAAGCCGAGAGCCTTGGCGAGCACGCGATCGACCTCGGTGTCACAGGACGCCATGCAGAAGTCCGCCAGCTCGGGGATCTCGCGCCACATGTGCGTGTAGCCGGTGAGGTCAGCGACCTGGCTCAGCGCCGTCTTCCAGACCTTGATCGGCACGGCTCCAGGATCACCGTAGGCGCCGACGCGGACCACCTTGCGGGCGAGGAGCTTCCTGGCCTTGGCCAGCGGCACCTCGGGATACTTTCCGCGTGTGTAGGCATCCCAGACCACGCGAGGGCCACGCATCAAGGTGACGTAGCAGGAGCGGCCGACGTTGGTCAGCAGACCCGTCTTGTGGTCCTTGATGACCGTGCCGCGATGCGGGCAGTTGCCGCAGATCGAGATGTCGTCGCCGGTCTGCACGGCCTTCATTGGGTTGATGCCGTCGCGCAGGATGTAGATCTGAACCATCGGTCCAGTCTTCGAATTGGAACCACCGTCCTCGAGTCCGGTGGCAATGCAAATAATCTGCTGGCCGTCGATCACTGACGGGCCGCGGTACAGGACAACGCCGTTCACGGGTCTCTCCTTTGCATTCATGCAACTAACAGGTCATGGTTGGGCTTGGTCAGGGCCAGCTCGCGCTCAGCCCTCACCAGTTGCCGGCTGAGGATTTGGATTTGCTTTTTCTTGCGAGCCTTGAAGTCGCGGAGGGCATCAGCCTCGGTCTCCGCAAACCTCTTCTTGTACGCAGTGAGCCGGACGAACTCACCGCAACAGTAGGCGCCCTTCGGCGTCCGGCGATCGACGTGGTACCACCGCATCTCCAGGCGGGGAGCGGTGACGCCGTACTCTTCGCGATCGGCGTCGATCACGTAGGAGTAGCTCTTCGCCTCGCAGCGCCAGAGGACATCGACGCCCTCTGGCACCGGGCCATGCGGATGGTGCAGCTTCATGGTCAGTCGACGCGACCGTCCTGATGGAAGTCGGTCACGACCGGGAAGCGGAGCATCCCGTCCGGCGTGAAGCCGAAGTGACGCACCGTTCCCACCTTCGGAGTCTTGCCGGCGCGGCACTGAGCCAGCAGCTCGGCCGCGAACTCCTGGGTGCCTCGCATGCCTGAGCCGCATTCCTGGCCATCCGGCATCTGGAGGACGACGCGCTTGGCGACGCCAGACCAGTTGCCTTCGCCTTCCTCGACGCGGAGGATCGGGAACTCCTCGGTCACGAAACGCTTCCGCTTCATGAGCGACCAGGGCCTGCTGTCGTACTGATATGGCTCGTTGAAGCGAACCATCTGGCCTTCGTAGCCCAGCTCCACAGCCTCGACCTCGGCGGCGTCCAGTTCCTCCAGGTTGCCAACCTTGGTGGTCGGAACGTAGATCAGCTGCGGATGACCGATCTTGGCGAGCAGCTCCTTCAGCTTCTCCGTGCGCTCGGCGAACGGCGCCGGGCTCGGAAGGTCGTAGATGTGGTACTGGATCAGCTCGGCGGCACGAGATGCCTGCTCTGGCGTGGCCTTCTGCTTGCGGATGATCGAGGTGAGGCTGCTGAACGCATCCTTGTAGAGGTGATTGTACAGCTCTCCGTCGAACTCGATGCCGTCCTCGGCTGCGAACAGCGGCTCAAGCGCCGCCATCAGGTGTCCGCAGTTGTAGTGTGGCTGATACTCGCGGGAGGTCGCGCCCCACTTCCTGGTCATCATGGCGCGGATGCCGTCGAGCTTCGGCTGCGACCAGACGCCGTCAGCGTAGGGGACATCCTTCTTGAAGTCGTCCCAGGTCTCGGCGAGCATCGGGCCGTTCGGCACGAACTCGAGTTCCGGGATCGTGCGGCGATACTCGCGCTTCAGCTTCTTGGCTTCTTCAGCCGAGGCCTCCAGCGCTGCCTGCTGCTCCGGTGTCGTGGCGTTGGCCTTGCCGACGTTCTTCGGCTTGGCTGTCTTCCACTTGCTCTCGACCATCTTGCCGCCGTGGATGCCGGCGATGACGCGATAGTCCGCGCCGTTGACCTCGACCTGCCAGCTGCGGATCTTACCGTCCGAGCCACGCTTGAAAATCTGTTCGGTGATCATGATGCTTCCTTGATAGAAAGGGGCGAAGTGGCGGCCCTTAGGCCGCCTTTGTCGCTGCTACGGTTTGCTTGTTGTCGTTGGCCGGCGGCACCTTCACCTTCGGCAACGGCGGATAGAGATCGATCAGCTCTTCCATGGCGCGGGTGGCTGCCACGTACTGCAGATTGACCTCCTGCTCCTTCTCCCAGGGCATGCTGGCGTACTTCGATGGGCAGGTGTTCAGCCGATCGAGCCAGTAGACGCGCTTCCATTCCCGGCCTTTCGACCGGTGGATGGTGCAGAGGGTGAGGATGCCCTTCACGTCGTCGGCGAAGATGTTGTCGATGTAGGCCGTGACCGCGGCGATCGAGTCCTGCTTGTCGTCGCGGCATGCATCCATGACGACCTTCAGCGTCTTAACCTTGTCCTCGGCCTCCTGGACCTTCGACATCTTCTTCTTCGGCAGCCAGCGCTCCTTCTCCTTCTCCAGCCAGTCCTCCAGCTTGTCCTCCAGCTCCGGGATGGTGCTGATCGACTTCCAGCGGGTGGCCAGCTTCTTGAGCGAGTTGCCGATGTCCCGGCCTTCGATGCGGCAGGGGATCTTCTCGCGGATCAGGGCGAACGCGGCAGTCACTAGCGGCCGGGTGTTGCGGCAGATGATCGCCGCATCGCCGTTCAGCCGATCGCGGACGGTGATCATCTTCTCGAACGTCTCGGAGCTGATCTTGCCCTCGGGCGCCGAGGGGTGAGCCTCGATGTGGTTCACCCAGGTCTGAGCGAACTTCACCACGTTCTTCGGGCAACGATAGGTGACCGTGAGCGGCATCACCTTGGCGCCGAACTCCTGCTGGATGATGTCGAGGCTGTCGTTGTCGGCGCCCGTGAAGCCGAAGATAGCCTGGTGAGGATCTCCGACAGCGATGACGCGGCCGATACCGGGCTTCATCAGCGCCTTCACCAGCAGTCGGCGGACCGTGTTGGTGTCCTGCGCCTCATCGATCCAGACATTCTCGAACTGCCAGAACTTGATCTTGTAGAGCAGGGGCAGGTAGATCATGTCGTTGAAGTCGATGACGTCCGGGTTCTTGTTCGACTCCTTGAGCAGCAGGATCGCCAGGTCGATGATGTCCGATGCCTTCTTCTGCAGAGGCTCTTCGTCGAACAGGTCGAAGTGCTCGGCGATATCCTCCCAGATCGAGGTATCGTCGATGTGGCCCTGGCCCTCGATGCCGAGGCCGCTCTGCTTGGCGAAGGCGACGAGCTGACAGGCGACCGAGACGTGAGGAACGAGCGAAGGCTCGATCTTGGCGTTTTCCACCCAGTCAGCGCTGATGCGTCCGACCTTCTCGTCGTCGATACGGACCTTCGGGAACGTCTTGCGGTAGTTGCGCAGGGCGATGGCGTGACAGGTCGAGGACTCGGCCTTCTTCCAGTCGATGCCGAGCTGCTCCAGCTTGCCCTTCATCTCCTTGGAGATCTTGGCGCCGAATGACAGGATGATGCTGCTGCCGCGCATCTCGCCGACCGTGCGGACGATGGTGGTCGATTTGCCGGCGCCGGCCACTGCCATCACGATGATCGAGCCGGTGCCGTTCCAGGCTTCTTGCTGGACAGCCGCTTGCTGCGGGGAGGGGACGTACATGGTTCACCTTTCGGAATTGGGTCTGGTCAGGGTTATCAGTGCATTTGCATTCAAGCAAACGATATTTGCAAAAAATGCAAATCACCGCTTCTTGCGGGGCTTCCTCGTGCGGGACAGTTCCCGAGCCTTCCGGATCAGGGCGTAGAGAGCCGATGCATCGCTGCACAGGCGTTCGTCGTCGAGATCGGCCATGATGTCTTCGGCGTGCTCGGCGTTCCGCGCCTTGTCGGTCGGCGTGTCCATCCTGGAGAGCTGGGAGAGGATCTCGCAGGCGCCTTCGACGAACTTGCGAGCCCGATCGTGCTTGGCGTCGTAGCCGCGGCCATCGATCGATGCGTCCAGGCCGTCGAGGTAGGTGGTGATCATCGGGTGGAGAGCCATCACGCAGCCTCCTTGCCGGCATCGACTTCCGCGACGCGCAGCTCCTTCAGGCCCTCGACGACGCGCGTCGCATCCACCTCGTTGTAGACCTTGCAGATGTATCGCTTGTCGTCGAAGATCAGCCAGCCTTCACCGTGGAAGTTCGACATCTTGAAGGTGCGCGGATTTTCCCGCCAGAACACGGCCTTGACCTCGGCGGTCAGATGGCGCGGCTGGATCGATCCGTAGGCGTGCTGGTCGATCAGGTTCTTGGCCTTCAGGCTGTTGAGCGAGTTGACCTCGCCCTCGCGGAGCCAGACGTAGTTGGTGGCATGGAGCGTCAGCACCTTGGCGACGATCTGCTCCTGCAGCTTGGTAAGGGTCTTAGGCATCGGTCATCTCCTTCGCGCACTCGGCGCAATAAAACTCGCTTTCGCCGAGGGTCGTCTTGACCTCGATCGCCTTGTCGGTGTCTGCCTCGCAGCACTCGCAGATCTTGGTCAGAGCGGTGCCGGCGAAGCTCGCCCAGCTCCAGCCCAGGACGTAGGCGCCGTTGTCATCGCCCTCGGACACGATCGCGCCGTCGATCTCAAACTCTCCGTCGTCGCCGACGCCGGCCATGTCCGCGATTTTCTTGTCACGCTCCGACGCGCGGTCGTAGAAGAACTGGAGCACGTCGCCGATCTCCAGACCGGGAATACCCGCCAGCGCGACCTGCTTCGGATCGATCGACTTCTCGTTGGTTTTTTTGGCCATGGGTCACCTCAGGTAAGCAGGGCCGTACGGACCCATCTTCGCGAGACCGTTGTGCTCGTCGAAGACGTTGCCGCGGGCGTGCTTCGCCGGCCGCGCCCAGCTCTCGGCCTTCAGCACGTCGCCGGTCGCCTTATCAATGAAGCAGTGAACGCCGCTCCCATTCACGATCCGAAATCGCTTCTGCAGCTCCTCCAGCTTCCACTCCGGCGCGGGGTTGCGCGGATAGTTCGCCTGCCGGTGAGCCTCGGCGATGCGCTTGCAACCTTCGAAGAAGGTCTGGATTGCTTGTTGCAAGTCGGGCAAGTTCGTTACTCCTCAATTCCTTGGCGATGTCCCGCAGCTTCTGGCGGATGACCTTCGCGGTGCATTCGATCTTCATGGGTTTGCGGTGCATCCACCCGTCCAGGCGCCAGGACTCGCGGCACCCCTTGCAGTGCCACTTCGCTTCCTGGATGAGCGGGTCCACCCTCGGGTCACGCGGCATCGGCCGCGTCCCGGATGATCTCGACGATCGACGTGTTGGCGACGAAGCCGAAGTAGTCCTCGTCGTTGTCGACCGGCTCGACGTAGACGCGCTTGTCCACGTCGGTGTTGTCGACTTCGCCCACGGTGTAGATGCCGTCAGGCGCATCCTCGTCTCCTTCGACGCGGACCCGATCTCCCGGCGTCACCGCCAACACCTTCGCGGCGTCTGGCTCGGCACAGGCCTTGTAGAGCCAGGCCTGCGGCAGTTGCTCTCCGTCCAGGTACAGACCATCCTCGGTGAGGGTGGCTGCGCCGCCGGAGTGCTCCTCAACCGCCACTCGCACGTCGGCCAGCCGGACGATCTCGTCGGAGTCGTCAGAGCCTGAGGTCAACAGATCTTTGACCTTTCCGAAGTGTGTGTGGTCCGCTGCCAGGGTCCACGGACGGCCCCTGGCAATGAACGTGATTGAGGTGTCGGTGATGACGCTCGGGATCATTGGATCGCTCCGTCTCAGGCTGCTTCCGCCAGCGGGTCGATCTCGTCGTCGACCGGCTCGGCGTTCTGGTTGTTGTCGTTCAGCGCCAGCGCAGCCCTCGCCATTTCCGCCTGCTGTTGCAGGAGCTGCTGCTCTGCATGCAGGAGGTCACAGTAGTGCTTGAGCTGGCGCTGGGTTTGGGCAGCGTCCGTGCGGTTCGAGTACGAGTAGTACGGGTTCGGCTCGATGATCAGCTTGAGCAGCGCGTACTTCGAGCACAGCTCGCGGTAGCGCCGTTCCATCGCCGTGATCGGGCACTGCACCTCCGGCTTGTCGATTTCGATACCGAGCCGGGACAGGGCGGAGTGCGCCTTGTCGGTCGGGGTATCGACGGTCGAGTTGCCCCGGAGAGCGGTGCCGAGCGCCGTCAGCTCGGTCTTGAACAGCAGCAGGTCGCCCGGCGCATTAGCGAACGTCGCCGGCGTCATGCCGACGATGCCCCTCAGAGCCGAGTCGAGATCGTTGAAGGACTTCTGGTGCAGTCCGGTGAACGTCGAGACGTCGATCTTGGCCTGCAGATCGGGGATCAGGTCATCTCCGAACAGCGTCCAGTTGTCGCCGAGCGCAGCGTGATCCTCGCTCTGGATCAGGATCGTGGTGCCTTCCTCGACCAGACCCAGCTCGAAGGAGGCCGAGATGACTTCCTTCATCACGCTGAGCGAGACGCTGTTCTGCTCGGTCGAGACCTTGACGTACTCGTTACCGCGGCGCCGGCTGTAGAGGCCGTTGCTGACGCGCTGCAGGTAGAAGCCGCCCTCGGCCAGGTCGACGTCCTCCTGCGACACGAGGACGCCACCACCCTCGGTGACCACCATCACCCTGCGGCGACGGACGGTCTTGCCACGGGTCCGCTTGCTCGCCGGCACCTTGAAGGTGTCCAGCTCGACGACCTCGGGATCGCCGAGGGCATTGAGCACTTCCTCGCGGAAGGCCCGCTTGCAGCGGATCCAGAGCACTTTCTGGCCGACCAACTGCGCCATCTGGAAGCGCGAGTAGGAGTAGCTGGGGTTGTGCTCGATGACGATTTTGGCGTCGCGGCACCAGCTCATCCGGACCGTGGTGTCTTCGAACTTGTCGAAGTGAACCCAGCCATCGGCCAGCATCCCGGTCTTGCAGTTGATCTTCGGAACGGTCGACGACAGCGTCTTGCCGCGCCACTTCACAACCTCCCGCAGCTTCTCGGTGCGAGAGACGCCGAGAGACTGGGTTGCTTCCTCGAACAGCTCGACGGCACCGATCAGGTCTTCAGCCGTGTCGACGGCGGTCTGACAGTTTCGGATGAAGTTCTGCTCATACTCCTCGGTCAAGCGAGCCAGGGTCGCCTTGGTGTTGTCGTCATAGGCCAGCTCTTCGCGGGACAGCGTCACCTTGAGCGAGCCGATCGGGGCATCGAACAGGACGGCATCGCTGTAGTCGAGGAAGCCCGTCGTCTTGATCTGCCGCATGTCGAAGGGGTACATCACGCAACCCATGCGGACGTGCGGACCGTTGAACGGCACCGTCCCGTTCTTGTAACGGGTGTAGTTGTCGCCCTGGCTCGTGACGACCGGGTCCTTCCAGTCGATCGCCGGGGTGATCTTCGGCCGCGGAGTGAACGACCAGAGGATGCTGCGAGCCCGATCATGGAACTCGCGGATGTCTTCGCGGCGAACCGGGAAAGACACCTCCAGGCCGGTCGGCTCGTCCGACGGCGCCTCGATCAGCAGGCGCATGGTCGGCGCACCGCTCTGGGACAGCGAGAGCACGTAGGTCCGCATCATGCCGCCGTGGTAGGACGTCACTGTGTAGGAGCCGGAGCCCGAGTCCGAGATCAGGTAGGCGTATGGGCTCTTCGAACCCAGGCCCCAGCCGCCGACCTGGTCGTTGCTGCCGCGCTTCGTCGAAGCGTAGAGGCGGGCATAGACGTTCTTCATGTCGTCGGGCGACATGCCGGGACCGAAGTCACGGAACGTGATCGTCGGCGAGAGCGGCGTCGGCAGCCGGATCTGCGGGATCTTGTCTTCAGGGATGTCGTCGCCGTACTTGAGGCGCGAGCCATCCCACATGTTCGTCGTCAGCTCGCGGATCGGGTAGCCGATCTTGTCCTTCGCCAGACCTGAGATCTGGGCGTAGAACGCCACCGCGTTGGCTTCGAACGAGATGGCGACTTCATCCTGCACGCCAGCTGCGACGTCGACATGTTCTTGCAATCCGAGTTTCATTGTTCAGTGTCCTTTGTTTCGTGATGTCGTGGGTGGCGATCAGGCGCTGAGCAGGCCTTCGTCGTCGAAGAGATCGAGGAAGGAGCGCTCGCGAGGCCGGTTGATGAGGTAGATGGCGTCATCCAGCTCTTCGGCGCTGACCTTGATGTCGGCCAGGTACTGAGCGACCTGCCGCGGGTACTTGAAAACCAGATCCTCGAGTTCGCGCTGGCGCAGCTGCTTCAGCATCCGCATGGTTCGCAGCGGCCTGCTGCTGCCGAAGCTGCTTCCTGCCGACGAGCCCGACCAGGATGAACGCCTCGGTTCTTCTTGCTGACCTTTGGGGTCACGCTCGATGACGAACTTCGATGCGTCGATCTTGACCATGTGGTCGCGCAGCTCGAACAGGTGCTGGACGCACTGCGTCTCCCGATCGGTGTGCTCGTTCTCGTATCCGACCGAGAGGTTCGAGCACTCCGGCACGATGCCCATGTAGATCTTGGTGTCCGTGAGGACGCCGGTCGGATCGTTCTTGAACCGGCTGGGCAGCTGAGCAGCCAGGGAGTCGCCGAACGCATCCGACGCCGTCCGTCCCCGCTGGTGGGTGATGACAGACGTGAAGCCACGACGGTCGAAGGCGATGGCAGCTTTGATGCCATCCAGGAACTCGGGCGTCTCGTTGGCGATGCCACCCGATCCCTTGCAGCCGACCTCCTCACCGAAGTGGAAGACGTACAGGCCAGGCACCTTCGCCTCGATCATCTTGATCATGATGAAGTTGCCGGCCGCATCGTCGGCGCCGAGGCAGTTCGACTTGGACTTCTTCGGCAGATGGATCTTGGTGCCGGTCATCTCGATCTGCTGGAAGCCTTCATCCCGGTGGACGCTGTCCGTGTGGGATGACCAGAGGATCGTCGGCTTCTCCTCGCCGATGATCATGAACCGGTTGCCGAACTTGTCGGTCTGCACCCCGAGCGGGGTGATGAACCGATCGATGTAGGCAAGCTCGGTCTTCGAGCCATAGGGACGACGATGCGACAGCATCGCCTTGAGCATCTCAAGGTCGTTGGACATTTCAGTTCCTGTTGGATTAGCGGGTTGGATCGTAGTCATACCGAGCGGCCGGCTCAGGGAGGCCCCGGAGCATCTGGTCGCGCAGTTGTCGGTCGACGAGATCGCCCATGTAGCGGGCCATCTCTTGTTGCTGGCGTGGATCGAGTTGGGGCGCAGCCACGAACGGGTCGTCGATGATCACCTGGTCAGCACGCCGACCGGTGACGCGAGTTTCGACCGTGTTGGTGACGGCGTTATACTCGCGCTCAAAGCGGCTCTTGCTCAGGTACCGCATGTCGCGGTGCCACGGCTTTTCACCGATGAGATCACCGATGGTGACGGTGCCCCAGCGCTCCTCCTCGATCGCCTTGATCTTCTTCGCCGGCAGCTCCTTGCCGTCAGCATCGAAGCGCCACTCCACGCTGTTGTGGACACGACGGTCGCCCTTCTGAACCATCTCGGTCTTGGGATGGTTCTTCTTGGTGACGGCGCAGTGCTCGCCGTGCTCGGCGAAGTAGTCGTGGCCCCAGTAAACGCCTGGAGTGGCCATGGAGACCTTGAACTCGTTGGCGTAGAGCTTGCCAGAGCCACGGCAGGTGAAGGCGTAGGACTGATACGCCTGGCTGGACCATTCCTGCTCAACACCGTGGATGTGCTTGAAGGTGTGCGCCGGCTGACCGCTGCGCATCTTCGGGCAATACTGGTAGAGCAGGGAGCGACCGGCGCTGCCGCCACAGCTGATGTACTTCGTGCCGAGCGGCAGGCTTGCCAGCGTGCCGTTGTAGGTCTCGAAATAGTCGCCGTTCATGATGACCATCTCGATGTCGTCGAAGTACGGCATTACGTATTCCCAGCGCCGTTCGGGATGCTCGATCTTGAGCAGCTTCGCGCCGTCCGGGAAACGGATGTTGTCGCCGTGGTAGTAGGTGTAGCCCTCAGCCTTCATCGCAGCGATCATGCGCTGGATGTCGCCATAGCAGCGGCCGAAGATCTTCTTCTCGGGCCAGCACAGGCAACGCGACTGGATGCGGCCCTCAGCGTTCTTGGTGTAGGCCACAGCCAGGTCGCCGGCCCCGTAGGGCTCGGTCGGCCAGTGCGGGTCCATCCCTTCGAACGTGTGCTTGCCGTCCATGCACGAGCCGGGACCTTCCTTGTAGATGCGGACGATCTCTTCCGGGCTGAACGCAAAGAAGATCTCGCCGTTGGGATCGATGGCAGCGATCAGCTTCCGGCGGTGAGCGTCGGGGATCCTGTCGTCGGTCTCATAGAACCGGGTGATGTACCGACCCGGGTTGAGCGAGGTCGTGCGGTCGATCGTGCCGTGCTCGTCGCTCTCGGTGAACGCGATCTTCGACGGATCGCGCGGGCAGAGGTGAGCGAAGTGATCCTTGATCGGCTCAAGGTCCCACGCCTCAGGCAGCGCCTTCAAAGCGCCGCTCGCGAGCCGCTCCTGCTGCCGGCCACGCCAGTCCGGAGCCTGGGCCATGCGCCGCGGCTGCACCTTGTAGCCGCGCTCCTCGGTAAGGGTCTTCGCGGCCTTCGCTGCCTCGCTGCCCTTGTCGTAGGGGCCATAGTCCGGGATCGGCACATCTTTCATGGCGCCGGCCCCGTCCGGTTCTAACCGGACCAGGTAGAACGACATTGCAGTCCTCCATTTGCTGTTATTTGCATTCAAGCTATCGTGCAGGCGCACGTATCCCATTGGTGGAGCAGGGAAAACCTTTGAAATTTGAGGTTTGCCCGGCTGCCGTTCTTAGCGTGAAGTTGCATTCATGCGCACGGAAGCGCAAGAGTTATTTACAAACAACCGCTCTAACGCGGTCTATCTCGTGGATTGTAGAAGCGAACCCGCCGCACGGGCCCGGCCTTCATCGGCTTGTTGACCATGGCTCCATCTCACTGGTGTTGAAGATTGAGGTGGAAGCTAAGGGATGGTCTGTCCCTTGCGTAGTAATACCGGATCTTTCGCATTCTCACGTCTCCGTCTCATGGAGTGGGTGGTACGAGAAGATGCAGGGTTGGTCTGTCCCGAGAGGTGAACAGGCGGAACCTCCTGATGGTCCCGCAGAAGTTTAGTGTGAGCATTTGCGCTCCTCTTTTTTGTTTGACGCGCTCTCGGTGTGAGTCGTCTGTTAGTCAAGTTCCCTGCCTACAAGTTATGCTAGTCGTAGAAGTGACGTCGAAGCCCAACCGAGCACTTCGAAGTCGGCGGTTGGTGGGGACCTCATCAAGCATCCCCAGTTAGACCCGATCAGTTTTCCTCGACGACGTAGTCGATGAGGAATGACTCGAGTCCATCCTTGTGCGCCGCGTCGCATGCCTCATGGATGCTGAGGTATGCGCCGTGCCAGCGTTTGCCGGGCCATTTGGCGCGAAGCGTGTTGCCGTTCAGCCTGGCGTAGAGCACAGGCTTGCCGGCTTGTTCGTCAGAGACCTCGGACACGATCGATCCCCTCGAACGCGCGGGCCTGCTCGCGGAGGCCGGCGATTGTGATCGCGGCGTCCACACGGTCGTCCTCGATCATCGCAAGCGTTGCCTCGCGGCGCCGACGCTCCAGGTCAGCCCACGATCCACGGTAAGGCGTGATCGGTCCCTTGGTTGAAAGTCCCATGTTATTCGTCCTTCCAGTCGATGGTGAAGGTCCCCTCGGGACCTGGTATGAGCGCAGCGTCGAAGAAATCGATCGCCTTGCGGATTGCGGTCATGTTCGGCTTGCTGCCGCGCTGTGCTCGGAGCGCGGCGCAGCTGGTGAAGTAAAGCCCTGTACCCAGCTCGGCATCGAGAGCGCGAACCGAGATGCCGTCCTCCCTGGCTCGCTTGCGGATGGCGTCAGCAAGCGGCTCGCCGAGGATCTTCAGCGGCAGCTCATGCGAATTGAACAGGGTGACGCCCAGCTCCTGGGCGCGCTTGGTGATGTCCCACTTCGTGCGGTGCGGCAGAATGTGGGAGATGCCCGTAGCGCCCTTGGTAGCAGCGGCACGCCTGATCTCCTCGTCCTCGCCGCGGGTGAACGGCGGCCGGCGGTAGGTGAAGCCGGTAGAGCTGCGCTTGCCCGAGACCGATTGCCTCGACCGGCCCGGCAGCAGCGCGTGCAGATCGTGCAATCGCAAATGTCGATTGCGCCTGATGATGTCGATCTCGGCATTGGTGTACTGCTTGCCGCATCTGACAAAGAAGCCGTCACCGGACCTCTCGGCACCAGAACTTTTCGAGGCACGACGGACACTCGATGACCTCGCTGGATTTGTCGCCTTCTTCGTGGAAGTCGTAGTCGCAAAAGGGACAATCGAAGTGGGTTCTGATGTACCCAAGGACATGCTCGGAGCAGCTATCACGGAGGTCACTCATGTGCGGGCAAACCGCTTGTTGATGTCGACGAAACGCCGCTCTTGCCGGCGCTGCCGTCCTCGATCTGATTTCGAGAACGGCTCGTGGTGTCGCTTCCAGGTGCTGGTTTCGAGCAGGAAGCGGAAGGCGGCGCCGATGGCGCGCTGCTCAGGATCTCCCTTGCAGCACGGGTGACGCATTCGGCGGTACTGTTGAAGCATTGGAGCGCTCCCTCTGCAGTCGGCAGGCGAGATAGGGGCCAGTGCTGCCGGTCATCTCGCGCAGCTCCAGCGGTTCGGGCAGCCGATCTCCCAGTTGCCGCACTGCTCGCACGTCCCACCGCGACCGCAGCTGTAAGTGCTGGTCACCTGTGTGCAGACGAGGCGAGGCAAGGGGAGATTGCTGTTGCCTTCGTCGCAGCCGGCGAGCAGCAACGCGGCGATAAGGATGATGGATCGCTTCATGCGGCGAACCCCAGCTCGTGGCGATAGCGCTGAGGCTTCGGCGCCTCGTACCAGAAGGCGATGCGCGGCGGCTCTTCGTAGACCGCGATGACGGTCGGCGCCCGACCCATCTTCTTGGTGTACCAGCTGGCCGATTTGCGGAGTGTCCGGCCGCTCTCGCGGGCAGTGTCGATCAGCAGCAGCTCGAACTTGTCCGGGACATTGGCGCCGAACGGGATGAACGGGATGCCGAGGATGTGGGAGGCGTAAACCGCGGCGACAGCGCCGGATCGGCCGGGGCCGGTGACGCAGCCGACATGCTCAACCCGCTGGTTGAAGAGGACGGTTCTGATGCGCTGAGCGAACTCGGCTTCGGAGACGATGCGGATGGTCATGCCACGGCTTTCTTGTTGATGGTGTCGATGATGCAGCGGTGTTCCAGGGGATTGTGATCAGCCAGGAACTGCAGCGCTTTCTGGTGGTACTCGCTGCCGGCGTTGGCGTAGTCGACGACGAGGCGCCACGCTTCCAGGTCATCCCGGAGGCGGTCGCACTCATCGAGCTTCTGCAATTGCCAGGGACCGTTCTCGCTGCCGTCGCAGTCGAAGATGCCCCAGCCCTGGTCGAAGGCGATGTTGTTGTCGAAGGAAACTCTGTCCGGCATGTCGATCTCCAAGGGGGAAGGGTGCCCGCCCTCCGAAGAGGACGGGCAGTGGTTGGGATCAGCGGATGTTCTTGTTCAGAGCCCAGTACGGGTTGGTCCCGTCCTGCGGCTTGACGAACAGCGTCTGGTAGGCGTGATCGCGGGTCTTGATGACCTCGACCTGGCGGGTGCCGAAGCGCTGGCGATAGGCCGACACGGTCTGGCCCGGGGCGATCAGGCGTCCGTTCACCCACTTCGCATCCGGATGCGGCGGAGCAGCCTCGACGACCTCGGCCACGTCCTCGTCGCCGGCCTCGTCGTGCTCTTCCTCCTCGTTGAAGTCCGAACCGTCGCCCTCGACGACAGCCGCTTCGACGATGGCGCTGGCCGAGACGCGCGGCGGGATGACGATCGGGAAGATGCCGAACACATCGCCGTGGTGGTATTCGCGGTTGGCCGCCAGCTCGCTGTCGTAGAGCGTCTCGTCGACGGTGAGGGTCCGCTCGTCGTCGATGAAGAGACGGACGAACTTGGTCTGCGGATCGGTCGAGATGTTCTCGAACACCCAGTCGCCGCGGATGTCATCGCCGTCCAGGTCGAACTGGAGGACGAGGCGCTCACCCTCGTTGTCGTGGTAGCCGGCGATCACGACCGGATGCGTGGCGTCGGCCAGCACCGAGAGGATCACGACCTCCGTGAGGAAGTCCTGATTGTCGTCGGTCCGGTAGATCTCGAACGGCTTGTTGAAGTCGACCTTGCCGACCGGATACTTCGGCAGCGAGGGCGGAGCTTCCGGCGCCGGCAGCGCTTCGACAACCGGCTCTTCGGCCGTGATGGCGGCGAATGCCTGTTCGGTCGTCACGTCCGCAGCGAAGACTTCGGAGGTCTCGGCGACCGGCTGCGAACCGATAGCGGCGGCGAGCAGGGCGCCGTTGTCGATCTCGCTGGTCAGGCCAGACGCTTCGGTGCCGGCAGCCTGGTCAGCCTGCATGTCGGCGCGGTTCAGGTAGCCGGACATGCTGACGACGGACGCCGTCTCGGTCGGAGCGGGCAACAGGTTGGTCGGCTGCTGCTCGTTCGCGAGGACGACGCCGTAGGTGGACGTTTGGCCCATGGTGGGGTCCATTTGCAGTTCTCCTTTGGTGGTTGCGGCCGACTGGTTGAGGTCACCCCGTCAGTGACGGCGGCCCGCGCTTGGATTGACGGGGTGTTTCGCTGCGCGCCTATAGACCGACGTTTGCATTCATCGCAAGTGCAAATTTGCATTGAAGCAAACGATTAGGTATAGGGAGGCATGCAGAAAACTGAATTGGTCTATGGGTTACCTTGGCTCCAAACGAAGCCGGAACGCGCTATCTTCGATGAACTTCGGTTCGCGTGCGTCTATGCAGCCGGCCCCCTCGGGGGGCGGCCGCTACGGCTCGGCGCCTCGACCAACCTCAAGAAGCGGATTGAGTGCCTGCAGCCCGGCAACTGGGAGCCGCTGAAGATCCATCATGCGATCTGGACCACGAACGAGGCGTTCGCCGTCAGGATCTTCAACGATGCCGCCGCACTGTTCGACAAGGCCAACCGACGCCTGGTCGGCGACTGGTTCGACGTGACGCCGGAGTTCGCCGTCCAGGCTATCCGCCTGGCTGGTGAGAAGGCGAACATCCCGATGCTCTCCCACGATGGCCTGCTGGAAAAGGTCAGAGCCATCCGGGAGGGGCGTCTGAACAACGGCATCGTCGTCAGCAAGCGATAGGGTAGGCAGGTCGTCGCTGTTCGCTACAAACACAGAGCGTTTCCCTTTTCCGTCCGCCTTGCCATCCGCTACGATGGCCCAATCGGACCTGCCCTGCGGGACTCGAACCCGCCTAACTCAATTCGGCTCGATGTGATGCGCTTGATCACGCGTCCGTCGTTGATCCAGCGGTTGATGTCGTCCCCCAGGTTGACGCTGTCGGAGTATTCGGGAATTATCACCTTGACTGAACAGTCTGGAAACGGGATATTGGCCTCAAGGAGATTGGCCAATGCCCGCGACGGTTGGTCTGACAAACCCGATTTTCACGGACCTCGAAGCGGCCCGGCAGCACTTTGAAGCCATTCGCTGGCCTGAGGGTACCTATTGCCCGTTTTGCGGCTCGTTTGATCGCGTTGCGGCGCTTGGTGGCAAGTCGATGGGGCCGGGCTGGTATCACTGCAAAGACTGCCGCAAGAAATTCACTGCGGCTGTCGGCACGATCTATGAGCGCTCGCATATTCCAATGACGAAATGGCTTCTGGCGACGCACCTGATGTGCGCGAGCAAGAAGGGCATGAGCGCGCATCAGCTTCATCGCATGATCGATCTTCCCTATAAGACGGCGTGGTTCATGGCACGCCGCATTCGCGAAGGCATGCGCGACCTAAGTCCCGCCCCGACGCCAATGGGCGGCGCTGGCGAGACGGTTGAGGCCGACGAAACGTATATCGGCGGCAAGGAGAAGAATAAGCACCGCAGCAAGCGCAATGGCGCGAATATCGGCGGCATGGGCAAAGAGATTGCGTTCGCGCTCGTTGAGCGCGGTGGACGCGTTCGCACGGAGCATGTTGCGAATGTGACTGCTAAGACGCTGCGCGATACGCTGGTAACGCAGCTCCATGCCGACACTAAGTTGATGACGGACGACGCCGGGCAATATCGCCACATGCACAAGGATTTTGCGCATGAGGTTGTCAATCACGGCATTGGCGAATACATGCGCGGCGAAGCGCATACGAACACGGTCGAAGGTTACTTCTCGATCCTGAAACGCGGCATCACTGGCACCTACCATCACGTCAGCGCGCAGCGCTTGAAGCGTTATCTTGCCGAATTTGACTTCCGCTACAATGAGCGGTCTGGCCTTAGCGTGACTGGCGCGGAACGCGCAACCAAGGCGGTCAGGGGTGTTGTTGGAAAGCGGGTGACGTATTTACCGATCTAGACTAATGTCAGACAGAACGAAGTTTCGTTCTAGGTCTCACGGCGCGCGCGGCCCTTACCAGCAACGCCACGCGGAGCAGCTTTCCTTTTCTTTTGAGGACGATCGGGAATAGGCGAGGCCTTCGGCTGCGGCGAGGTGTTCGCCATTCGGCATATTACCTCGTCGCGCCTCCGAGCAGCTTCGCCATCGCTGTATGAATCGTCGTCATTTGGATTTTTTGGCACTTCGATGCCTCCTATCCCACTGAGCGTTCAATTTTTTCAGAAGCAACGGGCCGCGAGCAACTGAGTCAGCATCTGAATCCTGGCTAAGCTTCTTGTAAAACTTTGAAACGTTACGCAGAACAGATAGCAGCAATTCATCCTTGAGCTGGTCGCCCTTTGGAAGCTTGGCAGCGGGCGGCAGCTTGACGCCAGTGAACTCACGGGTTGCTATAGCAGCCACGTAAAAGAGCAAATTTTTAATATCGCTCTTCTCAACTCCTCGATTAGCCAAGAACTTTTCGACTCGTCGCACGATCCGAACGCATGCCAAGTAGGTTGGCAGCGGGATTTTTGAGTTGTCAAAGATCGAAGTGTATCTCTTTTCGTCCTTGAAGTAATCGCCGGGACGTGCGCGTGCATCATCGGGGCGTTGCAACATTATCGATATCGTGCCCTGTGCGACGGCATTCACGGAAATTATCGTTTTGATGGGCTGTCCCTGATCTTTGTAAAATCCCTTCCTGCGATCGTAGAAAAGCCCTTCGCCCTTGAATAGCTGCTCAATATCTCGATGAATTTGATCCGTCATCCTCAGGGAGGCGGGCTGCATTTTATTCTGACTATTTGTGGCCTTGATAATCAAGTCCTGAGTTTTCTGGTCGGTTGTTTCGATCACCCTCACTAAAACTGTTCTGTTATCTGTTGTGCCAGATTCGATGGTGTCAAAGATGACTCGCGAGGTCTGCAACCCGTTCACAATTTGAGGATCGGAGACTGTCAGCATTAGATGCGCCGGCGCCGCCTTTGCGGCGATGATGGTCACACCGTTGTTCAGAAGCCAAAAATTCGGCTCGTCTCCAGTATTCTTCAGTGACCCCGCCATCTCATCGTTGATGGTCGAGTCCAACACGAAACCTCGCACGTTGGATTCAAAAATACGCTCAGCCAAGACAGCCGGATCATCATCTTCGACAAGAAATGCACGGTAGTCATGCAATTTCACCAGCCCCACATAGCCTTCTTTGGTCATCATGGGCGGTTCAGCCCAATTGATGATCCTGTGGCTTAGTGGTCTCTTTTGAACCTGCTCCCATAGCTGTTTTGCGCCAACACAATGAACCTTGCAGGTCGATTTGAGTGCCTTTTCGACCCGGTGCTTTACTCGGTCGCAGGCATCTGCGGCATATGCGTCAGGTGCCGCATCGTCACCAGTTATGTAGAAAAAATCGGCGGTGACTACAGGAAACTGGCCTGACAGCTTCAGATACTGATCGCGCCAGACGCGCATGGCGGTCTTGATCCGCTTATTGTACCTGTCTCCAAAGTTATTTGGGTCAACCGAAAGATCGAAGAAATCGTCAACGGTCTGCAGCCATTTCTCCATCTCGGTTGGTTTCATACCCCCACTGGTCTTGACTTGGAAAAAGAGCAAATGGATCGACGCGACTAGCTTCGGATCAAGTAGGGTGTTGGCGTCAACAACCTGTCGGTTATTTGCTAGGAAATAATATCCATCAACGCCGCCGTCGCCGCCACCCTCAGTAATGCCAGCCTCAAGGTCTTCGTCGTCAATGGCATACGACTTCAAATGCTGTTCAAGGCAATAGTACAGCCAAGGGTCAATATCTGGATCAAGACCAGCGGCGCGGGCTTTCCAGCCCTCAAAATTTGCCTTAAGTACAATCGCATCGTTCAGTGCCATAAAGTTTCCTCCCCCGGTTGAGGGGAGTGTAATCCGTCGGTCGTGTGCAGTCAAAGTGATAACTCCCCACTGTCTCGCAGTGCCGCAGCATCCAGAGTTTATCGGTGACCCGGATCAGCTTGGTGTAGGTCGCCGAAACGACCTCCACTCGAAACTCGATCCCGGCTAAGGTGATGATGCTTCCGTGCTCAGGCTGCGGAGGCATTGGACAGATGCTCGGCGATTGCTTGCTCGCCGTCCGCGACCACCTTGTAAGCGTCCATCCAGATCGGGAAGCAGACGCGGTGGGCCAATGTCAGCCGGTCGAGCAGCGCCTTCTTCTCCGGCACGTAGACCATGGCGAAATTGATGTCGTGCTCGACGATGCTCGGCACGTTGTCGATCATGTCGGCGCACTTGATCATCTGAGCGCGCCAGGAAGCGCCTGCCAGGTATTGCAGGTCGAGGCGCTTGCGCATCGGCCGCTTGCCGTGGATCGGTCGGCTGACGTTGGACACTTCGAGCACGAGATCGGCGATCTCCTCGCCGAACTCGCCGACGAGCGCCTTGTGGGACGTGTCCGCGTCCTCGATCGTGTCGTGCAGCCAACCGGCGGCGATGGTGGCGTATCGGCGGCGTTGCTGTTCAGGTTCTTGGCGACGCGCTCCAGGTGCCGCCAGTAGGGCTCCGTCACGTAGTTGCGCATCTGAGCGCCGTGGGCGTTGATCGCAAAGTTCTTGGCTCTTGTCAGCAGGCCCATCAGGCGGCTTCCTCATTGTCGTTGCAGGGCCGACTCACGATCGGGAGTAGGCCAAGCGTGTGAATATCGAGAGTGATCGGCTCCACCCAGGTGAAGCCGGCGCGGTCCCGATGCGTGTGGTTGAAGGTGACGGTTTGGACGACGACCGTGCCGAACGGCAAGCGCTTGCCCGGGGGCAGACCAATGGCGAACATCAGTCCTCTCCCCAGCAGTCTTCGCTGTCGAGGTCTTCCAGCTCCTCGGGGAACGGCTGGCCTTTAGTCGCGGGATAGAAGGGCGCTGCGTACATGCCGACGCCGTATGTTACGTCACCGCCGATCACGCCGATCTTGGCAGCCAGGGCTTTTGCCATCTCGCTTCCGATCTCTTCGAGCTTGGCGGTGTAGGTCTCGGCCTCGGGCATCTTGGCGCGCTCCATCGCCTCGACCGTCTCTCCGAGCTTCAGTTGGTAGGCCATTTGCTGTTCCCTTCGTTTGCATTAAAATTGCAGGTCGCTTGCATTCGAGCAAGCGCTATTTCACGAGTCCACCCAGAGCGGCAGCGAACGCTGCAGCCAGGATGAGCGCGAGCCCCAGGTTTCGAACGCTGAGGAACTCGCGCGGATCTGCCTGGAGCCTCACTTCTTGCGCAGGCAGCCGACGTTGAGCATCACGGCGCCTTACTTGTTGCAGAAGAAGCGGTTGCCCTTGTGATCGACCATCAGTTCTTCGAGGTTCGAGCGGACCTGCCGCGTGACCTCCGGGATCAGCTTGGACCGGTCGTATTCCATGTCGGCGATCGCGAAGATGGCGTTCATGGTGGCCGGGGCGTAGGTGTCGAAGTCGGCGCCCATCTGGTCGGCCGCCTTGCGAGGTGAGCCGTCGATGAACTCGTAGCGCCACACTTCAGCAGGACCATCGCGGAGACGGTCGAAAGGGCGATGAGCTCCTTGTTGATGTTCTCGGCCGCAGCCGGGTGATGAAGCCAGACACCAGCGTTACCGCCAGCGCTGCTATTGCGCGCAGAATATCGCCGCGACCGCCGATATGCCCGCAATCAGAATGGGAAACGGAAGGTCGTCGTCGTCCGTGAACGCGGCGGCAATTCTGTGCCAGCAGTGTTTGGCTCTGAAAGCCAAGCCGCCGCTTTCATTCGTGCCCGCATTGGGAAGGGGACTGTCGTTCATGCCGACGAAGTCGCTTCTTGGGATGGATTACACGAACGTTTTGAAATGAAACGAGTCAACACTCCTTGGATGGTGCGTGCGCTTATCAGGCTTAGGAGTATTTCAGCCGTTTGCGCCGTGCCGGGATTGCTGGCGCTTACCTGCTTTACGCGCAGGAGTCCTCATGGCATGAGGACAGCCGCCGGGTCTCGAATGGGGATCAGGTGAACCGCATTGCGGCGCTGGCCTCGAAGCGCGATAAGTCGGTGGACCTCACCGGCGATTGGCGGGGGCATCAAGGAAACTAGCAGAGCGCGTTTTCAAAAACCAAAAATCAAGACTTCCCATTTAGCAACTTTTGTGTTCTTGTTTCGTTCTGATGAACGATGGTCGGCACGGATCGTTAACGCTTGTTGATGGAATCTGAATGCTGTCCCGAATCGCTAGACTCAGACACAAGATGCGGGGTATGCCTGAGATGCAGGGAGCAAGATATGCGCGTGAAAATTGAAGAAGTTGGCACTGGCCAGCATCCGAGCGAAAAGATCGTCAAGATTGAGACTAAAGAGGGACCGGAACAATTGGTGGTTGACCAAAGGTCAATTGAAAACCACTCGCTTGACGTCGGATATCCTGTCGGTCAGCATAATGGTCACCTTCTGGTTGAGTTGCCGAGAGAGACATTCCGCGGCGCTTGGCGGGTATGGGTCGACCGAGGAATCGTAACAGCATGAGCATGGTTGCGGGGCCACTGGCCCCGCAGCAATTGGAGGAACCGTGATCCTAACGGATCGAGAAATTAAACTTGCGCTCGAAAAGAGACTGATAATTATCGAGCCAATTCCCGGCCCTGACGCCTTTAGTTCTACGGCCGTTGATTTAACGCTCGATGCAAATATTACAGAGTTCCGGGAGGAGGCGGGTGGTATTGAAACCGCTATCGACCCGGGACACCGCGACTTCAATTCAGAAACCACGCTCGCTCAAATTTCCGATAAACGGGTCATTCCCGCCGACGGTTGGCTACTTAAGCCTAATCGGCTCGTACTCGCGTGGAGTAGTGAGTACGTCAACCTAGTTTCTCACAATCGAATCGCCGCGCGTGTAGAGGGTAAAAGCTCACTTGCCCGCTTGGGCCTAGGTGTTCACGTAACAGCACCGACCATTCACGCAGGTTTTGATGGCCGCATTCGTCTCGAAATGGTGAATCACGGCAAAGTGCCCATTCGCTTACGTGTCGGCATGCGGATTTGTCAGCTTATTTTCGAGCAGACATTGGGAACGCCGGATAAGGGGTACCAGGGACAATTCGCAGGACAGGGGTCACCCTAGTCCTTGGTGATTTGCCATCGCGCCGGGCTAGCCTCGCCAACGGCGCGGACCATGATGTCGCCGATCGCGGACAGGGTGTCGCTGTCCCACTCCACGCCATCCATCTGTTCCTGGATGGCAAGCATTGCCTGATGGTCGTCCATTATGGCCTCTCGGGTTTGGTGATTTCGGTGTCGCGGTTCAGGTCGATGACGAAGCCGAAGCCGGAGCGCTTCTGGTAAAGCGGCCCATCGACCAGGAACCACTTCTCGACCTTGTCGCATTCGCGGCGAGCGCAGACGCCGACCTGGCCCTTCGGCACCCAGTGCGCCCAATCGCCCCATGCGGACGACACGACGAAGTTGACGGCGTTCTCAACCTGGAAGAGCGCCTCGTCGCGGTTCCTGGACTCGCCGCGCTTCAGCTTCACGCCGAAGAACTGCTCGTACTGGTCGGGATACCAGCCGCGGAAAGACTCGAGCGCATAGTCGTACTCGGACTTGTCGGGCTTGCCCTCGATCTTGACGATGCGCTGGAAGGCGATCGGGTGGATCATGGCGGCGATCGACCACTGGCAGTCTTCCTCGTACCAGCCGGCTTCAGCCCGCATGTATTTCGGGACCGCGGCGTTGCGCTCACGGGACAGCTTGATGCCGCCGTGGCTCGCGGTCGAGACGGTCCAGATGCCGGGTGCCAGCTCGCGCTTTTCCTGGATGGCGCCCCACGGCGACGACTGGGGGCAGGGGGGTCGCTGATACTCGGTCATCTCAGTCCTCGAATTTGAGGTTGCGGAAGGCGCGATGGCTCTTCGCTTGGGGGATGATCTCGCCGCGGTCATAGGCGAGGGCGTAGGTCGGGCAGCGGACGAACACGCAGTTCTGCGCTTCGTCCTCCACGTCATCGCGGGTGGTGAAGCCGAAGTGACATTCGTCGAAGTGCTTGTCGCCCTTCCGCATCTGGCGCCACCACCAGTCGTCCTCATCGATCGACCAGCCAGCAGCCAGTGCCGACCGGTAGATGCGGTGCGCCTTCTCGATCAGGTCGAGACCTTTGAGGGCGGCGACGGCCTGGCTCCGGCGGATGCCGTGCATCGATTGCACGACATGGCGGATGTCATGGGTCAGCAGCGGAACGTTCGGCATGATCAGTCCTGCGGGAAGTGGGCGAGGATCGCCTCAAGCTGCGTGCAGAGCGTGTGATGGCCGACGAACTGTCCCGCCTGCCACCACAGCCATTGAAAGGTGAAGGGAAAATGCGGGCATGCATCATTCCCCTCTAGGCCGGCTTGGAGTCCGGCGTCGTAGTAGTCGAAGGGGTTCACGGCACCGGCCTGAAGTCGTGCAGATCGAGATCACGGCCTAGCGCCGCAACGAACTCAGCCGGCTTCTCCTTCGCCTCGAAGGCGCGCTGGACCTCGTCGGGGTGGTCGCTGATCAAGTCGGCGTAGAACCACTGCTTCTCCGCCTCATCCCGACAGTCCTGGATGAAGTTGTCGCGCTCCACGGTCGAGGGCTTGTACTGGCTGACGAACGCCTTGCACCGGGCTCGAGACGTTCGGTACAGGTCGCGAAGCTTGTCGGCGCCCTTGATCACCGGCTTGACGTCTTCCTCGTGGAAGTTGAGGCAGTACATCATGAACTCCGGGACGAACTCGAAGTCCCAGCAGATCGCGCCGTCCTTCTCGTCTTCCGTCATGCCGCTCCAGACGCTCTCGATGAGCGGGGCCATCTCCCACGCCGCCCAGCGCATGCCACGGGCACCGTAGTCCTCGCAGTATTGGGACATCTGCCGTTCGGCATCCTTGAACGGATGGTCATCGGGCAGCGTTGTGGCGATGAGCAGACGGGTGTCTTCGAGCACCGCGTAGGCTGCCATCGCTGTCTCGATCACGAGGTAGTTGGTCTTGATGGTCTCAGGCTTAGCCACTGTCTTCTCCTTTGCATTCAAACAAGCGGTTGGGCACAGCTCCGCTTTTCCTGAGTGTCAGGAAAAACTCGGCTTCGAATTGGTGTGGTTCGCGAGTGCTCTCTCCACCACTCCGCCCTATAGCCGCGGGGGACACGGGCATCGACGGAGCAGGTTTCCCTCCAACCACGCTGCATCCTTCGGGGAGCAGCAGACCTCACAGTGTCCGCATGTGCGGCGTGCCGTATCACGCAAGGCAGGCGCTACACTGCGAGGGCATCGAATTGCACCAGCGGATTGGTTTGCCCGCCGCTGGTCGGGCTGTGCGTCCGGTCGCTCGCGGCGTCACCGGTCCAAAAACTCAGTCACTCTCGTTCGGGGTCACAGTGGGGGTCGCTTACTTCATGGCCGCGCTCCGTCGTCGTTGCTGTAACTCGGCGCCTTCGCGTTGCGCTTCTTGTTGGGCACAACGCGGGGCTTGTACTTCGGCGTCCGCAGATCACGAGCGATCGGCGAGCGTCGGCTCTGCGTCTTTCGCTTCTTCATGTCAGGAACTCCGGTGAAATTGGATGGCCGGATTGCGCCGGCCTCGCCACTGCGTTTGGGTCGCAGCAACCTATGAGCGGTGTCCCATTTCTCCGGGCCGCAAACTTTTCATCATGGTCATGAGTGGCCATCATCGCCAGGCGCGGACGAAACGCCGAAGCTAGGCCGTTTGAAAATGCGAGACGGGATGAAACCGCTACTCGCCTCGTCCTGCGGGATTTTTCCCTGCCTTTGTGTGCAGACCCACTTCAACCACACACGGGGACCTCAGGACTCGCTGGTGTTTGCCCAGCGAGGATTGATGCCGCGTCCGTCTTTCGCCCAGCGGTTGGTCCGCCGGTAGAGATCGGCTTCGCAGTGACGGCGCTCGGCTGCAAGGATGCGAGCCTGAAAGTCCGCGAACTCCAGCTCAGCAGCGCGCTCTCGGGCTGCCTCGATGATCTGCTCATCGGTCACGCCGTGCTCTTCCATCTTGGCTCGCGACCAGGCGATGGCGTCACGGAACGGCATCCGACTGTGCGTCGCCGTCATGTAGATTTCACGCGCGTCCATGGCTTGCCTCCAGCTGCGCCAGCTCGGTTTCGAGCGGGTGATAGTCCTCGAAGCGGGCATTGGCCCAGCCGTTGCGGGACATGTCCGACAGGATGCGGATCAGAGCCATGCGGCGGCGCTTGCGCTGCTTCTCTGTCATGGGTCCACCACGCGGCTATGGATGACGCTGTGGAACCACTCGTTCACATTGCCCCGATCGTCCTTGCAGTAGACGCGGCGTTCGTTGAACGACTGAACCGTGACCATCTCCCTGCGGAAGGTCGGGACTTTGTCGCCGGGCTTCAGTTCCTCGCCGGTCGGTTCGTAGATCAGCCGCATCACAGCCTCCAGTGCTGCATGCGGGCACGCTGGTCCGCACGCTCATTGTCGTTGTCGGCCTTTGGATTGGCCCGGGTCAGCTCGCTGCCCTTGCGCAGCCAGCGCTTGCGGTCGTCGTCGCGGATGACGTACTCGTCGCCGTCAAGGACTTCCTTGACCTGCCCGACGAACGACCCTTTCGAGCTGACACGGGCAGATCGGACCCAATCATCCTTCTCGAACTTCATGCTCCGCCGAACCTTCCCATTTCGAGATCGAGGCTATCGGTGTTCTCGTATGTGGCGATCAGCCGATAGACCCGGCCGTCCCTGATGTGCAGGGAGGCGAAGACGATGACGTCAGACTTCCTGCACTCCTCGAATGCCTTGCGGGCGTCCGCCTCGAATGCGTAGGTGTCGGTGTAGGCCTCGGTCATCGAGACGTGCGTGACCTTGGCCGTTTTGCGGACGGTGCCGTTCGCGCTGTCAGTCACAGCTCGCTCCCATGAACTTGCGGACGCCGGCCGCCAGCGCGGCGTCGTCGACGCCCTTGGCGATCAGACCTTCGGCGTGCCTGTGGAGCGCCGGGATCGACATCATCGGGATGACCATGCCGGTGACGGCACGTTGGATGCGGGCGTCGTCGAGCGCCTACTGCTTCTTGGTGCGCTTCATGTCAGCTCCTTGCCGGGAATGCCGCCCGTTCGGACGTGCGCTTCGCAGTTGGGGTACACTCGGGCCTGATCCCGAATGTGCGGGATGATGATCTCGACGCGGGCCAGCTCGGCCTCGCGCTCGGTGGCGTACTGCTTGGCGTTGCTGCGCCAGATGTCCCAGGTGTTGGCCGTGCCCATCGGGTTGAACCGATCGGTCAGGTACAGCACCTCGCGCTTGCCGCTGTTGTCGGCCGGGATGCCGTTCCACCACACGACGACGAACGTGTCGGGATTGTTGACGCGGTCGATCGTTGCCTGGGACGGCGGCCGGAAGCCTTCGGGGAACTTCATCGGCTTGCTCCCGTGGCTTTCCACTCGTGCTTCGGGCAGTACTGCCAGCACTTCGGCTCCAGCGGGTCCGCGTCACGCAGGGCTTGCGCCTCCTTGTCCGTGACGCGGACCACCTCATCCGAAAGGATGTGTTTCAGGCACTTCATCTCAGACCCATTTGGCAAATGCCGCACGGCAGGCGCGGGCATCGTTGAAACTGCGAGCGGCGGCGCGGGCGATCCGCATGGACCGCATGCCGACCGACTCGATGACGCCATCGCGGCGGATGACGAACAGCGTGGGGACGGGACGAGGGACGCGGCGGATCACTGACATTGGCGCACCTCATCCCTGGCCATGTTGTGAGCCAGCAGCAGGAGATCGGAGATCAGGACGTGCAGATCGTCCCGGGTGATGGTCGGGGCCGTCCTGAAGTTGAGGTCGACCGTGGATTTGCCGTGACCGGCGGTGGTCGCGCGGACGGTCGCTTCGAAGAACCGGGTCTGCATGTCACGCTCCCGCACAGGTCAGAGCGAAGCGGGCGGACCCGACCTTCGCGATGTTCTTGATGTGGACGAGCTGGCCGTGCTCGCGGGCGTCGGTGACGTAGTCCTCGCCCCAGTGCAGGGCGAGGGCAGGGGCGTTTGCCTCGAAGTCATCCCATTTGACGCGGCCGAAGTCCGGGTTGCTCTCCCAGACCTTCACGAACGTGCCGCGCCGCTGCGGGCCGGGCCCGGTGAACTGGCCGGTGTTCTTCAGGAAGGCTGCGGCATAGGCGACGCGGTCGCCCGGTGCTGGCGCTGACATTCACGCCTCCACCGATTGCCAGCCAGCCGGTATCCGGCCGCGCGCCGCGACCTGCTCGATCGCCGACACGTCCAGCTTGAAGAGGCTGGCGACGCCCTTCAGGTGATCGGCGAGCCGGTCGTAATCCCAGCCACGATGAAACCAGTTGTCGCGCTCGTCGTGAACGCTCTGGAGGCGGGTGAGCAGCCGCTGATGCTCCTTGAACCACGGTGGCACGACCTGACCGAAATGCTCGATCAGATTGTTGAGCGCGTTGCCGCCAGAGTTGGGCTTGTAGTCCGGCATCTCGGACATGTCGTCCATCCGCGGATCGTACCTGTCGTCCGGGATGAAGTTGCCGGCGATGCAGCAGCGGCCGGTCGGGTCGCGGTACATGCACATGTCGTCAAGGCCGGTCGACGGGCCGGGGGACGTGGCGAAGAACGCACAGGCAGTGTCGAACACTTCCTGAGCGGTGGGTGTGTTGGTGAAAACGTGGGGCATGGGATGTCCTGTCAGGTGCTCGTGGGGGACGACAGCAGCTCGCGGAGGGCGTCGGCGCGGGTCCAGCAGTCCGACGCATTGCCGACCTCGTTCCATTGGAACGTGTGGGTCAGGGCCTTGTGCTCGGCCGCCTCGATCTCGGCGCCGATCTCGGCCGCGCTCTTGCCGGTGGCCCAGCTGAGAGCGTTGTATCGGGCGTAGGATTGACCGCGCATCGCCCGTCCTCAGAACTGGTAGACGTTGTTCTGGGTGACGATCAGCCGGCGCTCGAAGTCGATCGAGCGGAGGGCGGAGGTGATGGTCACTTCCCCCTTGGCGCCGCCGCGCTCGTCGTGGTCCTCGCCCATCTCGACGCGGGCCTTGATGACGCCGGACAGGGGTATCCGCTCGATCGGCGCGCCGATGCAGTCAGTGAAACCGAGAAGCTTGCAGGTGAACATGCGCATGGGGTGGCTCCGTAGGTGCGCGGTCAATGCACGAATGCAAACACAAATGCAAGTGCAAATGCGCCCTAATTCGAGCAAATTCGTATGAGATAAGGAGGGGGTTCCGAGGGCAGATTCACCGCCCCGGAAATTCGAGAATAATTCCCGAGAAAATGGGCCGAGCGACAATAACCGGACGGCCCGGGGTATTTTCGAAGGCCGCCTCCAGCTCCTCGATCGTGCCCATGAGCACGGGGACAGAGGCACCTCTCTGAGAGAGGACACAGGCCGCCTCAGCCAGTATTGCCGACTGGACGGGGGTGATGCCGGACCTGCCCGAATAGGCACGGTACAGCGCATCGAGACGAGCACGCATCGGTTTCTCCGGTGATGTGAGACGGGGCGGAAAGCCCTGCGAGACAGGCACTTCCCAAGACGACGACGAACGAAATCGGGGCCGCCCATCGAGGGCCGCCGGAGCAGCTCAATCCCAAGCCAGTGACCTACAGGCAGGGAGAGATGCAGGGATGAGAGAGGGAGGGAGAGGCACTGTACCCGGCCTCATCGACCTCACCGGTCAGACGCAGATTCTCGATTTTCGAATGCAAATGGCCAGCAAACCGCAGAAGTCGGCCGCGTCGACCTTACCCTGCACATAAAAGCACATTTGCATTTTCTCGATTTCCAGCCCTATCGGACACTAAATCTAGTGCCGTACATGCCAAAATCGGTATCTCAGTCCGCAAATCAGGGGGTGGAGAGCCCATTTTCAGGGGTCCACCCACTAGATGTTGAATATTCAGGGGTGCAGCGACCCCATCATGAGGCCGGCGAAGGCGAAGGCCATCAGGATCAGGCGCCAGTGGCGAGATCCACGCGGGTGTTCAGTATGCGCTTCATGGCGGATCCTCAGGCGTACCTGGCGAGGGGCTTCTCGCTCACGGGGTGGTGGACGGTGCCGTCCTTGATGGTCACGCGATCGGCGGACCAGACGGTTGCGGGGGCGTTCAGCGAGGCGTGGCGCATGGCGAAGGTGACGTCGCCGAAGGGCTCGCACTCGGACCGGCCGGACCGGAACGTTTGAACGATGAAGCGGGGCACCTCGGTGCGGGGCTTGGCCTGTGTGACCGTGGGGCGGGCCGCGGGTTTTTCCCGAGGGTCAGGAAAAACTCGAGGCGCGGTCGCGTCCGCTTTCTGGATGGTGGCGGTGACGAGCGAGCGCAGGTATCCGGTCTGACGAGCGGTCAGCATGGCGTGGTCTCCGGTGGGTGGCAGTGGAAGCGCTTTCAACGCTGAGCGAAGCGGGCCTTGCGACGGGCATAGCCGGGCGTCGGAGGCTGGAAGCGGGGGCCAGTGAAGGGCGTGTAACGCAGGTGGGGCTCTTTGGCCTCGAAGTGGGTATCGGCCCATGTACGGCGGGCGAGCTCGATCCTGTGCTGGCCTGCGAGCGTCTCGGGGCTGACTTCCGCTTCCGGGATCATGAGGCGGGTCTCAGCCAGTGTGGTCCGGCTCTCTTCGCCGCTCTTGGGCGTGATGAGCATTTCCCGACCACCCGGAAAATTTGAAGCCAGCCAGTCCGCGTCAGACTGGGGGCGGGGGGTCGTTTTCGCATTGGCGAATGCACGATTTTTCCGGGGCATGCTCACACTCCGTGGAGGGCACAAAAAAAGGCCCCCGGCGGTGAGGCCGGGAACCTTGCGATTTGCGGGGGCGCGGTGGGGCGGGTTACGCCGCCTTGCGCTTCCGGGACTTCTTTGCGGGGGCTTCCGCCGTCTCTTCCGCCTTGCCCTCTTCCGCCGGAGCGGGCGGGGGCAAAAGCAGGATGACGTTTTCCGCCGTGGGGGCTTCCGCCGAAACCGACGCGCCGACCTTGGCGTTAATGTGCGCCTGCAGCGTCATCAGTGCGTCGATGGAAAGCGTATCCACTGCAGCCATGATCGCCGCCAGTTTCTCGCTTTCGGTCAACGGCGCGGGGGCTTCCGCTTCCGCCGACTCGGGGGCTTTCGCTTCCGCCTTGGCTTCCGCGCCTTCGCCGCCCTTGTCCGCCTTGTCCGCCTTGGCCATGTCGTGCCATTCGGCCAAGCGGGATTGCATGATACCCCACTGCCCGGAAAGCAATTCGCCAACCTTGGCGTTCCACATGGTTTCGGCCGACTCGACCGACGCGGCGCGGGCACATTCCAGAATGACCGGCGCGTGGTTCAGGCGCATGAAAGAGGCAAGGCGCGTTCCGTAGGTCCGGAGCGTTTGCAGCGAGTCGATAAGCTTGACGTTCACCGGCTTGCCGTTGCTACCGGTTGCGCCGGTATGCTTCAGCTTGACGTATTCCGACGCCAGCTTGTTGCGCTCGCTTTCGGCCGCCTTGAGTGCATCGCCCGAAAGCCGGTCAAAGCTGGCGGTAGCGGACATGATGGCCGCCGCATGGGACTCGGTCCCGCGCCAAATCATCTTGCCAGCCTTGGCGACCGGAACCAAAATGTCGCGGGTGAAAATCCACGCGTCTTTCTGCGGATCATAGTTGTTATCCGTCAGAACAGCGCGGATTTGTTCGCCGCAAAGGTTCAGCGCCAGCATGGTAACGGCGTTGTAGGTCGACGACTCGGCCGCGCCAAGCGACTTAATCGCAAGGTCCGCCGCACGAGTCTGGATCGTATCGGCATACTTTTCCGTTGCGGACTGCAACACGTTGGTTTCGGCCATCTCTTGCGCGGTAGCGGCGCGGGTATCGGTAGCGGTAGCCATTTTCGTTTCGCCTTTCTCGTTTCGCCCCCGTCTTTTCCAGACCATCCGGAAAAATCCGAGGTTTTGGCATGGCTCTCCCGTTCTCTGCGAAGGTCATTCGCGAGGTGGAAAAACGCGCGGGAAAGCCCGCTTGCCTCTCCCGCTATATGCGGGCACAAAATCACCATACGAAACGAGACTTGAGTTTAGAAGCAAAGAAAAAATGCTGCAAAATCAATAGCTTGCAAGGCGAAAAATCGGGGTTCTGCATTCCCTCGAAACAAAATCGAGCAAAGAAAATGTAAGCAAATCAATTCGTTAGCATGTATGCAAACGATGATTCCAATTCAGAAAAATGATAGATCTAGACAATGGAAAGATTGAGATCGAAACGAGAACAAACATTCAACTATGGTATGATTGACAAGGGTTTCCCAGCACTCGAATCGGTACCCCTACCAAAGTCTAATTTTTTATTGGACATGGGGACTGGGTTGGCCAATACCCATCAACTTCGCACCGCTAAAAGGCCATTTCCCCCAATCGACTGGGCGATGATATGAAACTTGGGCCTGAGCTTTGAAATCCAGGGCCGTGGGAGGCTCTGCGGCCCGCCTATGTAGGTTCCGAGGGGTGAAACGGGCGGCCCTTCCTGGGCCTTCCCTGGGTTTTGGGGGGGGCGTTTGCATTACCACAAATCCGAGGCCGCGAAAAGCGGTATGCCCTTCCAAAAGACCCCCCTGTTTTGGGGCCCCACGGCCACCGCCGCACTGGCAAAAGGGGATTTGTCCCGTGTCCTGGGACGTGGGACAGCCGACCTGAATTGCCGCATGGGTAGCGAGGGCTTCGCCCTGGAATAACAGACCAGTCACCGCCGCGGCCGGCGCGCGGCAGCGAGACCTCGGGCTGGGGGCCATGGGGTGAGATCTCGCCGTCGTGGGGTGGTTGGGGTTCTCAGCCTTGGAGGAGCTGAGGTCTTCATCGAACGCTCATTCAGGCCGCTCGTCAATGAGCATGGGGTCATTCTTGAGCCGCGGCCTACGGGTGGGAATGACCACGACGATCGCCACGCTGATCGACCACGACAAAGCGGCGGCCTATTACACGTGAAGATGCTCTTCACGATCCGTTGGCTTGAGCGGCCCCCCTTCGTGCGGTGGGCTCTCCTCACCTGGGCCACGAAGCCTGGGCGCGGCGGACCGCGGCCGGCGAGCACTTCGCGCTACCGAAATCTCGGCTGGCTGCCGAACAGATGGACGACATTGCCAACGCGCATCGGCGCGGCTGGCCGACTTCATGGCTGCGGATCTGTCCGCGCTCGACCTTCTGGTGGTCGAAATCGACGGGGTGCATCCCGGCGACGATCTTGTGGTGGTGGCCGCGACCGGGTTAGGGCCGCGTCTAACCGACCACTTCCAAAGCCATAATCACTGTACTGCTAGAACTAGTAGGTTCGCTGTTCTCAGTTCCCAGCTAAGCAAGTAGAGCCGTTTTGGAAGAAACCTGTCCTGAACATAAGGCCAGAAGGACCTGAAAAGTGCAATTGACGGTGCTAAGCAAGTCAGGAACTCGCAGAAAATGGAGAACAAGCATGGCAAACTTACGCCAGGACGACAAGTCTACACCAGGAGCAGATGATGCAGCTCGCCGTGCCGGCGAGCGGGCTGCCGAGCAGACCAGCCGTACCGGACAAGCTGCAGCTGATCAGACCGCGCATGTTGGACAAGGTGCCGCTCAAGCCGGAGAAGAAACGGCCCGATCAACTTCCGACTTTCTTAAGCAGAACCTCGAGACGGTGCAGAACGCATGGCGGATCGGCCTGGAAGCGACGACCTTAGCCGTGGGACGCTCTACCGAGCAACTTGGACGCACGCTCGGCGTCTCAGGAGAAGGGGTGCAACAGGCAAAAAAGGCAACGGAACGGTCGGCGCGCAATGCGCAAAAGATCCTTTCCACCAGTAATGCTGCTGCCAAAGTGATGAATGGAATTTCTGAAGAGTACAGCCAGATGGTTCGGCATCAAGTCGGGAAGAACATGGACTACATCAGCGAGCTGTGGACCTCGCGGACCCCTCAGGAATTTGTAGCCGCACAAAGTGATATTGTGCGGGAGTCTGTGGAAATTGCTCTGGAGGGTAGTCGTCGGATCGCCGACCTGTCGCTCAAAGTGGCCGAGGAAACCGGAAAGCAGATCAAGTGAAGTATGGAAGGAGTCCGATTGCCCCATGGGAGCGTTCTTCGTTGTAGTCGCCGCGCTTCCCCAGACAGCGCTCGTCGGATGGCTGCGCCGGGCTGTGTTGCTGGGCTGCGGCCTGATTCCGGTCCTTCGTGCCCGAGGCCCAGGCCGTCGGCGTGAGCCGCTCCAGCCTGAGCTATCCGCCCACGGCGACATCAACCCCTGAGTCGGTTCTGCAGCGCCTGCCGATTGGCAACGACGTTGCTAAGGTTCAGCTGGTCTGGCTCCCATCCTTGCGCCAATTGCCTAACCAGCTCCCGCGTGCCGTCCACGACAAAGACGCCGCAATCATAAGTGTTCTGCTGCTGGGCCATGTCGGCTAGCTCCAGGGGGAGGTTCAGCCTTCTTGCGAGATGTGCTGCATCTCTGTTGTTGAGTCCGCCGTAGGAATCGTAGTGATAGGCGACCGGCCGCCACCGGTCGCTGCGATCTACGAACAGCAGCGACCAATGGTTGCCGCGGCTATTAGGATCTTCAGGATTGCCATTAATCACGGGCAGGAACAGGAAGTCGGCTGTATCATTACCATTATCGTCATAGACGATGCGCTGGAACTCGGTTAGCACGACGCCATCGTCGTTAGAGCGCAGATAATTTAGGGCGATGAGGGGATTCACGAACCGCGTCCGGGCGGCGAGATCCGGATCGTTCCTCTGCAAATCCTGCTCCTGGAGCCCGTAATCCCTGTCGATATGCTGGTCGCCCAGCCATTCTGTGTCATCGAGCACCAGCCCGTGGCCGTGAGACGAGACTGTCGGATCTAAAGCCCCGATCTGAGCATTAGCGGAGGTGCTCGGAAACGGGCGTACAGAATTAGCATCGTCACGTGATTCGGACGGCGTGGGCGCAGTCAGATCGACCAATGGAAAACCGCGGTAGGCGTCTGAGCGAGCCCTGGCAAAAGGCGCCGCCGCAAAGTGAGCATCGTCGCGCAACTCGGACGGCGTGGGCGCATCCAGATGCACCAATGACTCAAGACCGCCGTAGGTGTCTGAGCGAGCCCTGGCAGCGGGCGCCGGCGCAAAGTGAGCATCGTCGCGTAATTCGGACGGCGTGGGCGCATCCAGATGCACCAATGACTCAAGACCGCCGTAGGTGTCTGAGCGAGCCCTGGCAGCGGGCGCCGGCGCAAAGTGAGCATCGTCGCGCAATTCGGACGGCGTGGGCGCATCCAGATGCACCAATGACTCAAGACCGCCGTAGGTGCCTGAGCGAGCCCTGGCAGCCGGCGCCGGCGCTGCTTCCAGCGTCGGCCACATACTCCAATCAAAGTCGAGCGGCATCTGCGGCGACCAGGTTGAGGCGGACCACGCAGGTTGCTGCCGTCCAGCTTGGACTATGTCCTGCGCCTGCCCAGGGGGAACCTCGGGCCACGATGGGCCGTCTTTCCCCATCAAACGCAGATCCCGATCGTAACCTTCCGGGAGGACCAATGGCCGACTGACAGCTCCCTGCGGCGCGCTGTGCTGCGCGGCGGCGCCCGCGACGTACGTCGCGGCCGCATGCGGCGCCGTTGCATCTTCGTGCCCGCTCGCCTGCATCATCGGCTGCGCATGCCATGGCGATGCACCCTGTTGATGGGTGGGGGCCGGGGTCGCGGCGATCTCGCTCAGCAGCCGCTCAATAGCAAGGCCTTGCGGATTGTCTAGGGTCCTCGGCCTCTTCGCTGGCCTTAACTCAGCTGCATCCTGTTCATCGTTGATGAGGATCTCCTCGCTTGGCGGGAGGTTGCTCCTGGCAAGTGCAGCCATCGGCTCTTCCGAGAACTGCTGGCCGTCCCGGCGCCAGTTCAGGGGACGAATGGAATCTCCGGGATCCGATGCCTGGTCGTGCCGCGCGACTGGCTCGAGAGATGACGACGGGCCGGGTTCGTCCATCAGCCCCAAAACCAAATCCTGCTCGTGGCGTTCCGCAGGAAGCAGTTTCTCTGGCCAACTGCCAACTTCCTGCGAGCTGTGCTGCGCTGCGGCGTCGCCGGCCCGCCTCGGCTCCATCAGTGCCGCGCCTTCGGGATCAGGACCGGGGGAAATATAGCGCTCGCGCTCCATCGCTTTAGCGCCCGCCTGTGATTTTCGGAGTTGACCTAATGCGGCATCGATCGTCCGGATGCCACCGAAGTCCTTTTTATAGGCCTCGACATCTTCATCCAACGCCCCGCCGGAAAGCCGAGTAGCAATGCCCTTCTTGTTATTTTCACGCAGGTGGTGACCGAAACTGCGAAGAGCAGTCGCATACACACCGCCGGTACTTGTCGCTGCTTCGTTTTGGTACTCTATGATGAGAGCCGCGTCCTGGAGGTAAGGATTTAGCTCAGTGGTGGCTGTGACCGTCACTCCGCCCGTCGACTGAAAGGTCCGGAGAAGACCTATTGACCTAATAAGGAGGCGACTGCCCTTACCCTTTTCGATGAACTCACGCGCATCATCGGTCAGCGACTCTTTTTCGAGCCGATCAACAATGCTCGTTTTGTTATTTGCCAAGAGCCAGCGGCCAAAGGCGCGAAGCGGGCCTACAAGGTCTTTGGCGGTGCGTTCGGCGGCGTTGCCACTGCGGAGGGCCTCCTCAAGCCCCGAAATAAGGGGAGCATCCTCGGAATAAAGAGGCTTCCTCCGCCCTCTCAAAATCCCAGTTGACTGAGCCGGCTGCGGCGCCGACGACGACGGGCCGGGTTCGTCCATCCGGCCCAAATCCTGATCGTGGCCTTCCGCAGGAAGAAATTCCTCTGGCCAACTGCCAGCTTGCTGCGACGCACTGTGCTGCGCAGCGGCGTCGCCGACCTGCATCGACTCCATCAGGGCCGCGTCTTTGGGATCAATATGCCGCTCGAGCTCCATCGCGTTAGCGCCGGCCTGCGATTTTCGGAGTTGAGCCAGAGCGGCACCGATCCTCGAATCAGCACCGGCGCCCTTCTTATAGCTATTGATATCTTCATCCAACGCCCCGCCGGAAAGCCGAGTAGCAATGCCCTTCTTGTTATTTTCACGCAGGTAGTGACCGAAACTGCGAAGAGCAGTTGCATACATCCGGCCGGTACTTGTCGCTGTTTCTTTTTTGTACTCGTTGATGAGATCCGCGTCCTGAGGGTGAGGATTTAGCTCAGTGCGGGCTGTGACCGTCACTCCGCCCGTCGACTGGAAGGTCCGGAGATGGTTCAATTCCTCTGACCAACTGCCAGCTTGCTGCGACGCACTGTGCTGCGCAGCGGCGTCGCCGACCTGCATCGACTCCATCAGGGCCGCGTCTTTGGGATCAATATGGCGCTCGGGCTCCATCGCCTTAGCGCCGGCCTGCGATTTTCGGAGTTGAGCCAGAGCGGCACCGATCCTCGAATCAGCACCGGCGCCCTTCTTATAGCTATTGACATCTTCATCCAACGCCCCGCCGGAAAGCCGAGTAGCAATGCCCTTCTTGTTGTTTTCACGCAGGTAGTGACCGAAACTGCGAAGAGCAGTTGCATACATCCTGCCGGTACTTGTCGCTGTTTCTTTTTTGTACTCGTTGATGAGATCCGCGTCCTGAGGGTGAGGATTTAGCTCAGTGCGGGCTGTGACCGTCACTCCGCCCGTCGACTGGAAGGTCCGGAGATGGTTCAATGCCGCAAGGATATTCGAGGGACGCCTCTTTTCGAACTCGCGTGCATCATGGGTCAGCGACGGGTCGTTGAGCCGAGCAACAATGCTCGTTTTGTTATTTGCGAGGAGCCAGCCGCCAAAGCTGCGAAGTGAAGTTAGATAGTCCCCAGCGTTGCGGTGGGTGGGGTTGCCGATAAGGGCCTTCTCAAGCCCCGAAATAAGGCGAGCGTCCTCGGAATAAAGGAGATGCTTGCCCTGCCGTCCTATCAAAACCCAAGTTGACTGAGCCGACTGCAGCGCCGAGGCGGCCGGCATTGCTCCACCACCTCCATCTGAGTTGGCGATCTCGCTCAATTGCCGCTCAAAGGTCGCCGCGGCTGCGGACGGAGCCGCGGGTGAGCTCTCTTGCGGGCCCGTGCTGTCCGATTGTTCATGCACCGACTTGGTCGAGGGGAAATCCATCCGTTCTCACCTTCAAAATATGAACATGGGCTTCGATCTGACATGCTGGGAATCAGCAACAAACCACCCTTTACGGCCCTCGACAGGCGCGCACCGTGAGCATCGGCAGCCGATGTTTTTGCAAGGCGACCAGCCCTGTATGTTTTGTTAAATGGGGAAGCTGTCGAGAACCTGATGACGACAATTGCCGCGCCAAGACAGCATGGTGCATGTGCCTGCGCGCTTCGCCGTCAACAGCCGAGAGACCGAAGATACCGAAGATTCAGAGACAAAATACTGCTTCTCATCGGTGAGGCGTACGGCCAGCTTTCGCGGCTCCAGCCAACGTCTTGACAGGATGCGCTGAACGCGCGAGGCAAAAATCGAAACGCAACCACTTTTGGTGCCTTACAATTCAGTATTGATCTTAAGACGCCTATTGCTGAATCGGCTTGCAAATTTTGGACGCCGATCCCCCGGCTTAGGGGGGCAGAATTGCAGAATGACACCCACGTCACCCCAATAGACGAACCATTCACCTGGTCGGTGCTCGTCGTTGTCCCGGCGTCGGGTAAGCTGGGTCAATTGGGACGAACCTGTGGTTTCTGACACTCGGTGCGGGGTGGAGCGCTTCGCGCTCAGTCCATACCGTAACAGGGCGGCTGGCCTTACCGGGATTTGTAAGGGACCACCGGCATCTGGTGCCGCGGCATCTCGTGCCGGTACCACCGGCATCTGGTGCCGGTACCACCGGAATCTCCTGCCGGTACCACCGGCACCAGGTGCCTACTAACCTATCAAGAAACAACACTGAACCAACATTGAACCCAAAGAGGGTTTGCCGACCTTCGCGCTCGGCGGGTTCCAGCGTTTGCATTCCATTTGCAGAGGGCTTGACGGAAACTGCATATGGGGGTATCTACTGCGCTACGTTAGCATTCGTGCAAACGGCCATCATCAAGCCCCCAACCCAGCCAGCCGGTTCCCGCCGGACTGGCCGGCGCGGGCAGAGGAACCCAATGACCCTCACGGACCTGCAATTCGTGGCGGCACTCGGCGTGCTCACCATGAAATTGCTCGTCCTGACCTTCGGGGCGCTCGCCATCACCTCGATGGCGTTTGTGATCACCGCCGTCTGCAAACGCTGACACCAAGTTACCCAGAGCCCGGTCTCGCCCACGGCAGACCGGGGCACCCTTTCCGGAGCGACCATGCCTCGCAGACGCCGACGCCAGGAAGAAGATCTCGTTCATGCCGCCGTCGAGGCGTTGGAGGATGAGATCCGATGCTGGCAGCAGCGGGAGAGGCCGTATTCCGGCGACATGGTCACGCTGACGCGCTGGCCGCTCAGCCGCATTGCTGGACCAATCGGTCCTGCCGAGGTCGACGCTCAGGCGATGCAGACCATCGAGCACATCGATCTTCAGAAAAACGAGGTTCCGTTCTTCCTCCGCTATCGCGGCATGGAGGCGGCGATCAAGAAGATCCGCGAGCTGGAAGCATGAAGCAGCTCGGTGACATCCTGCTGGGCCTCGGGCTCGGCCTCACGATCGCGGCCCTGATCGCCAACAACTGGCGGCGGTCGAAGCCTCGCGTCCATGGCTGGAGCGAAGCCGACGCCGAGCTGCTGACGATGCCGGCGCACGAGCGCCTGGCCCGGCAGCTCGCCGTCCGGGCAGGCGCCCCCGAGTTCATGTGGCGGCGGTACACGCCGCTCGCCGTTTCGATCATCCTGAGGAAGCCGTCATGAGCCGTCGTCGCCAGCTGCAGATCATCCGCGATCAGATCCACGCCGAGATGCGGGACGGCCTGACGCAGACCATGCTGATCGCCTTCCTGGTGATCGCCGCGATCGACGTCATCGCCCGGAACATCCACTGATGGCGCGGACTGGCAATTACCAGATCCCGTTCGACGAGGCCGGTAACCAGCTCCATTACCCGGAGGTCTGGACCTTCGTGAACGGCAAGCGCGGCGACGTCGTCTGGCGCGACAACGTGCCGTTCCAGGCCAAGCTGACCTACACCGGCTTCAACCGCGGCCGGTCGGCGGCCTACCTCGACTTCACCGACGAGAACGGCAAGTCGGTCACCTTCTTCATGAAGGACTTCGACAAGCTCGTCCCGCACCTGAGCGGGGGCGCCGTCACCGGCACATTCATCTTCGTCAAGCGCGGCCAGAACTACGGCTGCCAGCTGATCGAGCCCGTCGCGTGAGCGTCGGCCAGGGCAAGGCGCTTCGCGCTCACCAGCACAAGATGAACCGCAAGCAGGACATCTCCGATCGCCGCGGTCGCGAGTTGCAGGAGCGCGTCGAGCAGCGCCGCATGGCGAGGCAGCTCCGCAAACCAGTTTCCAAGAGCCCGTGATCTGCTCCGAGCAGCACGGGTCCACCCTTCAGAGAGAACCATGCCCGCCAAGAAGAAGACCGCCGAGAAGTCCGCAGCCGTCATCACGGTCAAGGACGCGCCCGAGATGACCAAGCGCGGCCGGCGCCAGGTCGCCGAGTGGATGCGCAAGCAGGCCGACTTCCTGGAGTTCGAGGGCAAGGCGTTCTCGAAGCGCTTCACCGCGCGCTACCTCTATCGCTGATGGCCAGCGATACCTGCGATGCCTGCGGCAAAACGGAAGAAGGCGTCGCCTGGTTCGCAGCAGCCTTTCGAAAGGTACGGCTTAAAAAAGATAAGCCTGATCCCGGAAACCTCTGCGGAGGATGCGCCGGCTCCATCACCGGAAAAGAAATCGGTGCCGAAGTCTCCGGCCGAGCCAAGGCCTGATCCGATCTCGACCAGCCCGTTCGCGTTGCAAGCCTACGAGCTGATCAAGGTTCTGGATCCGCTCGTCGGTGTGGCCGAGGCGACCTTCTTCATGAACCGCAGCAACGAAATGCTCGGCGGCATCACCCCGGTGACCGCGATCAAGCAAGGCCGGCTCGACGACGTCAAGCGCGCCGTGCGCGCGGTCGCAGCAGAGAAGGGCGTCTTCCAGACGCCGTTGTGATGAAGACCAAAACCCGGAAGCCGGCGAAGCGGTATCGACCGCTCGCTTGCGGCTGCTGCGACAGCATCGACTGTCGCGAAACCATCAACCATCAAATCGAGTGGCGCGAGGCACAAGATGAGCTTGCAGACGATCACCCCGTGGTGCGCCGTAGTTGCGGCGAGCGAGACGATCGCTATGCAGTACATGGACGCCTTCAAGCTCTCGTCCGAGATCTGGGATGCGCGCCAGCACGACACGGCGCTCGGCGCCCAGTACGAGCACATCGTGCTGATCCGGCCGCACTGGCGCATGGCGCCCGCCGAGGTCGCCCACTTCGAAAGGAACGTCCTGCCGATGTGGCTGACCCGCCTGTCGCCGAACGGCAAACTGAAAGTCATCTGAGGACATCATGGACGCCGCCGAAGTCACCGACCACAAGCCAGTTTCGATCTGGAACAAACTCAACCCGCTATGGTGGCTCGTCGGCGATGACGGCTGGAACGTGCCGGACGTCAACAACGGCGCGCCGTACCTGCCGGAGGTGACCAACATCTGGCTGCGGCGCTTCTACTGGTTCATCTGCCGCAACCCGCTGATGAACTTCGTCGGCTACGTGCTCGGCGTCGAGGACAAGAACTACTGGGTCTACGGCTCGGACCAGGTGCTGCGCACCACCGGCCGCGACTGCACCCCGCAGGCCTTCGGCTTCCGCTGGGCGGTGCTCGACCCGGGCGTCTCGTTCGGCGCCATCGCGGTCACGCTGATCGCCGCCGCGCTCGCATGGTTCATCCATCCGGCGTTCGCCGTGGTCCTCCCAATCTCGCTGTTCAAGGCGGCCGGTCTCTTGTCAACTACTGGAACGGCTCTCTCGAGTTTTACCTGGGCTGGCGGCCGGCAAGCGGCGGCTTCGGCACCAAGATCATTTTCACGGAAAGCACATGATCATCGAAGCCATCATCCTCGGCGTCGCTCTCTACGCCGGCCTCTCCTCGATCGGCGACGCCATCGACAATGTCGCGGTCGGCATCGAGCAGGCCTCGCTCAACCAGATGGCGTTCTTCCAGGACGACGAAGACGACGAGGAGGGCAAGTGATGCCGTTCCCGCTGTCCATCTTCCTGTTCAGCTACGTGATCTGGCAGGCCTCGATCGAGCGCGCCTTCACGTTCAACCCGGTCGAGCTGCGCCCGTGACGATCACCCTCAATTCCTGGGCCATCCCGGTCTTCTTGACCGCGCTGCTCTGGCTCGCCGTCCAGCTCTGGCCGGTCTCCGAGAACAACGGCGGCTTCGGCTTCAGCCAGGCCTTCGACTATCTGCTCCACGCCGTTGTCGGCATCATCGCCACGCTGGTGATCTGGCTCGTTTATTTCGCCACGCGCTTCGCCATCGGCTGAGCCGGCGCGCACCAAAAGCCACGCCAATGAAACTGCTGCAACTCGCCCTCGCGGGCGTGCTGATGCTGTGCGCCTTGTCGCCAGCGTCGGCCAAGGACGTGCCGGTCCAGTTCGAGTCGGGCCACAACGTCACGTTCATCACGGATGATCCCGGCGGGGTCATCGTCGAGTTCGTCAAGAAATACTCCGACATGCGCGACGCCAGGACCAAGGTCATCCTGTCCGGTGAGTGCGTCTCGGCCTGCACCCTGATGCTCGGCCTGCTGCGGCCGGAGCTGGTGTGCGCAACGCCGGATGCCGTCCTCGGCTTCCACTCGGCGTCCGTCATCACGAGGGAAGAGGGCAAGCCCGACATCGTCGAGCACGGCTCCGAAATGTCGCTGCTGGTGTTCAACACCTATCCCGCGAAGGTGCGGGCGTTCCTTGCCGCTCGCGGCTGGAGCGGCGCGAACGCGCACCCGGACATCATCTGGGTGAAGGGAAGGCAGCTCCGGAAGATGATCCGGCCTTGCACCGCGGCGGACCTGTCATGACGCGGCGCCGGCTACCCGATCGGCGCAAACTGCCGTCCAAGATCATGATCGGCATCTTCGTTTACACGCTGGTGCATTGGGACGCGGCCGAGGCTGAGGAGCAGGAATGCCTGGGCCTCTGCAATCGACTGAACTTCATCATCTACGTGCGTGACGACCTTCCGGACTCGAGCTTCGCCGAAGTGCTGGAGCACGAGATCAATCACGCCTGCTGGCACGCTGCTTCGCTGAAGAGCCGAGCCGCAGAAGAGACGGTCGTGAACCGGCTGACGCCGATCATGATCATGGCTCGCCGGGACAATCCAGAAATCTACGCCTGGATCGACCGGGCGATCGCCCAGAAAGAATAGCCATGCTCAACGCCATGGTCGCGTCATCGAAGACGCATGCCGCAGCCATGATCCGTTGGCTCGGCCTCAAGCCTGAGGAGTGGGAGCCGATCGCCTATGGCGATCCGATCCACAAGATGTTCGCCAACGTGCGCCTCGTGCGCCCGAGCGAAGGCGTCGAACAGGCTCACACCGACTGGGTGCTGGAGAAGCTCGTTCCATACATCTGCATGACCTGCACGACGGTGCCGCTGAACTGGCGCATCCCGCAGGAACACGTCAGCTAAAAACAAGAAAGAAAAAAATGACGCGACGGATATCGCGCCCGCTCTGGGCCGCGATGCGGCTCCATGAGCACAATCAAAAGCGACGTGCCGAGCTTCTCGGTGGCGTCAGTCCTCTTCCCTTCATGGGGCCTGTTGCCCTCTCAAAGGCAGCGGCCGGCGCCGCCGACGCCTGGTGCTGGTTCCACGAGCCTCGTGCTCTGTCCGTGAACGGAAAGACGTTCTTCGGCACGAACGGTTCGGACGACAACTCGGTCCTCACCGGTCGCACCACGCTTTACGAGGTCGACGAAGCGAGCGGCTCCGTCATCAGCAAGGTCATGCAGACCAGTACGATCGCGGCCTGGTGGGCCGACGACCACGACTATCCGACGATCGTTGTGCGTCCCGACGGACGACTGATCGTGTTCTATTTCCCGCACCGCGTGGCCGCGCCGATTTATTTCCGCATCTCGGTTGGCGTCGGCACGATGGCGCAGGGCTGGTCGCAGGAATACAATCTCGGCAATACGTCCGCGCAAGCGACGTATCCGTCGCCGGTGATCCTGTCTGGCGAGAGCAACAAGCTCTATCTGTTCTACCGCAACGGCGCGAGTTCTGGTCCGTTGTCGCTGGTGACCTCATCCGACATTGCTACAGTCGCGCCTCCGACCGTGGATGGAGGTCCGATTGGAGCTGCGCCGACGTGGGCCGCTGAAAGGCGCCTGGCGCAGAGTACCGGCACCCAGGGCATCTACCACAAGGTCACCTCGAACAACGTCGATCGCATCGATCTCCTGATGACCGACGCGGTCGGCCCGCAAGCAGGCACGAAGACCGACGTCCGCCATGCCTACTATCAGGGTGGCCAGTGGCGCTCTTCGAGCGGAACGGCGCTCGGCGACGGTTCGACCATGATCGGCTTCACGAACTTCACGCCTGTCGCAACGTCAGGCGCTCCGGACAATCTCGGCGATATGTGGTGCTCCCACATTCAGCGCCGGCAGAACGGCATCATCGAAGCCGTCTTCTGGAGGTTCGTCTCGACGAGCGACCACCGTTGTTACTACGCACGCTGGAATGGCACCGCCTGGTCGAAGGTGGAAGTGGATGCCGGCCAAGGAATGGGAGTTCCGGACTCCCGCGGCGGGCAAATAACGGACGGCCAGGGCCTCACTGAAGGCTACTACAGTCCGGGTTCTTTCTTCGACACCGTCGAGGAAGGGGTTCTTTACATCTCGGTCGGCAACTCCGCCAACTCGCAGCTCTTCAGGTATCGCACCATCAATGGCGGCGCCTCGTGGACCCGCCAGCGGGTAAGCGATCTCACGCAGGAAAACGTGCGCCCGGTTGTGCCTGTCGGACGCGGCAGCAAGTACTCCGTACTGTGGTTGAAGGGCGACTACCACATGTACGACTTCAACACGAACCCCGCGACGACCAACATCGGCTACACGACGCGCGTCAATGCCGCGTCGCGAGCCTACTCGGTCGCCAGCGTGAAGCCGTCTAACATCTCGGTGCCGACGATCTCCGGATCGACGGGGACGGTGGGCAACACCCTTCAGGTCGCGCTCGGATCGTGGGTCGGCGACCTTCCGATGAAATACCCCGTTCAGTGGGTGAGGGGCGGGGTCGATATCCCGGGGGCGAACTCGGTTGGATATACGATCCAGGCCGCTGATGTCGGACGAACCGACATCGTCTGTCGGGTAACCGCGACGAACGCTCAAGGATCGACCCCGGTCCTGTCGACGCCGGCATCGGTCCTGCCGACCAACCTGGTTTCGAAGTCTGACGCGCTGGGTAGCTGGACGCTGAATGCGACGACGCAGTCGCCGAACGTCACGCTCGATCCCGTCAACAACACGATGACGGCCGATCGGATCGTCGAGCAGGCCTCGACCAACATCCACAGCGTGGCGTCGGCGAACATCAGCTTCGTCTCGGGAACGACCTACACGTTCTCGGTCTACGGAAAGTACGAGACGGCGCAGTTCGTTCAGCTGCTGTTCGGCAGCACGGCATTCGGCAGCACCGCGTACGCAAACTTCGACCTCCAGAACGGAACGGTACAGACCGTTGGCGCAGGTGTCACTGCCAGGGCCGTCCCCGCCGGCAACGGCTGGTATCGGCTGATCATCACGGCGCCGGCAACGGCGACCGCTGCGGCTGCTGTCGGCATCTACGGTTGCACGGCCGGCAACTCGGCTCGCGCGCAGAGCTACCTCGGCGCTGTCGCGAACACGCGGCTGCTGACCGACATCCAGGTCGAGACCGGCGTCAACGCCAACGCCTACGTTCCGACGCTGTAATCACCATCCCCGGAGCACAGAACAGGGAGCAGGGACAATGAGCCCTGACCGACTGCTCGGCCCGGCCTGCGGCGGGGGGTTCTCCTCCTTTACCCCGCCGCGCCCGATGACAAATCAGCTCAGCTGCAAAACATCGGGCACTTTCTCTTTACGTTCTCTTGCGGAAAAAAGTTGCCCGTTTTTGGAAACACTTTTCCGGACATGAGACGTTCCACGAACAGGTGGCGTACCGCACCGGCAACGGTGTCGGCTCTAACGGGTAAGCCAGTAGCCCCGTAGTCCTCGTAATTCTTCAAAGCGGCCTCTGAGGAGGAACGGCTGATCCCCGTCAACGCGATGCAGTTGAGGCATAGGCTCGTCGACTTCTGGATTGGACGCGCCCCACCTGTTTGGCTCGTGATGGCACGCGGCGGCGTTATAGCGCACAGCCTATCGGCGAAGAGGTCCATGGTAAGTCGCCGACGACCGTTTGAGATCAGCGTGATGCAGATCGAGGTCGAAAGGATCCGAGTCGTCGTCCTGCGGGATGGCGACGGTCACGAGCCAACTATTATACCCCCAAGAGCGGTGACGCGACATGCGTCCAGCGCAGGAACTGCGCGATGGCGATGGTGCCCGACGAGCCCTGTAATCCGACACGAGGTGCGCCGCTCTTGTTTATCTTTCCCCCACGGTGGGCTCACCAGTTCTGCTCGCAGTAGTCTGGACCCCGTAAGCCGAACTGCAGGCCGTGGATAGGTCGATCGCGCGATCGGCCTTTTGGTTGCTGGTAACCTCCAACCCCGCAAGGGGCGGTGGCCCGAAGTGCGGGTCGAACAAAGCCAGAGCTTTTCCTCGGTGCCAGCCGATCGTCACCTGATGACATAGGGGTGGCTGGTTAAATGGGGCCATGTGCCAAGCCGAGCGCTCGCTGTTGCGAGCACAGCCCGCCACCGTCTGTTGTGGCGGGCACCAATGGAGCCCCAGGATCGTTGCTCACGACAAGCGCCCGCACTGACCATGCGCGCGTGTGACGCTCCCCTGGGCCACCCGGATCACAGATGGTCTCGTGATCTCGCGGGAGGGTGGGCGCTGTCGAGGAGCAGCAGGCAAGGCCTGGCGAAGGCCATCCTCTTCAATTCGGTCGAGGGCGGAACGGCCTCCCGCCACGCCGCTGATCCTGAGAAGCACGTAGGGAAGGCGGCAAAGTACGAGCAATCGGAAGAGATGCGGGCACATGGGCAACCCGCCGACCGAACCAAAAGCCGCAAGGCGCACGCCATCCCCAAGATAGGCGTCCCGACGACTGGGCAATCCGTCGCGTGAAGAAATCGGGTAGGGGCTCCATTCTGCATCGGTGAGCCAGTGGTGGTGGCACGGTCTCCAAAACCGAAGTCCGCTGGTTCGACTCCAGCCACCGATGCCAACCACTTTTAGAAGCTATGTCGCAGAAGAAGGCCGATCAGCTCGGCATGCCGATCGGTACGGCGTCCAATCGACTGGTCAAAGACATCCTATTCTCATTGATCATTGAGACCGGGAAGAACTGCTGCTTTCACTGCTCGATGCCAATGACGCGGGAAGACTTCTCGATCGAGCACAAGACGCCATGGCTCGATAGCGAAGACCCGAAGCAGATGTTCTTCGACCTGAACAACATCAGCTTCAGCCATCACAGCTGCAACGTCTCATTGGCGCGGAAGAAACGGTCGCCATGCGGCTCGCTCGCGAAATATCGGAACGGCTGCCGCTGCGACGAGTGCAAGGCCGCATCTGCGGAATACGAGCGAAGCCGAAACCAGAATTACAAGCGCCGCGGCAAACCGTGGCGTCCCAACGCACGCCCGGAGTTCGTGGCCGAAGAGGCCTGAGCCACCGGTGCCAACAACAAAAAGAAGAAACGATGAGCACGTCGCGCTATCGCGTTATTTCCCTCAGCGGGATCACCATCGGCACGGATTTCTACGATGTGAACTCGATCGTCACCCTCACGCCCGGGGGCGCGAAGTACTTCCTACTGAACAAGCAGATCGCGCTGGCCGATGGTCAGCCGCCGGTCGGCGTTCCGGGCGGTCCGAGCGAAGACGACGTCAAGATCGAGATCTACATCAACAACATCGGCAAGACGGTTTCGCTCACCCAGCTGCGGGACATGTTCCCGAGCTTCAAGGGTGATCCCGGCGAGCAGGGCCTTCGTGGACCCGCTGGAGCGCAAGGCGCGCGAGGACCGCAGGGCGACGTCGGCCGCGGCATCCGGCTCGCCGGCATCGTCGCTACCGTGTTCGATCTTCCGCCGGCCGCCGCCGAAGGCAATGACGTCTATCTTGCCCAGGACACCGGACACGGCTGGGCCTGGACGAATGGCGCCTGGATTGACATCGGCCCGTTCCGAGGTCCGGAAGGCAAGACTGGTCCGGCAGGCCCGAAGGGTGAGGCTGGTCCGCAGGGGCCAGCAGGCGAGCAAGGGCCTCCGGGCGACCCTGGCGATCCATCGCTGGCTCAGCTGACCGCAGCCAACGCGGCAAGCTCGACGGCCTCCGCGGCCACGGCCTCGGACGCAGCGGACAGGGCGCTGGCCTCGGAGAATGCGGCTGCAGCTCACAAACAGGACGCCAGCGACAGCGCCACAGCGGCAGCTGCCAGCGAAGCGTCTGCGCTCACGAGCAAGATAGCGGCAGAGCAGGCGGCATCGACCGCCACCACCGTGGTGGCCAGCGCATCGGATTCTGCTGCTGCGGCGGCGACGTCCAAGACGAACGCGGCGACCAGCGAGAGCAATGCGGCTGCCAGCGCGACTACCGCGACCAATAAAGCGGCTGCCGCTGCAACAAGCGAGCAGTCGGCTGCGACTCATGCCACCGCTGCCGGCACGTCTGAGACCAATGCGGCCAACAACGCGACCGCCGCATCCAATTCGGCTACGGCTGCAGCGTTGTCGGAAAGCAATGCCGCGACGAGCAAGTCGGCAGCGGCTACGTCCGCTTCGAATGCATCAACCTATGCAGACAATGCGCAGGCAAGCTACACGAATGCGCTGAACGCCTACAACAACCTCAGGGGCACGTATTACGGCGCTCAGGCGACCGATCCTGCGACCGATCCTCTTGGCGCGGCCAAGGGTTCTGGTGACTTCTACTTCAACACCACGTCGCTGACCATGCGGTACTGGAACGGTACCGTGTGGGTCGACTTTCTGTTGCCTGGTGCTATCGGACAATGCAAGCTGACCATGGTCAGCTCGACATCGCTCAAGCTGATCCCGTTCAACGGCAACCTGATCAAGATCAATGGTCAGCTGTACCAGATCCCTGCGGCCGGCATCACGCTGACCAACTCGGGATTTGCGGCTAACACGCTGTACTACATCTACATCAAGATCGTTGGCAGCACCCTGACGCTGCAGCAGAGCCTGACGGGGCACATCACCAGCTCTTCCGCCGGCAGTGTCGGCGTCGAGGTGATGAATACCGCTGGCGGCGAAGTGTACACGCTCGTCGGCATGGTTTTTACTGGCGCATCGAGCCAGTTCTTCGACCAGCCCGACACGCGCTGGGTCCGGTCCTGGTTCAATGAGACGGGCGTTATCTTGGCGAGGTACTCGTCGACCACGGTGGCGACGACATCAGGCACGCCGATCGAGCTGGATTCGGCAGTCCGATGCTTTGCGTTGCTGTGGGCGAATGAGCAGTTCCATCAGACGATCTCGTGTTCGTGTTTCAATAACACGCTCGGGTCGCTGACGTATCTGATCGCTGGCTGGGGCAACAGCTTCGGCACCTACTATGGACTGCAGCAGTACATGCATCAGGACACGGTCTCATACGCGCGCTCGATGAGCAATTCCTGGACGCTCCAGAACGCTACCGATCAGGCAGTGATCATCTCGATGTGGGGTCAGGTTGGGTCCGGGACGGGCTCCTATGCCTACAAATCTAACTCCATCATGACGGTGCGCCGATGACGTCTCTTGCAGCAGCTTTGTCTGAGCTTCGCCCCGGAGCCCAATGGGTACTCCGCGGCGATACCCTCGCCGAACTCGAATGGCTCGATACAGAGCAGGCCGTGCCGACGCAGGCGGAGGTGGATGCCTACCTTGCGACGCCAGTCGTGCCGCAGTTGGTGACGCCTCGGCAGATCCGGCTGGCGCTCTACCAGATCGGCTTGCGCCAGCAAGTCGAAGACTACGTCAACAGTCAGGACATCACCGTCCAGGATAGCTGGAACTATGCCACCCAGATCGAGCGGACCAATCCGCTCATCCTGGCCTGCAAGTTCGCTCTCGGAAAAACCGATGAGGAGTTGGACCAGCTCTTCATCCTGGCCGCGTCCATCGTCTGAGACCGCACAACGCACACCAACCAGGCCGTCCTTCGGGGCGGCCTTTTCCGTTTCAAGGACCGCAATGCTGTTCTCAATCATCATGGGCATCTTGCCCAAGTTCGGGACCTCGTTCCTCGACTGGCTGAACAAGAAGACCGACGCAGACCTTGAGAAATTCAAGACCGCGGTCGGCGGCGACGTCCAGCTGAATGTCGCCGAGCTGCGCTACAAGGTCGAGGTCGCCCGCATGGCGGCCGACATGCGCAAGGACGATCGGGAGCACTGGTTCACCGCCTGGATGGTGCCGGTCGCCTTCGCCGTCCTGTTCTTTCACGTTGCGGCAGTCGTCTTCGACTCGATCCCGCTGCTCGGCCATGAGGTCGGCAGCTGGAAGATTGCCGCGCTCCCCGCGCCCTACAACACCATGCAGGAACAAATCGTCCTGACGATCTGCGGTGTGGCGGGCATCTCCTCACTCAAGAAGATCTTCTCCCGATGAAATCCGTTACCGACAGCTCGTTCCCCGCCGACGTTCTCCAAGCCGAGGGGCCGGTAGTCATCAAGTTCGAGGCACGCTGGTGCCAGCCGTGCAAGGCGATGACGCCGACGCTGGACGCGATCGAGAAGGAGCTGGCCGGCAAGGTCACCTTCGTCAAGGCCGATGTCGAGCACTGCGTGGCCGCCACCCAGCGCTTCAAGGTCGGCCAGGTGCCGGCGCTCGTCGCCGTCGAGGACGGCATCGTCACATCAATGAAGACGGGAGCTGCGCCGAAGCAGGAGATCCTGAAGTGGGTCGACCTGGCTTTCCCCGGCCTGCGAGACTGATGGGCTACCGGTTCGATCTGCAGAACCGCGTCGCTGTCCACGACCACGGCTTCGTCGTCCCGATCACCGACTTCTACGACAAGTTCGGCGACTACACAGAGGACCCGGAGGAGGCTGTCGTGATCGGTTTGGTCATGCCACCGGATGGCCTGTACGTCACTCTCGATCTGCGTGACATGGACGAAGACGACATCGTCACGACGCCCCAATAACAAGAAGAAAAGCACATGACTGACACGCCGCGTCGTCGGGGTCGCCCGACGAAGGAGGAAGCTGCTGCGCGCAAGGCCGCTGCAGAGGCTGCCGCCAAGAAGGAAGGCGAGGAGACTGCCTTCCTCGACGAGGTGCTTGCCGAGCCGATCAAGCGCCGCAACACCAAGCTCCAGCCGGACGAAGTGACGCTCCGAACGCTCGGCGAGCTGGGCAAGCTGTTCTGCACCCAGGAAGAAGCCGCCGCCGTGTTGGGCGTCTGCAAGAAGACCTTCTCGACCTTCCTCGGCGAATATCCCGAAGCTCGTGAGGTTTGGGACGACGGCCTGATGCACGCGAAGGTCTCGCTCCGCCGCAAGCAGTTGGCACTCGCCGACAAGAACGCGCCCGCCGCGATCTTCCTGGGCAAGAACTACCTCGGCCAGAAGGACGAGAACACCACCAACCTCAACGTCACCAAGCCGGCCAACGAGATGACCGAGGACCAGCTCCTCGAGATCGCGGGCCAGGCCGCATCACCGCGGCAGCCGCCGGCAAAGAAGTCAGACACCGTTCACTGAGGCAACATGAGCTTCGTCATCAATCTCATCGGCGGCCCCGGAGCCGGCAAGAGCACCACCGCTGCAGGTGTGTTCTTCCTCCTGAAGCTCCTCAACGTCCGCTGCGAGCTGGTGACGGAGTTCGCCAAGGAGCTGACCTACGACGAGAACTGGAGCGATCTGAAGCGCCAGCTCTACGTCACGGCTGAGCAGGAGCGCCGGCAGCGGCGCCTCGTCGGCAAGGTCGACTTCATCGTGACCGACTCTCCGCTGCTGCTCGGTGTCGCCTATGTTTCCGATGAGCGCGAGCGCCACGCAGTGGAGCAGTCAGCTCGCAGCCTGTTCAACAGCTACAACAACCTCAACTTCATCATCGAGCGCGTGAAGCCGTACCAGCCGTACGGTCGCAAGCAGACCGAGGAGGAGGCGAGGGCGATCGACCAGCGCCTGTTCGACGACGTGTTCGCCCGCGAGTCCCTGATCCCCATCCGGGGCGATGAGACCGCCGCCAAGACCGTCCTTCAGGTGCTCTCGAACATGGGGCTGCTACCGGAGCTGTACGACACCTACGGCACCCCGAACTAGCGAGTGACCGATGGCTGTCGACAGGCGCGGCGCCATGGGCGTCTCCGAAAGCATCCGCCAGCAACGGCGTGAACTTTTGGAGATGAGCCAGCAGCAGGCGCGAAACTTCTCCGAAGTGAAGCGAGAGATCCAGCCGGACCCTCCGCCGATCCAAATCCAAACTCCCAAAGAGGAACTCAAGATGGGACTTCCCCACCTGGTAATCGTCGGCGCCGATAAAGGCGGTGTCGGCAAGACCGTCGTGGCACGAACCGTGCTCGACTACTTCAAGGCTCAGGGCGTCGAAGCCCGAGCGATCGACACGCAGATGCCCGAGGGCAATCTCAAGCGCTTCCATCCCGACGTGACGGAAGTGATCGACCTGTCCAGCTCGGACGGCCAGATCAAGGTGTTCGACGCGCTGCCCAGCAGCCCGGTCACCGTGATCGACATCCAGGCCGGCTTGCTGACCCCCACGCTGACCCTGCTCAGCGAGATCGGTCTGCTCGCCATGGTCGAAGACGGCAAGATGAACGTGACCGTCATGCACGTCGTCGGCAGCACCGTCCAGTCGCTGAGCGAGATCGAAGGCGCCGCCAAGATCCTCACGGGTTCCCGCCACTTCATCGTCAAGAACCACACCAACGACGCCGCGTTCTTCGCCGGCCTCAACGTGTCAACCGACGCCCTGAAGATCGGCACCGCGCTGATCGACATCCCGAAGCTCGACGAGCGCGCCACCGAGTACGTCGAGGCAGCCGCGACGTCGTTCGCCAACTACGCCAAGACCGGCGATTCCTTCACCATGCGCGGCAAGGTCGGGTTCTGGGAGAAGGGCGTGTTCGCCCAATACGACGCAGCCAAGCTGCACATCGTCTAAGGAGCAGCTCATGTCTTCGATCTCGATCGTCCACCAGAAACTGCAGGTGGAAGATGCCCGTCTCGTCACCGTGTCCGACCTCGTTCAGGACACGGACGGGAAGTGGCTCCGCATCGTCAAGTTCTACGGCGACCCGACCGTTAATGGCGCTCCGACCGCCTTCGTGGAAGTCGCCGTCCGCTCCAGCAGCAAGGCCGACCTGGAGATCCAGGCGCCGGGCTTCAAGTTCTAATCCAGCAAACAAGAACCCCGACGGGATCGCATCTGACTGCCTGTGCCGAAACTGGTCTCGGTAAGGGGTATCCGCCAAAGAACCTTCCACGAGGGCGCGGACTAAGTCGCACGTAGCAGCCTGCAAGAGCAGTCAGATCGACCGCAATACGAAGTCCTGAATCAACAGGACGATCCTCTTGGCCAGAGGGCGTGGGGTCCTCTTTTCGCGGTGACCGGTTCGCAACGGCGGCAGCGGTGGGTCTGATCAACCTTTCTGCGTCGCTCGCCAAGACGGCGGTTCGATTCCGCCGCGCCGCTCCATCTCAACAACAAGAACAAAATGAACAACCTGATCGACGTCTCCCCGGAGGAGGCGGCGGCCGAACTCCTGCGTCGTCGGAGGGGCCGCGAGCACCTCATCGACTTCACTGAGTACACGCTCCACAAATACTACGCCGACCCGTTCCACCACCTGGTTGCCCAGAAGCTGGAAGCGGTCGAGCGCGGCGAGATCAAGCGACTGATGCTGTTCGCTCCGCCGCGACACGGCAAGTCGGAGCTGTCCACCCGCCGCTTTCCCGCCTGGTACATGGCGAGGAACCCCGAGAAGAACGTCATCTCGGCATCGTACAACGGCGACTTCGCAACGACCTTCGGCCGCGACGTCCGCAACATCGTCCAGGGCAAAGAGTTCAAGACGCTCTTCCCGGACGCCAAGATCCGCTCCGACAATCGCGCTGCCGATGAATGGGAGCTGGAGAAGGGCGGCAAATACTTCGCGGTCGGCGTCGGCACCGGTACCACCGGTAAGGGTGCAAACCTGTTCCTGATCGACGATCCGATCAAGGACCGCAAGGACGCCAACTCCGCCTCATTCCGTCAGGACCAGTGGGACTGGTACCGCGACGTCGTTTACACCCGTCTCGAAGAGGACGCCGCAATCGTCCTCACGCTGACGCGGTGGCACTACGACGACATCGCCGGCCGCCTGGTCGACCTGGCGCAGTCAGGCAAGGGTTTGCCGTGGGACATCCTGTACCTGCCGGCACTGCCCTACACCAAGAAGATCAAGCGCGAGGACGGCACCGAGGATCTGATCCTCAACGACGATGGCACGGTCCCCGGCGACGCCCTCGGACGAAAACCGAACGAGCCGTTGGCGCCGAACCGGTTCTCCTATGCGGCTCTCACCGACCGCATGGACGTTCTGGGCGAACGGTCTTTCGCTGCTCTCTACCAGCAGCAGCCGATGGCCGACGACGGCGGCATGTTCAGCGCCGCCTGGTTCGAGCAGCCCGGCGAGATGCCGGCCCGCCGCGTCCGCGTGCGCGCATGGGATTTGGCCGCGACAGCTGACGGCGACTACACGGTCGGCGTCCTGATGTCGAAGGACATGAACGGCATCTTCTACATCGAGAACGTGATCCGCTTCCGCGGCTCCGCGCTCGAAGTCGAGAAGAAGATCTTCGACACCGCGCGCAGCGACGGACACTCGGTCCAGATCGTCATCCCGCAAGACCCGGGCCAGGCCGGCAAGAGCCAGGCCCAGAATTTCATCCGCCGGCTCGCCGGCTATCGCATCAAGGCAATCCGCCCCACAGGCTCGAAGGAGACCCGCGCTGCAGCGTTCGCTGCGCAGTGCGAAGGTCGCAACGTGAAGATGGTGAAGGCGCACTGGAATGAGTGCTTCACCGATGAGTTGGAAATGTTCCCGCTTGGCACCCATGATGACCAGGTGGACGCAGCGTCCGACGCCTTCAACGAACTCCTCGGACCTCGCAAGGCCGCGATCCTTGACTGGTAAAGTCAGGACGTCCCCAAGAAATGGCCGACACTCAGATCAAATACACCCCGTCCCCCAAGACGGGTAATCCCGGGCAGCTCTCGTCTGCCGCGGAAACGATGCAGATCCGCACCGCGATGCTCCGCGCCGTCTACGGCGGCACGGAGACCATGCGGGCACAGGGCGCCACCTTCCTTCCGCAATACGAGAAGGAGTCGGACACCCGGTACCAGGCACGACTGGCTTCCACGTTCGCTCTCAACAAGCTCAGGGAGGCCGTGGATGCGGCTTCCGCCAAGCCCTTCCGAACCCTGCTGAAGGTCCAGAACGGCGATCCTGACCTCGATCTGTGGACCCAAGACATCGATTTGCAGGGCAACCACCTGCACATCTTCGGGCACCAGTATTTCAACAACTCGATGCTCGACGGCATGTGCCACCTTCTGGTGGACCATCCCGATACCTACAACATGAAGAGCCTCGCCGATCAGAAGGCATCCGGCGCTCGCCCCTTCATGAAGATGTACAAGGTCGACGACGTGGCAGCTGCCTACGACATGTATGTCGGCGGCGACACCAAGACCGTCCACGTCCGCATCCGCAGCCAGCGCGCCGAGCGCGACGGCTTCAAGGAGGTGCTCTACAACCAGATCCGCGTGATCGAGATTGACCCGACCAAGACGTCGGGCATCGTGCAGCTCTGGGAGCAGAAGGCTCAGTCCGGCGGCTCGAACTGGGACTTCATCGAAGAGACCCCGCTGCAGAACATGGCCGAAGTTCCCTTCGTGACCATGTATGCCGGCGAAAAGGAAGCCGACTACCTGGCTCGGCCGATCTTCATCGATCTCGCCTACAAGCAGATCGAGCACTGGATCTCCAGCTCGGACCAGCGGTCGATCCTGTCGGCGGCGCGCTTCCCGATGCTGGCGTGCTCCGGCGTCCAGATCGACCCGGAAGACGAGAAGCAGTTCGCGATCGGCCCCTACAAGGTGCTCTACGCGCCGGAAGCCAATGGCCGCTGGTACTACGTCGAGCCCCGCGGCACGGCGATCGAGAGCGGCGCCAAGGATCTCGACAAGCTCGAAATGCAGATGGACATGATGGCGCTCAACCCGGTCACGGGCACGCACCGTCAGTACGTGCCGCAGAACGAGCGCGACATCCAGGAAACGCGGGTCCACTCCGTCGTCCACGACATGGCGATCAACTGCCAGGACGCGCTGGAGAAGGCGATCAAGTTCATGGGGCAGTGGACCGGCAAGGACTACAGCCAGGTCCAGGTGATCCTGAACACCGAGTTCTCGAACACCAAGGATCGAATCGAGGAGGTGAAGCAGCTCGTCGCCATGTACGAGAAGCGCGGCATCTCGCGAGAGACCCTGTTGCGCGAAGTCTACAAGCGGAACCTGCTCGGCGACGATTTCAACATTCAGAACGAGCTGACCGCCCTGGCAGCGATCGACCAGGCCCTCACGGCCGGCACCGATCCGAACGCCAGCGCCACCGACCCAGCCGCCGCCCCGTCGAAGACGACGGACCCGGCAGCGGCCAACAGCAACACGCCTGCAAACGGAACCGGGGGTACCCCGAAGACGTTTGATTTCCCCAACAATCAGGATCGGCCCAAAAAGCAAATCTGATTGACGGGTGCAAATGCACATGGTAGGTGGCGCGTCCCATGGCTGAGATCGTACTGGAACTGAAAGCCGAGCAATATTTCTGCGAGCCCTGCTCATTGAAGCAGGGCACGCTGGTGCGCGAGCTTGTGCGGATGATCCCGAAGTCCGTGGTTCTGTTCGATAAGCTGGTCGGGGACGAGTACTACTGCTGCCCGATCTGCTTCGAGCCCAAGTTCACGGTCAAGGGCAAGAAGAAGGTCAAGCATGGCGCGAAAGATCCCAAAGTGGCAGCACATTCTGAACCTGGAAGCGCGGGCGAAAGGCCTCCCGGCCCCGTACTTGTCACCTGACGACGATCCTCCGATGCCCTCCGGCAGCCTTCCGCGGCCGGAGGTATTGGGTGCTCCGCCCAGCGACAAACACGTCCAGCAGATAGCAGGAGATGTCAGGATGGCTCGCAACGTCGGGCTGGCCTTCCTGCTCGGGAAGGCGGTTCCCGCCCTGTTTGCGCTGTGGCTGATCTGGCTTTTCTTCGGCAAGCACTGATTTGCATTTTTCTTGGGGTTGGGCTTGACAGAAACCCCATATCATGCGTATAGATTTGCTTGAATGCAAATGGAGTGACCGTGCAGCTCTTCCTCAGCAAAAACCTCGTCCAAGCCTTCCGCCTGCCACTCTGGGGTCAAGCCGCTGACGAGACGCCGCCGCAATGGCTGGTGACCCGGATCCAATCGGGTGAGCTGGAGATGAACAGCCTGGGCGGTCTGACTTACAGCACACCGTTCGGCGTGCAGTCCTGCGCCGCGGGCGACATCGTCGTCTTCTACGCTGACAATTCGATCGGGTTCGAGAAGCCCGAGGCCTTCGAGCGGGACTTCACTCCCGTGGAGGAAATTTCTCTGGCTGCCTGAGCGCTCGATTAGGCTCTGCCTGCGAGATCATAGGCACACCGTATGGGTGCCCGCTCAACACCAATCTCACTCCGACTTCTAGCCCGCCAGGATCAATCGCCTGGCGGGTCTTTTTGCGTCGTGGGTTCGCGCGCTCCTGGATTCCTCCGGTAGAGCGCGATTTCAGCGGTCTCAGCTCGCATCCTGCACAAGACGGGCAGAGATACCAAAGAGCGCGCCGCACGCCCGCGCCGCCGCTGAACAACTTCTTGGCATGTAGCTCAGCCGGTAGAGCACCTCGCTGTTAACGAGGGTGTCGCAGGTTCGAGACCTGCCGTGCCAGCCAGTCTCGTTCATCCGCCAAGGGCGGACAGAACTCTTGGGCCGCTCAGCGGCTCACCCAATTCGCCAGCACCGATCAACCGAGCCTCCCGGGATGGGACCTCGACCGATCGCTGCTGGCAACTTCGATTCCCCCGCTCCTGGGGGATTCACCGGACCACACGGCGGGACGCCATGGGGTCCTTTTATCACGAGGGGCGGGATGCCCCGCATTTCCGGGATGGATATGCTCAAAGCAGTCGTTACTGATCTCAATGAACTCGACGAGGGCCTCCGCGGCTACTACGTGCAGAAGGACGGGAAGTTCTTCCTGAACGTCACGCCGGTCGACGGTTTCCAACTCGACAACACCCAGGGCCTGAAGACGGCGCTCGGTGCGGAACGCAACAACGTTTCCGTGCTCCAGGCGCAGCTGAAGCCCTACGAAGGCCTCGACGCCGCCGCGGCTCGCACCGCGATCGAGCGTGTCACCGCCTTCGGAGACATCACGCCGGAAGCCGCGAAGACCGCGGTTGAAACGGCGGCACGACTGTCCGCACTCGATCCCACGAAAGAGGCTGAGCAGATCGCCAACACCAAGGTCGAGACCCTCAAGGGTCAACTCCAGGCACAGTGGACTGTGCGTGAGACCGAGCTGACCACCACGGTCAAGAACCTGGAGACGGCGAACAACAGCCTGACGGGGCAACTGAAGACTTTGATGGGCGACAGCCAGATCAAGTCCGAGGTCGCAAAAGCCAACCCACTGGACGACGCGCGGGATGCCGTCGAACTCCTGGTGAGCAAGTTCGTCCGCACGTCCATGAAGGACGGGAATGTCGTCGTCGATGTCATCGACGCCAACGGCAACCCGCGCATCAAGGACCACGCGGGCACCGCGTTCACCGTCGCTGATCTCGTCGCTGAGATCCGCGAGAGCCGCGCCGCTCTCTTCAAGCCTGACGAGAAGCGCGGCCTGGGGACCAACCCCAACACCCCCAGCAATCCGCCGGCCGGCGGGGTCGTGAACCCCTGGGCCAAGGAAACGCGCAACATCACCCAGCAGATGGTGCTGGAAAACACCAAACCCGAACTGGCCAAGCAGCTCAAGGCTGCAGCCGGCGTCACGGACTAACACCCCAACACGCTCATTCTTCGCAACCGCCGGGACGTTCGCGCCCCGGCGTTTGCATGAATGCAAAAAGCTGCACCCAAAGAGGGCAAAGGCCAGTCAAACTCAAGAGTGAGAAATGACTGAGACCCGTCTCGCGGACATGATCGTCCCGACCAAGTTCAACAAGTACGTCCAGGTTCTGTCGACGCAGAAGTCCGAGCTGTTCCAGTCGGGCATCATCACCGACCTGTCGAGCGTCATCGACTCCGAGATCGAAGGCAAGACGGTCAACATGCCGTACTTCAACGACCTCGATGCGTCGGACGCCGAGCAGATCCTCGACGACACGACCGACCTGACCGTCAGCAAGATGACGACCGGCCAAGACGTGGCCGTGAAGCTGCTGCGCGGTAAGGCGTTCGGCTCGACCGACCTCGCGGCCGACCTGTCCGGCGCGGACCCGATCGACGCGATCGCCAACCGTTTCGCCGACTGGTGGAACAAGCGCATGCAGACCGCTCTGCTCGCGACCCTGGCCGGTGCCATGGGCTCGACCGACATGGCGGCCAACGTCAACGACATCTCCGCGCTGACCGGCGGTGCCGAGAACTTCGACGCCGACTCGTTCATCGACGCGGCCTTCTTGCTCGGCGACGAGCAGGGCGGTCTGAACGCCGTGGCCGTCCACTCGCTGACCCTGAAGGCGATGGTGAAGGCCGACCTGATCGACTTCGTGCCCGACTCCCAGGGCAAGCTGACGGTCCCGACCTACCTCGGCAAGACCGTCATCGTCGACGACGGCATGCCGGTGACCGGTGCTGGTGCGAACCGCGTGTTCACCACCTACATCTTCGGCCCCGGCGCGATCGGTTTCGGCGAGAAGTCGCCGAAGGTGCCGGTGGAAGTCGAGCGCCAGGCTCTGAAGGGCATGGGCCAGGAGTACATCGTGAACCGCCGCCAGTGGGTCATGCATCCGCGTGGCGTCAAGTGGCTCGGCGCGAACCAGGTCGGCGTGACCCCGTCGAACACCGAGCTGGCCGACGTCGCGAACTGGAAGCGCGTCTACGACGCGAAGATCGTCCGCATCGTGGCGTTCAAGCACAAGCTGGCCGCCTAATCGTCAGCCCTCTGACGGTTAACAGCTGAAACACAAAACCCTCCCTGGCTCTCGCAGCTGGGGAGGGTTCTTTGTGAGTCTGGAGATCAAGAATGCTCGGAGCAAAAGGCTTTCGAACCCGTGAAGCGACCGCGAACTACAAGCGTCGCATCCGTAAGCTCGTGACGGACGAGGTCCGTGCCGCACGCTTCGCCAACCTGCACGGCAATGCCGAGGCATCCCCGGAGCCGGTCGCTCCTGTCGAGCCCGTCGAGCCGGCTGCGACCGAGACCGCCCCCGAGGCCGTCGAGGAGCAGGGCGCGGAGACGAATACCGAAGACAATTCCGCTGACGAAACCGGCGATGAAGCCGGCGACGAAGGCGAGGGCGACAGCGAAGAGACCCCCGACACGGAGGGTAAGCCCGCAACGCCGAAGAAGAAGGGCGGCAAGACCGCCAAGAAGAAGTCCGAGTAATCGGCAGGAGTGGTCATGGGATACGCGACGAAGGAAGACATCGACGAGCTTTACGGCACCGATCTCCTCGTCAAGATCGCTGACTACGACCGTGACGGCACGCCAGACCCTCTCGTTGTTGACAAGGGGCTTCTGGCTGCCGACGAGATTTGTGACGCCTACCTGTCCGCCCAGTACACGATCCCGGTAGTTCCCACGCCCGGCGTGGTGAAGAACTGCGCGATCGACATCGCGGTCTACAAGATCGCGCTCGGGCGCGGCGGGCGTACGGACGAAATGCGGGTCCGCTACGAGGACGCGCTGGCGCTGCTTGAGAAGATCTCGACCGGCAAGGTCGGCCTCGGGCTGCCGCCGGAGACCGTCGACAATGGCGACGGCACCAGCACCACGACGAACCCGAACGTCAAGCGTTCCGGAGGGTCGTTCGACTGCGGTAGGGCGTAATGCCTTCCTTCAGCGTCAGGATGAATGCTGAGTCTCTAGCTCAGCTGAACAAGCGGATCACCAAGCTCCTCCAGGACGCGGAGCACATGGAGCCGGTCTGGCAGCAAGCTGCCGAGTACATGGTCCGCTCGACGCAGAACCGCATCAACAAGACCCAGACCAGCCCGTCCGGAGAGAGGTGGGCGGGCCTCGCGGCGCTCACGATCAAGCTGAAGGGCACTGACTGGCCACTGTATGCGACCGGCAAGCTCGTCGGCGGCATCCACACTGGCGAGATCGACAACCACGGCTTCCAGGTCGTCTCCGACGCTCCCTATAGCTCGTACGTGCAGGACGGCGTGAAGAACAGCCGCGGCAAGTACAAGAAGAAGACGACGCCGCACTCACCAGCTCGCCCGTTCATGGGCTTCTCCGCTGAGAACGCGCGGCGCATCAGCAAGATGATCCGCGATCACCTGAAGGCAACCTAATGAGCGCGATCGTCAACTTCCGAAATAACATCATCGAGGCCATCAAGGCCGCGGCGCCTGAGATGCAGAACGTCGACTGGTACGATGGCCTCTTTGATGAGAAAGACATTGCAGACTGGACGCTGAAGACGCCTTGCGCTCGCGTCGCAGTCATGAATGTCCCGACCGAGCACCACTCGACGGGCGAACTGAACGCCTGCCTTCGCGTGGTTGTCGTCATCATCGACGAGAACCGCTACGTCCAGCTGGACGGGGACGCGAACGCCTGGGACTTGGTCGAGAAGATCGCCATCATGGCGAACCTGAATACCTTCGGCGACCCCAACGCGGCACCCGCCACGAAGGTCATTTTCAAACGCATCAGCCAGCCAGAGCTGCGACGAGAAGGCATCGCCGTCGGCATCGTTGAGTGGACCAGCGACTTGATGATCGGACGGAACCGATCAGTCGAGCGCTCGTACTTCTTCCTCAACGGTGAACGGATCAACAAGGTGCCCCGCAGCCACGTCACGGCGCTCGGCCAGATCAACCTGGCAAGCGGCGCCCACGCCGAAGAAACGCTGGACATCACCCCAGAGGACTAACCCGCCATGCGCGCTCTACACGCGATGGAGCGGCGCATGCAGGATCTTGAACGCAAGATCCAAGGCAAGGAGCGGCTCGGTAAAATCGTCGACGTCAAGTTCGAGAAGCAGCGGTGGTACGTCAAGCTCAACGACGGGCAGGACGACACCCCAAGCGGCTCGGGCGGCAAGCGCGGCGACACCGTGAAGAGTGATTGGCAACCGTGGAAGAGCTTCTCACACGGCACCATCAAGTCGTCGGTCCCTCCGAAGAAGGGCCAGTACGCGCTGCTCCGCGGCGTCAACGGCATGATGGAGCTGGCGACGGCCGAGCCCTATCACTACGGCCCCGAGACCCCGTCGCCCCACGACAAGCCGGACGAAGTCGTCCACCTGGTCGAGGACGAAGAGGATCAGAAGAACAGCCAGCAAGGTGGCTCATCCGGCGGTGCCGGCGGCGCGTCCACTGAGGGCAGCGGCCAGCAGGGCGGCAACGACAAGTACAGCACCTGGCAGCGGGTCGCGAAGAACCTGCACCACCTGATCATCCAGAAGAAGGGCGCCAACATGGACGCCATGGGTGATCTCGGCGGTCTCGCTGGAATGGCTGGCCTGAACGGGCTGGACATGTCGAACTTCACCAGCGCGATCGGCAACCTCGGCAACATGGGCGGCCTCGCCAACCTGAACCTCGCCAACATCGGCGACTTCAGCCAGATCAGCAGCCTGATCAACATCAGCAACATGTCGGGCTTCGCCAACCTCGGCCAGCTCGCGCAGCTGCAGGGCCTGACCAACCTTACCTCGGTCGGCAACATCGTCCAGACCGTCCAGACAGTGCTCAACGGCGGCAGCCTTCAGGCTCCGGGCGGAGCCGCTGGCGCTGACGGGCAGGGCGCCGGCCAGAAGCAGCAGGCCTCTCGCAAGATCCCGCAGGTCGAGGAGCAAGGTCACTCCGACACCACGCAGGTGCTGACGGACCAGGAAAAGATCGTCAAGACGGTCGGCGACAAGAAGTCGTACTACCGCCAGGACGAGGACAAGGTCCATCTCCGCTACGGCGAAGATGGCTCCAAGGCCGACGTCGTCATGGACAAGGATCAGGTCAAGATCCAGTTCAAGGACAAGACAGCGGTCATCAAGTGGACCGAGAACGACCTGAACGTCTCGTTCGGCGAGGACAAGGCGAACATCAAGCTTGACGGCTCAGCCATCGTGCTCAGCCAGGGCAAGGACAAGACCAAGGTCACCATCCAGGAAAACTACGTCGAAGTGAAGGGCGCTTCCGAGTGCTCCTGCGGCGTGGATGGGCGCTGGGTCTACATCAACAACGGCCGAGTCAACCTCGGCGTCTCCGGCCCCAAGGAAGCGGCAACGAACCGCGTCATGACCGACGCCGGCCCGTCGCAGGTCGTCTGGGCCAAGATCTCGTAACAAGGAACAAGAACAATGCCGCAATACACGGTCGACAAGGAAATCTGGCTCGGTGGGCTCAAGCAGCCCGTGGGCAAGGTCGTGACCCTCACGGAAGGCCAGGCCAAGTATCTGGGCCACGCCCTGACGAAGGTCGAAGACAAGCCGGCTCCCACCGCCAAGAAGGCAAAGGCCGCCGCGGCTCCGGCCGCTGGCGCTGTCGTGACGGAGGCTCCTGCGAATGGCGTTGGCAACTGAGCATCTGATCGATATCGACCGGAAGACGGGCGAATACGTTCAGGGCTGGCCACGCATTAAGCAGTCCATCGAGACCATCCTCTCCACGCGCATCGGCGTTCGGCTGATGCGTCTGTGGTGGGGATCGAAATTCACCGACATGCAGGACAAGCCGGGCAACGAGGAAACCCTCATGACCGGCATGATGGCGGCGATCTCCGCCATCAACACCTACGAACCGGAGTTCAAGGTGTCCCGTGTGTCGATCGACGCATTCGACTCGTCCGGCGAGATCACCATCACCGTTGAGGGCGTCGACCTGATCGACGCGCAGCTCAAGAGAACAAAAACAACAATCTAAGGCGAGGGCCTGATGCCGAACTACGAGTCACCCGCGCTTTACATCGACTTCGCGCGGCTGCCGCCGCCCGACGTCGTTGAGACCATCGACTTCGAGGTGCTGCTCAAGCGGTACCAAGACGAGGTCGTCGCCAAAAACCCGGCGCTCGCCGCTGCCGTCAAGCTCGAACAGTCGCCGACAAACGTCATTCTCGAACCGCAGGCCTATGGCGAGATGCTGGTGCGAGCCCGCATCAACTCGGCGGCTCGCGCCGTCATGCTGGCCTTTTCCAGGGGAGGCGACCTCGACAACCTGGCCGCCTTCTTCGGCGTCGAGCGTGCTGCCGGCGAGACCGACGACAGCCTGCGCCGCCGAGCCCAGCTCGCGCCCGAGGCGTTCACGACCGCTGGCTCCGAAGGCGCCTACATCTTCCAGGCACTCTCCGCCGACCCGACCAATGTCCGGGACGCCACCGCGGTCAAGATGGACGACAGGGGCAGGGTGAAGATCACCGTCATGGCGCGCGGATCCAATCCGGTGCCGACCACGGCGACCATCTTGCTGGTCCGCGACCGCATCAATTCGAGGGGCATTCGGCCGCTCACCGACGTGGTCAGCGTCGTGCCCGTCAGGCCGATCACCACCCAGATCGTCGCGAACATCTGGCTCTATCCGGGCCCCGACGCATCGCTGGTCATGGCCGATATCGGCAAGGCGCTGCAGAAGGTCCGGGACAACGTTTCGCTGATCGGCCGGGACCTGACCAGGTCCGCGATCATTTCCGCCCTCAACCAGGAAGGCGTGCAGTCGGTCGATCTGATCTCGCCGGCCGAGAACGTCGTCGCCGGCACCGATCAGTGCGTCATCATCGAAAGCGCCGCGATCACGCCGCAGCAGCTCAGGGTGGAGTAACATGGCGAAGTATCCGACGCGCCTGATGGACCACATCCTGGCGCCGAATGCGACCGAGTACGAGCGGACGCTGGCTTCCCAGGTCGATCGCCTCCTTGATCTGGACATCCCGATCCGGCTGCTCTGGAACCCGTGGGAGTGTCCGGAGAACCTGCTGCCTTACCTGGCGTGGGCTCTCTCGGTAGACCTCTGGGACTCGAGCTGGCCGATCACCAAGCGCCGCAGCGTCGTCGCCAACGCCATCAAGCACCACCGTCTGAAGGGCACGCTGAAGGGCATCGAGACCTATCTCGATCTCATCGACAGCAAGCTCCTGCAGGCGCAGACGCCTCCGGGCACGCTGTTCTCCGGTCCATCGCTGACCAAGGAGCAGCGCGAGTCCTGGCTGCAGAAGCTGCCGCAGGTCCGAACCTGGAAGGAATGGGAGAACGCCACCGCTGACTACCGCATGTTCATGGGTGGTTCGCGGGCGCATTGCTTCCTCAACGGCAAGTTTCCGTACCCCAACGGTGCCGCAGAGCGAACCGCTCGCCGCGCTCGGTGGGTCGTCAACGGAGCCGAGACCGACACCAAGGTGGAGAACTACGGAAGCTACTTCCGTCTCTTCATCAAAGCTCATCTGCCTTATTCGCTGTTCTGCAACACGATCGTTCGGAAGGGCAAATTTTCGATCCCTTCGACCGCCTACAAGCGGATCGTCTCGATCGAGCCGATCATGAAAGCGCCCTGGCGCAGCTCAATCAGTCCTCAGCTGGAGCCGGTACAAGCGCAACCCGACCTGGTCACTCAGGCCGGTCACGAAAATGGAAACGCAGTCTTCTCGAACCGGGTGAACTTTCACAAGTTCTACGTCCCGTCTCGGGCCGGCTATCGTCTCTACATGCGCTATCCGGTCTACGACGCCTCGGTCGAATATCCGGCGAAGCGCCGCTCGATCCAGTTCATGGGCGTGGGACGCTATGGCGTCAAGCCGAAGACGGCCGAGCTGAAGATCTTCATGCCGACGAAGTGGAGCAGGTTCAAGGCGCGCATCAACGAGCCTTTCGTGCCTCGCACTCGCTTTTGGACGCCGCATGATGGCTCAAGAATGGCGCAGAACCGGCATGCGGTGATCGCCGCCAAGAGGCTGTCTGACCAGATCCTGCTCGACACCAACACCAAGCCGGGGTTCATCGCCGGCCTGCCGCGTTGGGCCGGCGACGAGATCGTCATCTGATCAAATCAACCAATGCACATGAGCCCATTGTCCCCGAGGACAGTGGGCTTTTTCGTGCGTCAACAAGAGGCCCGCAATGGACCGCAAAGTTAGATTCCGCGACTATCAGGAACAGGTCGCGACCGACCACAACAACCTGCAGGACTATGTGCAGCAGGCGATGGACAACATCGTGTCGGACGCCGTCAGCGCAACCCGGAAGTATTCGGGCCTGATGGTCACCAAGACCGGCCAGGTCGAAGTCACGGTCGGCCAGGGTCGCGTTTACGACATGGGCGCCGTCTTCGGTCGCCGGGCGGTCCTGACGCAGTCGGTTGCCACCTACGTGGCCGCCGCAGCCCGCCGCATCGTCACCGTGTCGGCCTATGGCCAGGAAACGGAAACGGACATCGAGACCCGCGACTATCTGACCGACGTCGACACCGGCACGGTCGAGCCCCGCGCCGTGTCCATGACCGAGTCCCGCGACGCGCAGCTGGTCTTCACGGCCGGCGCTGAAGCTGCGGACCCTGTCCCTCCGGCGGTGCCAGCGACTCACGTCGTGATCGCCAACATCATGTTGGACACCACGCAGATCATCTCGATCGACATGCAGGATCAGAACCAGGTCGTCTCGACCGACGCTCTGGACATCCGGACCGACATGCTCGAAACCTTCCGGTCGATGATCGAGCCGCGAGTCACCTCGCTGGCGTCCGACTTGGCCGACCTCGCGAACCGCGTGAAGGGCCTGGCTGATCAGTCCGACCTCTCCCGGGTCTACCTGGACCTGGCCCGCGTGAAGGAAAGCCTGCGTTATCCGGACGACGCTTCCGGCTTCGACGCCGACTTCTTCCTGATGCCGAACAAGTCGGACTACAACAACACGCTGTTGCTCGGCTACGACGCAAAGGTCGAGGAGGGCATCCGCTTCAACGACGCCAACAAGAACCAGTTCGAGATCTCGCTGTTCTCGGCGAACGACCCGAACGCCTCGCTGGCCGGCGGCTACCTGATGCCGAAGTACGTCAACGTGCTGAAGATCCAGACTGGTGCCTACACCTCGTCGCTCGGCATCGCGCAGTACGGCTACCAGGTGCATTCGATGCAGGTCGGCTACATGGCCCGCTCGCGCGTCCGCTACGGCGGCAGCTATACGGTCTGCACCAACGGCAACAACTTCAGCACCCCCGGTGAAGCGGTCGACACCACCAACCTGTACGACTTCAACACCACCGAGTTCACGACCGTCCAGAGCAACCCGGCGTCCTGGGATCATCCCTACGCCTGGACGCGAACGGACTACTACTGGCTCGACACCTGGCAAGAGCCGTTCATGTACGAGATCACGACTGATCTCGCGATCACTGGCGCTCAGGTGGCTCAGACCTTCCTGGTCTCGAACGACATCATCGCCACCCAGCTCGGCTTCTACATCACGGCCAAGGCCGCGAACGAAGACATCCACCTCGCGCTCTGCGAAGTGACGGCTGGTATGCCTGACCTCACCAAGGTCTGTCTCAAGACGACCTACCCGCACTCCAGCATCGGCACGGGTTGGAACGTCTGTCCGATCCAGCCGACCTTCCTCGGGAAGGGCAAGCGCTACGCCCTCGTGTTCATCTCGAATGCGAACCACCAGGTCGGCATGACCTCGGGTCAGTCCTATTTGGATGGCACGTTCTTCTACTCGACGGACGGCATCTACTACATGGGCGACCTGACCAAGGACATGATGATCCAGGTCTACGGCGCCGCGTTCCCGTCCTCTCAGGTCGCGATCGAGTTCGCTCCGATCAACCTCGACGGCGGATTCCGGGATATCGACATCCTGGCTGAAATGTGGGTTCCGGGTTCGTGCCAGCTGGTCTTCGAGATGCGGCCGAACGGCACCGGTCAGTGGCAGCCGCTGATCGCGGACAATGCCGGCATCCTCGCCGTCGCTCCGCCGCTGGCTCAGTTCCGGGCTCGCTTCATCGGCACGCAGGACATGCAGCCGATCCTGCATCTGACCGGATCTCGCGTCACGGTCTCTCGGCCGAAGACGGTTTTCAAGCACGTCTCGACGAAGATGACGGTGCCGGCGATGTCGGCCAGCGCGAACAACCTGACGTTCGTGAACCTGCTCGAAATGTTCGACCCGACGCCGCACACCTACAACATGACGGTTCGGGTTGGTTCGACGGACTACACGCCGAACGCGACCGTCACCGAGCTGAAGGATGCGACCGCGAAGCGCTACCAGAAGACTTACACGTTCAGTCTCCCGGCCGGCACGACGCAGTTCACCATCGTCCAGAACGGAACGACCAACTCTCCGCAGGTCACGTACCACGTCGCCGAGCGGACGTTCTACACCAAGTAAGGAATCCACTTCATGGCAGACAACGAAAACGGGGCCGCTCCGGCGGCTCCGAGCATCGATCCGGACAAGAGCTATCGTCTGACGCTCGGCCGGGCGGTCGAAATCGCTCCCAAGATCTGGGCGCGTCCCGGAAGCGACGTGGTCGTCAAGGGTTCGCTGATCGCCGACTACGGCGATGCGGTCACCAGCTACGAAGAGGTCTAAGACGTGGCTCGCCGGTTTGATCAGATTTACCGGGTAAAGCCGAGGGACAACCTCGGCGACCCCGAATATTGGAACCGGCGTTTCGATGACATCGATCGCCGCGTTTCTTCGAACGAAGACGAACTCGATGCCATCGACGGCCTGACCGCCTACATCGAGGGTCTGGCCCTCAATCGGCTGGACCTGGTTCTGGCGCCGGCACTCGACAAGATCGCGCTGGTGTCGGAGCAGGGGTTCTTGCTTGCTCACTCCAATTCCGAGGTGACGCTGGATGTGAACACCACCCAGGTGTTCGCGATCCCCGATCTGGCGGAGCGCGAGCTGTTCGCGCCGTCGCCGTTCGTCACCATCGTTCGCAAGGGCAGTCAGACCGACTATGCCTTCGCTGAGCTGGTCGAGTGGGACCGAGACGCCGGACAGCTGACGCTGCTTCCGAGGGCGATCTTCGGCAATCCCGGCCCGTTCATCGACTGGGAAATCTACGTCGGCACCGCCATCCAGCAGGCGGTCATCGACACCCTCGCTCAGTGCGAGGCGGCCCGAGACCTGGCGCTTCAGTATAAGGCGAACACGGCTGCCGACGCGGCTTCAACTGCTGCTGATCGGACGGCTGTCGGCCTGATGAAGGGCGACACGCTGGCGGCCCGAGACCTTGCTCAGTCGTATGCAGCCGCGGCCCAGACCTGGGATCCTTCGCTCTACTACTCGAAGGTGACGGTCGACGCGACCTTCGTTGCTTTCGGCGTTGCTCAGGGATTGAGCGCGGCCCAGCAGGATCAGGCCCGGAAGAACATCGGCATTCTCCAGCAGCAGGCGATCGCTTCGGGGGTCAACTGGAACACCATCATCGCCCCGGGCACCTACTACAGCACTGTGCCGAACAACACCAACGCCCCGGCATCGGGGTATTGGTACCTCAGCGTTGAGTCCTACGGGTCCAGCCCGACTCACTATGCGGTTCAGCGAGCAATCCAGCTCGACACGAACACCGCCGTCATCATGTACATCCGCGTCTTTGCGTCCGACATCTGGACGCCGTGGCGCCGGGTCATGATGGGGGTCAACAACCTCTCCGACGTCGACAACGCCGCGCAAGCACGGGCGAACATCGGCGCGCAGGCGACCCTGGGCTACACGCCGGCCAACAAGGCTGGTGACGCCTTCACCGGCAACGTCTCGACGTCCGGCAGTTTCATCGCGACCGGCTATGTCTGGTCCTATGGTGGCGTCTGCTATCTCAACTCGGGCGGAACGGCATACATCCAAGCCCAGGGCGGCGGCAGCTATTACCTTGGCAGCGGTGGCGTCATCTGGCACACCGGAAACATCAACCCGGTCATCAGCATGAGAGCGGTGTACGCGGGAGATTACACCGGATCGTCCATCACCGAGCCGTTCGGCGGTTCTGCTGTCTGCACCTGTGCGATCATGGGTGCCTCGCGATACCGCTATCACCAGTATCAGCTTGCCAGTGGCGGTTGGTTCAACTTCACGGAAGTGACATAAGGCATCCGGCATGGAGATCATCAATCACGGGACGTGGTCTGGCTATGTGCCAGACCCTTACCCGGCTAACCTTCCGCCCAACATATCGTTCGCCAAGAACGACGTGAGCGGGCGGGATTGGTACGACGCACTCTATAGTGAGACGCCGCTCTGCGCAGCCGACAGCGTCAAGGTCACCGCGACGAAAGAGGCTGATGGCTCTTGGCGCCTGCAGGCAGCGAGCGTCGATGCGACCCGCGTCTTTCCGCATAGTCAGCTACTGATCGAGATCATCGGCTACGCCGGCACAAATCCGCAGGCCGACTTCGGTCAGAAGAGGTACGACGCGGCGACCAACACGATCTCGGAGTTCCAGAAGCCCCCGCGCTCTGTGACTCCGCGTCAGATCAGGTTGGCGCTCAACCAGATCGGCTTGCGTCAGCAGGTCGAGGACTGGGTCAAGAGCCAGGATCAGGACACCCAAGACAACTGGAGCTACGCGACTGAATTTGTCGAGGACAATCCGCTGCTCGTCGCCTGCGTCGCCGCCGTTGGAAAGACGGAAGCTGACAAGACGGCGCTCTTCGATTTGGCGCTGACGCTCTAAGCCGACCAACCATCACCAACACTCTTCAGGCCGCTCCGAACAGGGCGGCCTTTTCTTTTGGAGAACCCATGACTGTTCAATACCTCCACGGCCTCGAGACGATCGAACTCGACAGCCCTTCCGGTCCGGTTGAGACCGTCAAGTCGAACGTGATCGGCTTGGTCGGCACGGCGCCGGACGCTGACCCGGATATCTTCCCGCTCAACACTCCAGTGGCTGTCTTCGCCGACGCACTGAAGGCGGGTCAGCTGAAGTCCACCGGCACGCTGCTCGATGCGGTCGACGCCATCTACAGCCAGAAGTCGGCTGTGATCGTCGTGACCCGTGTCGCCGAGGGCGAGAGCCAGGAAGAGAGCTGGTCGAATGCGGTCGGTTCGCCGACTGGCAAGACCGGCGTCTGGTCGCTGCTGAAGGCGCGTCCGATGCTCCAGGTCGTGCCGAAGCTGCTCGTCGCGCCGGGTCTGACCGGCGGTCGCCCGACCAACGGTCTCCGCAACCTCGTGATCGGCGATCAGGGCACCGGCTACATCCTCGCCACCACGAACATCGTCGTGCAGGCTCCCCCGGCCGGCGGTCGTCAGGCGACGGCGGTGGCCCAGGTGGTCGGCGGCAAGCTGACCGGCGCGATCATCACCGACCCGGGCTACGGCTACACCGATCCCCCGACCGTGACCGTCACGGGCGCAGGCGCGGGCGCAACGATCACCGCGACCCTCGGTCACGTCGCCAATCCGGTCGGCGTCTCCTTCGCCTCGATCGTCGACCGCCTCCGTGCGGTGGCGTTCCTGGACGGCCCCGGCACCTCGTATGAAGACGCGGTCGAGTATCGCGGCGACTACGGCAGCCAGCGCATCTCGATCATCGATCCGGGCGTGCTGAGCTGGGATACCGAGAACTCCGTCTACGTGCAGAAGCCTGCTTCGGCCTACGCGGCCGGCATCCAGGCCCGCGTCGATGAGGAGCGTGGCTTCTGGTACTCGTTCTCGAACGAGCTGATCCAGAACATCGGCGGCCCGGCCCGTCCGGTCGACTTCATGCCGAACGACCGCGACTGCGAAGCGAACATGCTGAACAGCCAGCAGATCACCACCGTCATCCACGACGATGGCTTCCGCTTTTGGGGCGTTCGCGGCACCGGCACCGACCCGCTCTGGGCGCACCTCTCGGTCCGCCGCACCGCGGACATGGTGTACGAGAGCCTGGAGCGCGCCGAGCGCAGCCGAATGGATAAGCCGTTCAGCCTGCAGCTGCTCGCCGACATCCAGCTCGACGTCAATTCCTACCTCCGACTGCTCCGCTCCCGCGGCGCGCTGATCGGCGGCAAGTGCTGGATCGACCCGAGCATCAACACCCCGGCGACCTTCGCTGCGGGCGAGCTGTCGGTCGACTTCGATCTCGAACCGCCGGCGCTCCTGGAGCACCTGCAGTTCCGCGCTCGCCGCAACCCGCAGTACTACGTCGACTTCATCGAAGAGTTCAATCGGTCGATCGCCGCCAACGGCTAAGCCGTAGCACTCCAACAACAACCCAAAAGAGCCAACCGAGCCGCTCGATCCCCCGTGGATCGGGCGCGCTTCGGCGTGGCCGGAGAGATAAATGACCACGAGCAATCTTCGCGACTCCAACATTCTCCAGGACTTCGCCGTCTGGATCGACGGCGTCGGCAAGATCGGCGAAGCGCCGAACTTCCAGCCGCCCGAGATCAACATCGCCGTGGAAGAGTTCCGCGGCGGCGGAATGGACGGCACCGTCGAAATTCCGTTCGGCATCGAAAAGATCGAGTTCGACTTCACGCTGCATACGTGGGACGAGCAGATCTGGACGAAGCTGGGCTACGGCCCGGGTTCGCTCGATGTGCCGATCACGTTCCGCGGCTACCTGCTCACCCCGGGCGGCGGCGACAAGGGCGTGGTTATCACCACGCTGTGCCTGGTGAAGGCGATCAAGACGGGCAAGGCGGAAGCCGGCAAGAAGGTCGAAATGACCATCAACGTCTGCGCCAACTACTACCAGCACAACATCGACGGCAATGTCGTCGCTGAAATCGACGTCTTCAACAAGGTCACCATGATCGGTGGCGTCGACAAGAGCGCGAACGCGCGCCGGATCCTCGGCTTCACCTCCTAAGGCTCAGCCAGGCTCCCAACTCAAGGCCCTGCCATCCGGCGGGGCCTTTTTCTTTTTCCCACAGCAATAGGTGTGCAAACCAATGGCAAACGAAATCAAGCAGGAAACCTTCAACCTCTCCCATCCCTTCGAGTACCGCGGTGCGACGTACGTCGAGATGAAGGCTCGCCGCCCGAAGGTGCGCGACCTCCGCAACTTCATCAAGAACATGGAGAAGGACGCAATCGCCGCGATGGAGAAGGTGCTCGCGGATCTCTGCGAGGTCGACGAGAAGGTGATCTCCGAGATCGACGTCGAAGACTTCGCGCCCATGAAGAAGTGGTTCGAAGATTTTTTGAAGCCCATGGCGAGCGAATAAGCCGCATCATCGCCGACGCATTCCCGGTCTTCGAGCGCTTCCACTGGACGCTCGAAACCGTGGATCGAATGGACTTCGACGACTTCATCCTCGTCGCTGACGGCGTCCAAGCACTCAATCAACGAGACGCCGAAGCAATCAAAGCTGCCCAGGGCAAATAGCGCCCTGGGTCTTTTCTTTTGCGCATAGCCAGGGAGCTGCAATGGCCGACGAACACATGAAGATGATTGCCGAGCTGGAGTTTCGCTCCAGCGGCTCGGCGACCATCGCAGCTCTGCAGGCGAAGATTAAGGCTCTCAAGGAGCAGATCAACAAGAGCTTCGCGAAGAACGCCATAACGACGCCGATCGTGTCGCCCCAGCTGATGAAGGATCTGCAGGGGACCGGCAAGGCCATCAACGGCCTGACCAAGAAATACATCGACATGGCCAAGGAGGCGCGCGAGCTGGGCCAGATGAACGCGCGTGTCTACAAAGGCATGCAGCGAGACATCCAGGCGCACGCGCGGGCCTGGAAGAAGGCATCGGGCGACCAGAAGGACGACCTCGCCAAGTCGCTGAAGGAAAAGATCAAGTATCACCAGGCCTATCGGTCGGTCTACAACAAGGAAAACCAGCGCGTCTTGGGCATGACGGCGGCTCTGAATAGGGCAGAGACCGATCTGCACCTTGCCAAATGGCGCAATAGGGAACGGATTGATCGTCAGCAGCGCGCAGCCGCGCTACGATCTCGCGCCGCGTTTGCCGCATCCATGCGCACCGTCGCGGGATCAGTCCGTAGCGGCGGTTTCCAGGCTGGACTCATCGGCGGCGCATTGGCGTATGGCACCGGGCGGGCGGTCAGCTCGTCGATCCGATCGGCCACCGACATGGATCGTGCGGAAGCCAACGCCCGCATCAATATGGATGAGAAGCAGATCCCTGGCGGTTTCGCCGGTCTGCGTGAGCGCATCCTGCCGAAGTCCGTTCAGCTGGGTCAGGACCCGGCCCGGTACATGCAGACCGTGGTCGAAGCGGCCAAGGCCGGCGTCCCGGAAAACATGTCTGAGCAGACCGGCGAGATGGTCACCATGCTCGCCAAGACGTTCGGCGTCGAGGTGGACCAGGCCATGGACGGCATGGGCTACGCGATCGCGCAGGAATTTGGTGCCGGTCGATTGAAGGACATGAGTGGTGTCCGTCGCCTCGGCAACATCGCCGCGTTCCTGTCGGCAAAGACCGCCGCTCGCCCCGACCAGATGTTCTCGTTCCTCCGCACCGGTATGGGTTCCGGCGCGCTGTTGGGCATGAACCAGCAGTCGACGTTGGCGTTCGGCGCCTCGGCCATCCAGGCCGGTGCTCAGGGCCAGCAAGCCGCTCGATTCCTAGGCAGCCTCGGTGAGACGCTCGCTGAGTTGACGATGGAAGCGAACGCGATCACCAAGAAGCATCATCGGTCCGAGAAGGACCGGCTGTTCATGAGCCTTCCCGGTCAGCTGGGGTATGGCTCGTACGGCGAAATCGAGCAGAAGCTGAAGAAGGATCCCAACAAGGGTATCTTCGACCTGATCAGCTCGTTCCAGAAGATCAAGGCGCCGCTCGATCGGCAGAAGGCGATGTCGGCAATGTTCGGCGCCGACTTCGGTCGGTTCCTGGCTAACATGATCGCATCTCCCGAGATGCTCAAGCGCACGAAGGAGCTGGCGGAGCAGGCAGCAAACCAGACTGAAGGCAACGACTTCATCAGCGAAGCGTGGGGCGAGTACAGCAAGAGCCTTGAGTTCTTGATGGGCCGCATCGGCGCCACCTGGAAGGTAATCAAGACCGAGCTGGGTACGACGTTCAAGCCGTTCGTCGAGCAGCTCAGCCTATACATCTCTGACTGGTACAACGCGGTCAAGACCGGCGGCATGAAGGACAAGCTCACCGCCGTCCTGAACGGACTGACGGAAGGCTTCCTCGGTAGACCTGGCACGTTCCGCGACCTGCTGGAGCAGATGTTCGGAAAGCCCGGCGAGGGCGGTCTCGGCAAGACCGAGACCTACTTCAAGTTCGCCCGCGGCCTTGCCACCGGCCTGCGCGAAGTCGGGGAAATGATCTCCAACGTCATGTCGAAGCTGGCGGCCTACTTCGGCGCCAACGGCGATGCAGAGGCGATGGGCCGCTTCACGGCGAAGATCATCGCTCTGGTCGGAGCGCTCGTCATCCTGGGTCCGGTCATCTCGGTCCTGTCCTCGTTCGTGACACTGGTGGGCGCCCTGGCCGCGATCTTCGGATCACCGGCACTCGCTGCCGGCGTCGCAACGGCGCTCCAGAACTCGGGCGTCAAGAAGTCGAGGATCAGGGAGAAGGGCGAGTCCTACGAGCACTGGCAAAACCGGATCGCCGAAGACAAGGCGGCTCGCGTCCAGAAGCAGTCCGGCTCGGGATTCAACCCGGCCGACGTCCACCCGATGAACTATCTGGGTGAGAAGCTCGACAAGTTCGGCGGTAAGATCGAACGAGCTTCGCTCATGAGCACCGACTTCAGCGCTATGCGGCGCGGCGGCGGTCTCGGCTACGCCTACGAAGGTGCCGGCTCCTCTTTGGCTGGCAGCGGAGGCGGCAGCGGCATGCGTCTGCTCAGCGGCGTCGGCACTCCCGACGCCCTGATCAAGAACGTCACGCCTGGCGGCTCGCTCCCGAACTTCGGTGTCGGGACGGGCGGCATCATCGGTCGTGGTGGAAGGGTTAGCTCCGGTGTCGGCAGTGCTCCAGATGTGGGGACCAGCGTCCCAGCTGGCGGACCGGCTGACATGAGCGTCGGGCAAGGCCTCGGCGGAAGCGCCTTCCTCCAGGCTCGGCGCGCTCGCTTCGAGCAAGAGCTGAAGGACGATCCGACCCTGAGAATGCACCTCGCTGCAATGCAGGCGACCGAGGGCGCGAGCAGGGGCGGAACGATCGAAAGCCTCATGAACCGTGCGGACATGCAGGGCAAGACCATGCGTCAGATGCTCGGCTACAGCGCCGATGGCCGGATCAACCCGAGGAGCTTCTACGGACCCATCCGTCGAGGCGAACTTGGGCCGACGATCGCGCGACTGAAGCGCAATCCCACGGAGTTCGCGAAGTACGACGCGCTCACGAACCGCGCGCTCGCCGGCAGCCACATCATCGGTGGCTACACCGACCAAGGCCTGCCGACCGATCCGAACGGATCGGCGCGAACGGGTATCCCGGGGCTCCGCCTCCGAGATCCTCGCACGGGCAAGAAGGACGGCAACGAGTTCACCGACTGGGTCGGTCCTGGCTCAGCCTACGGCAAGGGTCGCCAAGGTGCGATCAACTACCGCAGGTTCATCGAGCAGAACATCAACGCTGTGCCGTCGCCGGCTGACGCGATCAAGAACGTTCCAGCTGCTCCGCAGACTGGCGTCCCGATGAGGGGCGACTTTGGCGGAAGCGGTCGCGGTAGCGTCGCGATCCACATCAACGGCAACAGCCACGATCCGGAAGCTCTCGCAACGCTGGTCCAGCGCCGCGTCGACGAGCAGATGAACTGGCGGACCCACGACACGGACTCCGAATACACCTAACGCGAATAGCTCGGCCCTACGGGGCCGGGCACTCCTCCAACAATCCGAGAGGTATCTATGGCATTCATGCTGTTGGGCATGGCTCCCGTCCTTGAGAAGGGAGAGACGGCCCCCAAGGATGGCAGCGACACGATCCTCTTCTACGTTCCGCTGCCGAACCATGAGACGCCGAACTTCGAGACGATCCAGCGCGACCACCAGTTCACCTGGGTGTCGAACGATCGACTCTCTCGTGATCCGGCGATGCAGTTTGTCGGCCCCGGCGAAGAGAACGTCTCGATCGACGGTAAGCTCTACCCGTACCACTTCGGTGGCCTCGACACGATCTCGCGCCTGAAGGCAGCGGGGAGGCGGGGTAGGCCGATGGACATGATGCGGTTCTACCCGCTGAAGGACCCGGCCGGATACGCGGCTGAGTTCGTCGGGACTTACGCGATCAAGCGAGTCCGCACCGTCGAGCAGAAGATCGGCGCTGTCGGCATCGCTCAGAAAATCGACTTCACCGTGGAGCTGACTAAGTACGGAGATGACGTCTACACAGGCGGCGTCGTGATCCCGGCGGCAACCGAAGACAATTCGAAGCTGGGGATCTGATGTCGACTTACGTCACCAAGATCTTCGACAGGCTCGATCGCATCTGCTTCGCCAGGTACGGCAACTCGTCCAACGGCATCGTCGAGTGGGTGATCGAGCAGAACCCCGGCATCGAGCTTTACGGCATCGTGCTCCCGTTGGGCATCACCATCAACCTTCCAGACGCACCGAAGAAGCTGGACGCACCCCCGGTGCTCAAGCAGGTCTTCCTCTGGAACTGATCAGCGGTATACGCGATCGCGTATAACCGCGAAATATACGCGAGAGCGTATGAGGCCGTCCTTCGGGGCGGCCTTTCTTTTTGCGCGGAGTGTAAATGGCCACCGGCTACACCCCGATCTACCGCGTCATGAAGGGCGGTATCGATATCACGGGGAACTTCAACGACCGAACCACCCAGATCAAAGTCGAGCTGATCGCTGGCGGCGGCGAGGGCGACAACTGCACCATCACTCTCGATGACCGAGACTGGGCTCTCGCCGCAGTCGATCCGGGTGATCAGATCGGCGTCTACCTCGGCTACAAGGAGGTGGGCCTTGCCTACCTCGGAACCTTCAATCTCACCGACGTCGTCTACAAGGGTAAGCCGCGCAGTGTGCAGCTGGTCGGCACGTCCACCAAATTCGGCGATCTGAACAAGGCGCCGACGACCAAGGAATACATCGGCAAGACCGTCGGCGAGATCCTCAGCGACATTGCCGGCGAGACCGGCATGGCCGTCGCAGGCGCAACCGGTCTGACTGATCAGCAGGTCGAAACCAAAAACCAGATCACCAGCAATCTGCACGTCATCAACGAGCTGGAGCGCCGCTATGGTGCCGTGGCAAAGGTGGTCGACGGCAAGCTGATGTTCGTCCCGCGCGACTCCGTCACGAACGCCAGCGGCGAGCCCGTGCCGACGCTGGTGCTCAAGCCTGAGCACTTCGGCGACTGGCAGGTCCGCTACATGCAGCGCTCTGCGTTCAGCGGCGTCAAGGCGTTCTGGTGGGATGAGCACGACAAGGTCCGTAAATGGGTCAAGTCGTCGACCGCTCCGATCGGGCAGGCCACGGGCGGCGAATATCCGCTCGGTGAATGGTTCAAATCGGCCGCGGAAGCGACCGCCGCCGCCAACTCCAAGATGGAAGCGTTCAACCGCGCTCAGGTCGAGGCCACGTTCGATCTGGCGAAGGGCGACCCGTGGATCCGGGACACCCAAACCATCTCGGTGCAGGGCATGCGTGACCGCGTGAACGGCTCTTACGTCGTTCAGCGAGCGATCCACACGTACATCAAGAGCACCGGCATCCGCTCCACGCTCGAATGTCGTGGGCCCGGCAATGGCGCTGACTTCAGCGACCGTGCTGACGACCTGATGCTGAGTCCACTCCCGGGCGAAGTCATGGGCACCGTGCTGCCCGAGAAGTGGAACTTCCCCGAAGACCTCTAACGAAAGACTCCAACATGTTAAGTAAGGAAATCGTTGACGCCATCGTGGCGGCAGCGAACGCGAACGGCTGGCCTGCGTCCGCGCTGCTCGCCGTTGTCGAATGCGAGACCTCGGGGAAGCCGTTCGAGCAGGACAACCACACCCCCGCGCTGCTCTTCGAGCGGCACAAGTTTTATTCCGAGCTGCAGTCCCACAAGCCGATGAAGCTGAAGGACGCCATCAAGGCGGGCCTCGCCATCCCGAAGTGGAGCCGGAATACCCAGTACAAGGACCAGGGCACCTCGGCCGGTCGATTGAATGTCATCGCAAAAGCGAGGCAGATCGACGAGGAAGTCGCCAACAGAGCGGCGTCCTGGGGCCTTGGCCAAACCATGGGCTTCAACGCCGAGCGCCTGCACTACGACAACGCGACCGCCATGGTCGAGGAGCTGTCGAAGGGCGTCGCCGAGCAGATCGAGGCCATGGTCCGTGAGATCAAGTCGAGCAAGCTCGACAAGCATCTCATCGCCAAGGACTTCGCCAAGTTCGCCAAGGGCTACAACGGCGCCGGCTACAAGCAGAACAACTACGACACGCGCATGCGCAACGCGGACGCTGTCTGGGCTCGCCGCCTGGCCAACGGCTTCGAAGCCAAGCCGAGCAAGTCCGTCACGCTGGTCTATCAGACCAAGCTGAAGGAGCTGGGCTACGCGGTCGGAAAGGTGGACGGCGACTGGGGCAACCTGACGACGGGCGCGACCTCCGCATTCCAGCGGAAGGAAGGGCTGAAGATCACCGGCCATCCCAACGATGAGACCACGGCGCACCTCGACAGCGTCGGTCCCGATCAGGCCGCCGAGCCTTCGCCGGAACGCCAGACCGCGACCGTCGACGATCTCCGGACCGCCGGCTCGCAGACGATCGCGGCTGCCGACAAGGGTTCGCTGGTGTCGAAGATCCTGGTCGGTGCGGGTGCTTTGGGCGGCGCGCAGCAGACCGGCGTCCTCGACCAGGCTCAGGACATGGTCAGCAAGGCGCAGACTGCCAAGGCCGTCCTCGACTCGATCCACGACCTCGCTGCCGGCCTCGCACCGTACTGGTGGGTCGGAGTGATCGCTGTCGGCTTCATCACCTGGCAGCTCTACGGCGACGTGATCAAGCGCCGCCTCGCAGACCATCAAGCAGGAGTTCACCTTGGATAAGGCCATCAAGGCGGCCAAGGCGATCTTCGCGACCAAGTTTGGCAAGGCCCTCGCGGCCTTGCTGATCCTGGCTGCGATCATCGCCTACGCCCACCACCGCGGAGTCGTGTCGACCACCGCCAAGTTCACCGCGCAGGTGGAGCAGCTGAAGCAGCAGCTCGCCGACGCATCAGCAACGCCGGCTCCAGTCATCCAGCAGCCCGTCTGCCCGGAACAGGAGCCCGACGTCGGCACGGCCGAACGTCTCAAGCAGGCTGAAACGGCGAAAGCCGCTCTCGAAAAGAAGGTCAAGGACTATGAAAAGCAGCTGGCTCGCCGGCCTGCGAAGGCTGGGGGTTTTGCTCTGTCTCCCGCTGACGCTCGCAGCCTGCAAAACATTCGGTGACGCCTCGCCGCAGGAGCGGATGGATATCCAGTCCTGCATGCGTCTGGCGAGCACCGTGGAGCTTCCCCCGATCAAGGCGGGTATGGATGCCCGCGTCGTGATCGCGCGATACCGGGCCGCCCTGGTGGCGGCAAACGCCAACATCAACGACACCAAGGCCTGCTTGGCCCTGCTCGACCGGGCAGAACAGGACGGTAAATTCTGATGGCTCTTGCCGACGTAACTCTCGCCGACGTGCTGAGCCTTGCTGGCCCCCTGATCGCGGTTGCCGGCGCCATCTCAGGCGTCTGGTACCGCATGGAGACGAAGGTGGAGAGCGTTCGCAAGGACGCCGCTGACTCCATCCACTCGGTCGAGAAGGAGTTGTCGAACTTCAAGATGAAGGTGGTCGAGGAGTACGCCTCCTGGGATACCGTCCGCGCGATCGAGACCCGTCTGACCGAACGGATGGACGGCCTCTCGAACCAGGTCATGGCCATGCCGGACGCGGTGGTCGACCGCATCACGAAGTTCCTCAATCTGAAATCTGCATAAGCCCTGTGCGGGCCGGGACGCCCCGGCCGTCTACCGACACCAAACCGCACACGCAGACCCTGAGCGCTCAGGGGCAGCCGGTGAGAGCCCGGCAATCTACCTGCTCCGCAGCTCCCGCTCGAACACGTCCGCCAAGTCGGCAAACGGCTTCAGGCAAGGGGGAGCATCGGCCACCTTGTCGTTCCCGAACTTCGACTTCCGAACCTGGATGTCAATCACAGCAGCCTCGCTCTGCTTCGCCAGCTTGTAGAACGCCCGAAGGACGTCGGTCTGCATCTCGCTAATTTCTCGGACGGTTGGAAGTGGCGCACATGTCTCGGCCGACAGCGCCGCCGAGGTGGAAAGGAGCAAGGCGAACGCACCGGCAATGGTCTTGGTCATCATGGGTCTCGCAACTGGCGAAGTGGGACCGTTTGCATTACACCTCCGTGCATTTGCATTCAAGCAAATCCTATGGTAGTGCCTCAGGAAGAAATGCACAGCCCTTCCGAAGGAAACCATGGCACCGCCGCAAACGCCATCCGCTGAACGCGCCCGCAGGAAACAGGTCATCGAAGACCTCCTGAGACAGGGGTATCACCCTCAGGGATCGCGCGGCGGGATCGCATCCGCGACGAAGACGGCCGAGCGCCAAGAGAACATCAACTATCCGAACTGGGTTCGCGCCGAAGAGGCGCTGAAGCGCAAGCGCAAAGAGAACTATGCGATCGACTGGTCGCTCTACGTTCCGCCTGCACCCAAGGCTACCGTCACCTCAGGTGGCGAAGAACTGTCCGCCGAAGAAGTCGACCCGTTGATCCGGGCGAAGACGCTCTCGGCCGAGGTTACACAACTCATCACCCAATCGAAATACCCGGTCATCAACCCGGAAGCCGTCATCGTCGACACGCCGATGCTGCGGAGCTGGTCCGCCAAGCACCGTCGCTACGTCGAGAAGGAAGGCAAGCCCCGGACATGGATGGTCGAGACCCTGCGCGTCGCGCCGTACCGCGATCCCCGCGGCAAGAACTTCATCTTCACGGGCGCGCAGAACGATGCGCTCCTGCACGAGGAGTTCTGGGTCAACCTGAAGGCCTACGCCGCCTACATCGACGCTGAGATCATCGTCGGTCCCTGGACCTACGAGACCCAGTGGTGGGCGGAGAACGACCCGCAGGCGCGCGAGTACGCGCCCGAGCTGGCTGAGCACCTGTGCTTCGGCCAGATGAAGATCGGCGACAACTTTGTGTTCTGCGGCGAGATGAACACGCTGCCGACCGCATCGCAGCCGATCTCCGATCTGGTCACGTACAGCCGGGGCCGCTGGGCTGTGTTCCCGCACGCCAAGCGCCAGCTGAAGAGCGTTCCGTCCAACGACCCCAACGTCCAGGCCCACCAGGTCATGACGTCGGGCGCCTGCACGCGGCCAAAGATCATCCCGCGCAAGGCGGGCGTGAAGTCGCTGTTCCACCAGGTGGTCGGCGCCACCGTGGTGCAGTTCGATGAGGACGGCGACGTCTTCTGCCGGCAGATCACGGCGGACGACCATACCGGGGCGTTCTACGACCTCGACGCCTACGTGGCGAACGCGGAAGTGACCACGGGCCACCGGGCTCGTGCGATCACCATGCCGGACCTCCACGTCCGCAAGATGGACCAGGCCAACTGCATGGCCATCTTCGGGTGGGACATGCGTGGTGGCCGAGCGCAGTACCGCGAGAGCATGGTCGACGTCCTCGATCCGGAGAATGTCATCGGTCACGACATCTTCGACAACGAGGCGCGGAACCACCACCACGTCCACGACAACGCCTACAGCTACGAGATGGCCTTCCGGGGCCGCGACAGCGTGGAGGAAGAAGTCGAGCAGTGCGGTCAGTTCCTGCTGACGGCGATCGGCATGGGCGCGCTGCCGATGGTCACGGTCGGCGACCGGACCTTCATCGTTGCAGAAGGCAACCACGACATCGCGCTGGAGAAGTACGCCCGAGAAGGCCGGTACCGGAACGACGGCCGGAACGTCCGCTTCGGCTTGCAGCTCGAAGACGCATACCTGGACTACGTCGAACGGCGCTCGATCGCCATCGACAACAACCAGCCTGTGCCGCGCTTCTCGCTGCTCGAACACGCCATCCGGATGAAGTATCCGCAGCTCGGTGACAAGGTGGTCTGGTGCCATGACGGCTACAGCCACCTGATCGACGGCATCGAGGTCGGCAACCACGGCTTCCGCGGAGCGAACGGCGCCAAGGGCACCGTGGCCGGCTTCGCGCGGGCAGGGCGCAAGATGTCGATCGGCGACAAGCACAGCCCCGAGATCATGGAGGGCGTGTACGTGGCCGGCGTCATCAACCTGCGTCACGGCTACAACAAGGGCCTGTCGGGGTGGGCGGTCACCGTGATCATCCAGTATCCGGACGGGAAGCGCTCGCTGCTGACCCTGCAGAAGGGCAAATGGCGGCCAGGGAAGCGCGTCGTGCGCGTGCCGGCGCCGTCTTTCGCTGCCTGATCGTTTGCATGAATGCAAAAGGAGGAACGATGAAGCCGCTCGTCTATCTGGCGGGCCCGATCTCCGGGTTCAATTTCGACGGCGCCACCAGCTGGCGCGACAGCGTGAAGGAAGTGCTCGGCGAGTGGGGGATCAAAGCCCTCTCGCCGCTGCGCGAGCAGGATCACCTGAAGCAGGTCGGCATCTTCACGAACGCCGCGGAAGAGGCTGCTCGGCTCGAGTCGCCGATGTCGATGCCCAAGGGTCTGACCATCCGCGACCGCTGGGACGCGATGCGTTGCGACGTCCTGCTGGTGAACTTGCTCGGCGCGACGACCGTGTCGATCGGCACCGTGATGGAGATCGCCTGGGCCGACTCCAAGGGCATCCCGATCGTCGCGGCGGTCGAGGAGAAATTCAATCCGCACGAGCACGCGATGCTCATGCACTGCATCGGCTATCGCCTCACCAGCCTGTGGGACGCCTGCGATGTGACCCGGCAGCTGCTTGCCTGCTGATTTGCTTGAATTGTAACGAGGAGAGAGAAGACAAATGACGGTAGTTGGACTCGCGGGATTCGCTCAGTCGGGCAAGACGACGGCGGCGCTGTACCTGGAGAAGAAGTACGGCATCCGCCGTAAGCACATCGCCGAGCCGCTGCGGGCGATGCTCGCCGTGCTGCTGCAGGCGAACGGCATGTCGTCGGCCGAGATCACCGAGTACCTGGAAGGCTCCAAGAAGGAGCAGGTCATCCCGTGCCTGGGCGTCACCTCGCGCTACGCGCAGATCACGATCGGCACCGAGTGGGGTCGCGAGCTGATCAGCCAGGATCTGTGGGCCACCACCTGGGCACGCGGCATCGCTGACGGCGAGTCCGTGATGAACGACTCCGTGCGCTTCCCGAACGAGGCTGCGGCGATCCGCAGGCTCGGCGGCGTGGTCATCATGATCAAGCGCCCGGGAACGAAGCCGGCGAAGTTCAAGTGGGGCAAGCTCGGCGAGTTCCTGTACGACCGGTTCGGCCTGATGTGGGGCGTCCACGACAGCGAGCGCATCGATCGCATCAAGCCGGACTTCATCATCCACAACGATGCCTCGGTCGAGCAGCTGCAGGTCGACCTCGACAGCGCGCTGGTGAAGCACAACCAGATGGTCAAGCAGACCAGCTTCGCCCACTCCAAGCGGAGCGCCGCGGCGAGCGCCGGCCTGGCCCTCGCAGCCGCCGCCACGGTGCGCTGATGCCGATGGTGCGTTGGAAAACAGACAGCAGGCCGCAGCGTCATGGATGGGCTCCAGGTGAGTACATCCATGCCCGTTGCGTCGGTCAGCTGTGCCAGAAGCTGGATGATTCCAGCTTCATCGGCGCCAAGCGGGCGATCATGTGCGCCGACTGCGCATATGCGCTGCCGGAGCAGGTCGACAAGCCGGCACCGAAACTCACCCAGGAGAAGCTGATCGAGATGATCAAGGACATGTTCCGACAAGTCCGGCAGATCGAACTCGCCCTGGAGGAGTTCGAGGCTCGCAAGGGATGAGGCTGATCAACATGAAATTGACCCGGGGTGACGCTGAGGTGATCACCCCGGAGCAGGTATGGACGGAGATCGGGAAGATCTTCGTGCAGCGGGCTTTCGGCATGAAGCCCACGGGGCCAGCCAAGAGCGGAAGACCCCAGGTCAACGTGCGAGAGCTGCTGGCGAGGGAGGAGTGACCGGCCGCTCTATTCCTCGGCATCGCGCTGTTCGGCGCGTTGGTGTCGGTCGTAGCCTTCTGTGACAAGGACAGGAGGCTATTGACCAAGGGCGTACTCACGTTCGTCGTGGCAGGGGTTCTGGCGCTGTCCGCGTGGTGACCTCAGCCTCATCACGTGGTTGCCGGGAAGTGACCACGTGGAAAAAAGGTGATGAGCGCTGCGGATGTTTCTACATGGGGCCTCGCGCCACCTTGCGTACCCCCCCTCCCAAGGTTTACCGCACATTTTACCCCTTGCATTCAACCGGGAATCGCAAATTCGAGAATCTCGTCGTATAAGTGGTTGCGGGGAGCGCTGCGCGGTGCGGTGCAATAAGAGGGGGCGATATGGAAGTCCAGCTGATTGCCGTTGACCGAATCCTCTTGGATCAACGCAACCCGCGCATTGCGCACGCGACAGAGCCTTTGGCAGGCACCGTTAGCCAGGAGTGGATCACTCTCGCGCTTGGTTATTCGGCTCCAGATGATGAGGAGCGGGGGGCATCGACCAGCTATTCCAGCCTTAAAGCCTCTATTCGGGCCAACAAGGGGATCATAAATCCCATCATCGTGACAAAAGCCTATGATGGCCGGTATGTGGTCATCGAGGGCAATACGCGCGTGGCGATTTACCGCGAGTTGGCCGAAGAAGGAGCGCCGGGTAACTGGGCCGCGATTAACGCGATAGTCCGGGAGGAAGCCGAGGAGAAAGGAGAGCATGCGATCCGCCTCCAGTCTCATTTGGTTGGTCCCAGACCATGGCGGCCATACGCGAAGGCCAAATACCTGCACGACTTGTACATTAACCAAAAGCTCTCCATTTCGGAAATTCTCGACTTTTGCGGTGGAGGGGGAAGAAGGGCGGAGATTGAGCAGTACATCGATGCGTTTAGGGATATGCATGATACGTACATTCCGCTCGCAACCGCGTCGGGCAGTCCTCCAGATTTCTCGCTCTTCAGTTCGTTCGCAGAACTACAAAGCATAAAGCCTGCTCTCGCTCGAGCCGGTTACACCCTGCACGATTTTGCCAAATGGGTTCACGAATCCAAATTGAGCCCGCAGAACACAGTTCGGCAACTTCCTCGCATTCTCGCCAACCCGGAAGCAAAAAAGCAATTTCTCACGCACAACGCGCGCGAGGCGTTGAAGATTCTCGATCAACCGAGCACTAGCGCCGTCATCTCAAATGCCTCCCTTGAGCAACTCGCTACCGCGCTCAGTGTAAAACTGAGGCAACTGAACTGGCCAGAGATACAGGCTATGAAGGAGGCTAAGGACGGATCCGCGAGGCTGGCCCTGCTCACCTGCTTCGATGAATTGAAGGATTTTACGAATTTCTTAGGCGCACAGGTTGATGCCTGAATCCAAGCTTCATCGGGAACTTGTGAATCGTCTAGTGACTGCGGTTCGCCCTCGACGTTCGGGGTCTTGGTTCTTGTTTGTAGATTCGAATGATGGGAGCGTCTCGGAGGGATGTCCGCCGATTTTGCGATCGGTTTGCCCCGACCTTTATGCGAGAGAGAACGTTGGAAGCCATGTGGTGATCGGCGAGGCCAAGACATCCCGCGACCTGGATAACGTTCACACTGAGAAACAATTGTACGAGTACTTTCTCCACCTGTCTAACGAGCTGTCAGGCGAACTTCTAATTGCAGTTCCTATAATGTCGGCCGGAGCGGCCCATAGGCTGTGCCGGGCAGCTAGGGCGCGGGTGGGATGTGGTGGCGTGCCATTTGAAGTGATGGGATGGCTGTTCGGGCCTAACAAGGCGACGTGCGAGACTTGGCGTGGGTAGCTATTCCTTCAAAATGGCTCATGAGCCAGAGCTAACGGCCAAGCACGCGGCTTTTCCATATCAAGAGGAAGCTGTGGAATTCGTGTGCGGCCGGGATTTTGCCGCCATTTTCCATGAGCAAGGTCTTGGGAAGACGAAGATCGCATTCGACTGCGCCCTCAAGTGGCTGTCGACGCAGGAAGTCGATGTCGTCTTGATCGTCGCCAAGAAAGGACTCGTTGGTAACTGGCAGCGGGAATTTGAGACGCATACGCGCATTCGTCCGTTCGTGCTTAGCGAAAAGTCTGCGCAGAACTACTATGTGTTCACCACGCCGTGTCGCGTTGTGCTTGCTCACTACGAAGCGATCAAGAAGGAAGAAAAGCGCGTACGCGCTTGGTTGAAGACAAGGAGAGTGGCCGTCTTTTTGGACGAAGCGGTGAAGATAAAGACACCAAGCGCGGATCTCGCGCAGTGCTTTTTTCGGCTGGGACCTTTGTTCGCCAAGCGCGTGATTATGACGGGAACGCCAGCGGCGAACAGGCCATACGATGTATGGGCGCCGATTTTCTTTCTCGATCAGGGCGCGACGCTCGGAACCGACTATGATCAATTCAAGCGCAAAACCGACTTGTCGAAGGAATTCCATGGCAACGACGTCTTGCTCGCCAACTATGGAAAGATCTTGGCCGAAGTCCAAAATAAGATTTCGGCCATTTCTGTTCGCGAGACGAAGGCGGGTGGAAGGATAACGCTGCCTTCCAAGGAGTTCGTTCGAATCGATTGCGATTGGGAGTCGAGCCAACTCGAACTCTATCGGCAAGTCAGAGAAGAACTGCGTGCTATCGTGTTTCGCGACGGCAGGCTCATTCAGGATGATCAAGACTCGATACTAAAGCGCCTCCTGCGACTCATTCAGGTAGCATCGAATCCAAAGCTCGTTGACGAAGCATATAACGCAGAGCCTGGCAAATTTCCTCAGCTATATGATCTACTGACGGACATCACACGCCGTGAAGAGAAGGCGATCGTCTTCACGGTGTTCAACGAAAATTCGACCTGGCTCACCAAGAGGCTCGCTCCTTTCGGCGCTCTGTGCCTCAATGGATCGATGCCGATCGACCGGCGCAACGATACGGTGAAATGGTTTCTTCAAAACGAGAGCGATCGCGTTCTGGTCGCGACCACCGGAGCTGCCAAGGAAGGCTTGACGCTAACAGTCGCCAATCATGTCATATTCTATGATCGTACATACAGCCTCGATGACTACTTGCAGGCGCAGGATCGGATTCACCGAGTATCACAGAAGCGGGATTGCTTCGTCTACACCATGATCATGCGGAATTCGGTAGATGAATGGATCGATGCCCTGCTTGCTCAAAAACACCTGGCCGCGCAACTGACGCAGGGTGACATCGATAGGGAAATATATGGCGAACAGGCCGATTTCTCGTTCGTGGACATCTTGCATTCGATCTTGAGTTCTTGACCATGAGCCCGCACTCGGACGTAATCACGCTTAGACAAAAAGAGGTGCCTCTGGTCGTCGACAGCGTCGACAACCACAAGCTCCGATTTTACGCGGAGAATCCGCGTATCTACTCGCACATCTGGAGCGAAGGCCGCGAACCAACTCAGCAAGAGATTTTCGATGTCCTAGCCAAAACGGAGCATGTGCGAGAGGTCTTGATGCCGTCCATCAAGACAAATGGCGGATTAATCGAGCCGCTCTTGGTAAAGGGAAACGTCGTTCTTGAGGGGAACAGCCGGCTCGCTGCATACAGGTTGCTTTCCGAGAATGATCAGGAGAAATGGCGCCTTGTCCGTGTGCGGCGCCTTCCTAGTGATATCTCTGAGGCGGATGTCTTCGCCTTGCTCGGCGAATACCATATCGTTGGTAAGAAGGACTGGGCGCCCTTTGAGCAGGCTGGCTACCTATACAGACGGCACAAGACCCATGGCATCAATGAAGCCGATCTTGAAAAGGAGATCGGACTTGGTGCGCATAAGATCAGGCACCTGATCCGCGTGTACCAATTCATGCGAGACCACAACGATCAAAACCCGAGTCGCTGGAGCTACTACGATGAGTTGCTCAAGGGTCGGAAATTTGCGGACGCGGTCGCAAAATATCCCGACTTCAACGAGATCATCGTAGAGAAAATCAATTCAGGAGAGATTGAGCGTGCAGTGGATTTGCGCGACCGGCTGCCACTCATAACGAAAGCAGGCGGCAATACGCTGAAGAAATTCATTGCTGGCACATACTCGTTCGAAGATGCCGTGGCGGATGCACGGTTAAGAGGTGCCGGTAATTACAACGTCAAAAAGCTTCATGAATTTCGACAATGGTTAGCCGAGGCGCAGCTCGATGACGAGTTTCGATCGAGCAAAGACAAGCAGATGCTCAAGTTTGAATTGGACAAGATCAATCGCAGGGTCCGAGGACTACTGCAGGTAGTGGATGGCTCCCCGCCGCAGAAGAAGAGCGCTGCAGCGAAGAAGTAAAAGGGCTATTGACAAAGTCGTTGCAGAGCGGTCAGCAGTTTCCTTGCCTGCTCGCGATTTGTGACGATCTTCGCAATGAGCGACGCCGCTTCGTCAAGCGCCACGGCGGATGCTCCACGCTTTGGTGTGAGGTCAGTAAGTCGGCGTTTCAGGCGGTCGATTTTCTTCAGGAGAGGCTTCGCCTGAGTTTCGTCCTCGAGCCTCTTAACGTGCGTCTCAGCACGCAAGAGCGTCGATTTCAATCGGGACAACTCCGCTGGATCGAACCTCTGCCGCTGCTTTAAGCGATCCTCGATCGCCTGGATTGCTTTGTCAGCGCTCACACCGTTGTTCCGAGCGACGGAGGATGTACGGCACCGGTGCGCGATCTTCGCGGCCAGCGGCCCGAGTTGAACCAGCAGGTTGTAGTAGTGGTGATTGACCTCGAAATTGTCGCGACGCCCGTTCGGGACGATTCGTTGATCTAAAACGTGTATCTCGCCTATGCTCCAGCCATTGAAGCGACGTTCTTTGAAAACGTCCTCGAACAAGTTATTCTCACCAACCTGGAGATCCCCACTTCGTGCTCTAATCCCGCTGACACCCAAGCTAGGCGGAATGCTCCTGATGTACTCGTGATCAGCGATCCAAGCGACCGCTCCCGCTCTTCCATCCACATCCGGAAATTCGACAAACTCGATGCCTTTGACGTGCAGCGCTTGCGAGGTGCTAGGAAAAACAATCTCGTCGCGGTACGGTCTAACGATCACCTCATTGGCCACAGTCAGGTTCAGGGGAATGCTCGTCCGATGGAGCGAGAGTGTCTTGTCTATCTCGGGGCCGAAGGAAAAATCTGGAGAGAATGGAAGGGGCGCCACCTCTGACAGGTAATTTCCGATTAGTTGCTCGTTCAGCAAAACATCGTTGCGTAAACGAGAGATGTCATTTAGCCGGACTTCGAAGAAGTGCTCCGACGTTTTCGGAGCTTTCTCATGCCTGACCGTCACCGCCTGGGCGAGGACTTGTTCTAGGTTGCCGTGAAACGCCGCATCGCGCAGACATTCCCGCATCGCCCGACTGCTCCATCTCACGATAGAGACGTCATCTTCGCCGGCTGCTTTTGTCCTGAATTCGAGTTCTTTGCAATAAGCGAGACCTGAGAGGCGGCCTACGCCACGGAACCCGCGAGCCCCTGTGCCGCGTTTTGACGAAGCGCCAATTGCGAGGAGCGTTGAAATGACGTTTCGCTTCTTGAGGCCAGCACCATTGTCGCGAATGGTGACCGATCGAGCAGCGTGATCAAACGAAATCGATACCTCGCCGCGAGATCGGGGGCCGATCAAAGCTTGTTCACGAGCCGCATCGATGGCGTCGGCAGCATTCTGAACGTACTCCCGGTAGATGGTTACAGGAGAAACGTACATACCGCTGGAAAGGAGTTCGATGATGTCCTTTCCAACCTTGATGTCTTGGGTCGCTATGCGGCTCCAGTCATCTGCCTCTCTGCGGGGGAGAACCGACGTCATTATGCTGCCTCCTGCCTACGACGCTTGCGTTTCAGAGTGACCGGCTCGTAGCTCTCTTCCTCTTCGAGGCCGGCGTCTTCGACGATTTCCTCAGGAGACAATCCGATCTTCGTCTGTTTCTCCGCTAGGAGACGCTTTTGTTGCACTCGCCGAATTTCCAACTCCTCCTCTCTCGCGATAGGGATGTAAAACTCAGCTACGCCACGCACATTTGCGGGCAGGTCGCCAATCGAATTGCGATACAAAGAGGGATTGTGGCGGGACAGGAACCCGATCAGCTCCGCTCGTTCGCTCGGCGAGAGGCGGGTCAAGGAAGCACGCCACTGGTCAAGTGCGCCTCGCCCCTCGTAGCGTTCGTACCATTGTCTATTGAAGATCATGTGGTGCGGGCGCGAGAGAATGTCCTCAAATTCCTGATGGCTTCCGCCAAAGGCCGCTTTGTAAAAATCGGGTTCACCAGAGACGACGCCGCGCGTCGCCTGCAATACAAGTTGCACGGAGCGCAGGTAGTACCGATTCCACTTGTCGCCGACGTGAGAGCGATCAGGTAAATCGGTGGGCTGGTAGCGCATAGGGAATGAATAGATGCGGATAGAAAGTTCCTCATTGAGTTTCACGTTCAGGTACATCCGCTCAAAAAGGTCCGCGGGAGAATCATGGAAGTTGTACAGCATGTAGTTCGACAGATCGTTCATGCCGAACTCGTGCGCGTAGCGGATTGCCGTTTCGTAAGGTGCTTTCAAACCTAGATGGTCGAAGGCGATCCTCAGCGGGCTGATGCAGATCGAGGAAAGCTCGCGAAGGTACATCTTGTCCTTGCAGAGAATTCGTGCGTCTACACCTTGATTGAAGTCAACACGTCGCTGAGAGGCAACTCGCTCGTTGGAGCGTCTCAGCTTCGCGCCGCGCTCGAAACCTAGGTCTCGTATCTCTGCAATGATTTCTTTGAACCGAGATGAAGCGACAACGTTGTTGTCCATCAGTAACAGGTCGCGCCGAGGACCGTACAGTTTATCAACGGATTCCACCAATTGGGTAAGCGGCGTCGCATCGCGCTGAGCGCCCTCAAGCTTAGGCACTCCGCAAAAATGACACTTGCGAATGCATCCGCGTGAGGCGTAGGCGAAGTAGGCGTCCCGGACCGGATACTTGTACTCTATGTGCTCTAGGATGCTGTAGTCGGGGGTAAGGTCCTCAATTGGGGTGCTAGACCGGTCGTCAGCATAAAAGTCTCCGTCTTCTTCGTTCAGCTGCAGCGCGCCAGCGGGCGCCTGATCCAGTAAGCCGCGGATGAAGCGAATACCACGCCAACGGGTCTCGGTCAGAAAGCGCGAATGCATTAGGGAGGCTGCAATTCCACCAACGAATACCCGCTGGGATTGTCCTTGCACGAGGTCGAGCGCGAATTCGATTGTCTCTGCAATCTTGGGATATTCGAACGAAAAGAGGGTGGTGATGTAGATCCGGTCCCAAGATTGGAGCCGAAGGCTTTGATCAATACCCTTGGCGAATTTTACCTGATCCTTCTTGCCGTTGGGCCCGTGATACTGGGCAATTTTCATTAGGCCGAGTGGGGGGTATTTGTTTTTGTACCCCGGCTCCAACAGCAAAATTTTCTTCCCTGGCATACTCGGCCCCCTATTTGGGGGCCGAGCATACACCACGGAATCTGAGAATGCGATCGCAAAGTTGTGTACGCGCCGGATGCCTTGTCCAAAGTCCCAGAAGGCTGTTGAAAAGTCTGTCTGACCCAGTAGAACGCGGGTATTGCTCTTTGCATTGAAGCAAACGTCAGGGGCACATGATCCAGTCCGACCTGTGAGATGACGACCTGGGTCTCGTGCCTCGCAATCTGATGGTGCGTCAGGCTTTCTGGTTTCGGACGAGGCTGGCTTTCCAGCCTTTGGATTTGATGTATGCCCGCGCCTGATCGTCGGTCTTTCCGACAAGATACTTCAGGATTGGGGCCGCGCGCCGCACCACGCCATCAGTCTCGAAACCGGCCACGAAATGCGGCGCCACCACCCGGATCAAACGCATGGTTTCAGGTCGGCGAGACCCAGGCTCGGATGCGGTTGCGCGGGTAGACAGCCTCTCGAACGCGGCCGCGCGAGTTGCCGCTGATGACGATTGGATCGCCATTGGCCTTGAAGCCTGAAACTACGCCGACATGGCCGCCGCCACGGCGACCCATCGTCACGACGGCGCCCACCTGCGGGGTGATGTGTTGCTTGCGCTCCCAAGAGAGGGCGCGGTCATCGACACCAGAGGCGCCAGTGATCTTGCGGATGAATGCCGAGCACCACAGGGTGGAGCGGACGCCAACCTGGTGTGCCGTAGCACCGATGAACTGGCGGGCGCGATCTACGACGCCGCTACCGGCCTCGAAACCGCTATGGATACCCGAGCTGAAGTGATCGAAGAACGACGGTTCCTGGGCCTGCACCACGACGCGCTGAGCGTGGTGGTGGCCGTGATGACGATGATGGTGCCTCGGGCGGGCCTCAGCGGCCGAAAAAGACGCAGCGAGGATTGCGGCGCAAAGCAGCGCCGTTGTTGACTTTCTCAAGATTTGGACTCCTATGGGGGGCGGGATCAGGCCGTTGTGCGTGCTGCGACCCGTTGGCGGTCTGCTTCGACCGCGAGGTAGGTTGGATGCTTGGTCCATTCGTCGGCGTTCTGGAGCGCGAACGCCTGCTGCACCTGCATGATGAAGAGGCGCGCGGCCTCTTCGCTCATGTCAGCGAGCACCTGCTCGCCAGAGGTCATGCGGAAGGACATCTTCGGCTCCTCACCTGTGTCGGTGTCGACGTTCTTCGCTGCGACGAACTCGATCGGCCCTGCTTTCAGTCGGGCTACTTGGACTGCTTGGATCATGCTGCTGCCTCCACGATGGCTGGTTGGTTGTCGTTAAACTTCGAGGTCTCGTTGCCCCATGAGTCCCAGCCGGGACGCTGCTCTCGGCTGAAGATGTCGGCCTTCGGATACGGGCCAGCCATCTTCTCGGCCTCGACGTAGCCCTCGTCGGGCTTGCGCGAGTGCTCGCGGCGCGGGGAAAGGATTGCAGAGCGGATGTCGCGTGCGTGTATCTTCGGCTTGCCGACCTTTCCGATCAGGAAGGGCTCGTGGCAGTTGCGCAGCGCGTAGCCTGTGCCGAAGGTCGGCTTGCTGCCGTCCTTGACCATCTTCACCCAGACGCCCTGGGTGACGTAGGTGACGCTCCAGCGTCTGAAGCACTCGCGCGCCTGGTCGTACATCGGCGCGGTGGCGTAGAGCCAAACCCACATGCCATCGCGATGCGCGAGGCGCTCGACGTCCAGCTCGAAGATCTCTTCGAGCGTCATCGTGTCGTAGTGCTGCTCGGCGGACTTGCTTTTGCCCTTGGCCGAATAGGTCTTGAAGGCCCACGGCGGATCGATCTTCGCGAGCCCGTAGTTGTGCTCCTTCAACGGCGCGAGGTTGAACGTCGGCGGCGGCAGGATGGGGAAGGGTTTGATCTGCATTTTGCTCTGTTTGCATTCAAGCAAACGACAGGGCGCACGTATCCCGTCGATGCTGATGGCGGTTACTTCATCAGGTCGGCGAAGGTCTTGTTGATGCGCTCGATGCGTTCGACGTTGCAGCCGTAGCACCAGGCGCCCCAGTGGGTTTTGTGGCAGGAGTTGCCGCAGCCCAGGCAGCTCGTGAGCTTGCCGGTCTTGTAGCGCTCCGGGTCACGCCACGGCTGGGGCTCGGGCGTGGACATCACTTGCTCTCCGCGGCTGCGAGCGCGGCGCGGCCGGCGTCTGTGATGCGGAACTGGTTGCCGTAGGCCGGATGCCTCTCCTTCACGAAATAGCCCAGCTCGGCCAGCTTTGCGGTGGACTTCTGCTTGAACAGACCCCAGCCAGCCGGGCGCCCGGCTGCATCCTGCAGGGCTTCGATCTCGCGCTTATTCATGGTGTCCTCAGCGTGGTGTGACGATGACTTCGATCTCGCGACCGATGTAGAAGGCCCGCTTGTTCCGGTCAGTCATGGGAACGTGGACGGCGATCGACATCCACGGCTGCCATTCGGCCGCGCCGACCGCGCGTCCTTGAGCCTGCACATGCAGCTTGTCCCCCAGGTCTCGTGCTTCCAGTACGTGTGCTTCAATCTTCACTTCTGCTCCTCTCGCCACTTCTTCGCTTCAGCGGTCAGCCGCTTGTCGATGATCTCGTCGTCGTTCTTGGCAGTGATCGCCTGCACCAGCAGGCCATCGGGCAGCACCGACTGGCAGGGCTGCTTCTTGTCCGGACGCTTGCAGGAAGGCTCGGTGAGCTTCTCGCGGACCACGAACATCTCGCGGTCGGGTCCGAAGCGCTCGATCAGGCCGTCCTTGCTGAGCCGGCCCTCGCGGTCACACTTCGAACATTTCACCCGGACATAGGGCAGCGGCCAGGCGCCGAGCTTCATTCGACCTCCGTCGTGTTGATCAGCGCCCAGGACACGCCGGCCTCGTCGTAGAGCTGTCCGGCGTCGCGCACGGAGGCGGCCCAGCGGTCCTTCAGGTGCTCGGGCAGCTCGGGGGCAACGACGCGCTTGATGCCCGCCTGGATGACGTGGAGGGAGCAGCGTTTGCAGGTGATGAAGGGCCAGGTGTAGAGCGTGTAGCCGTGCAGAGGCTCGCGGGCCGTGAGGATCGCGTTGATCTCGCCGTGGACGACCAGGTCGTACTTGACCTCTCGGTTGTTCAGGCGCTCGTCGGTATCGGCGATCCCGCGAGGGAAGCCGTTGTAGCCGAAGGAGGCCATGGTCCGGTCGGGGCGGACGATGACGGCTCCTACTTTCGTGCTGGGGTCTTTTGACGCGGTAGAAACCGCCTGCGCGACCTTGAGAAAGTAGCGATCCCAGCGCTCCTGCTTGAGGCGCGCGAGTTCCAGATCGGGATCGGTCTGCAAGAAGGTCTTCAACCATGCGGCGAGACCGGAGTTCGCAACTCGGGTTGCCAGAGAGTCAGCGATGCTGACCAATCCGCTGTCTCGCAGAAACGCGGAAACATCCGGAAATGCTGGGGTAACCTGCGGTCTGGAACCCGGGAACATCGACTCTCCATTTGCTTTATGATGTTTGCATTAACGCAAACGTAGTGGCGTGACAAGAGGGGGCACGCATTTTCCTGCACGTCTCAAATCCAGACAGCTGCGACAGAAACACCGTAGAACGCTGGGCTTTGTTGCAGGTGTGGGATTAAGGTTACCGTAGTATAACGGGGAACCACGCCCCTTGCGTCTGGATGCAAATGCTAATAGCAGTCTGCGCGTAAGCCGGCTCGCCGTGGGCTGGGAACGAGAAGCATTAAAAAAATATGAAAACGTCGTTTGAATACCGCTCATACGTCGTCAGCTTCGACGGGGCGGCCTACCGAGCCGACTCCTCTGACGGGGAGCCCTTCACAATCAGATCCAAGAACATGTTGCGCGTCACTCGCGCGATCGACACGTTGTGGAATGCCCTTGACGGGAAGATCCCCGCGCCGGCGTGGCTGCACGGTGCAGCCGACCTCATCGACGTCGATGCCGCTTCAGAAGCGATGCTTGTGGTCGACCACACACCGACACCCGTCGTGCCTTCGTTCCCGATCGCGCCCGTGCCGGCGACGTTACAAGCCGTGGCCTGAGGCGCTCGATGACCACCATTTACCGCAACTACGATGTCCTGAAGCTCGGAGACGCCTTCATCGGCCAGTCGAAGGATGACGAAAGCCTGATGATCTCCCGCAGTCAGGCACGCCTGATGACCGCAATCGATCAGATGTGGGACGGCCTCGATCGCGGCGCCGCTCCCGCCTGGTTCTCCGGCAGCAGTGCGATTGATCTCGATGCCGTCAACATCGTCGATGAGAAAGACGCCCCTGAGTCAACGCCATCGGAGACCGATCCTCCTGTCGCCAAGGAATGGCGCGTTCCGTACTGGATGTTCGGTCTCGCGGCGCTCGCTGTATCTGCGCCAGTCGCGTATGCGATGGACTTCCTGCAGATCGACGCCCGGATCGACGTAATGCTCACCCTTGCGGTGTGCGCCATCTCGATCGCCTTCGGCAGGGGCTACGCTTTGGTCATTGCCGGTATCTCCGGCTTCATCGTCAACTTCTTCACGGTCGATCCATTTTTCACCTTTACGTGGCCGACCGTCAGCGAGATCCTCAACGCCTTTCTGAACTTCGCGGCTGCCTGGGCGATGCCGCTGATCGTTACGGCTGCAGAGCGGTTTCGACCGTCAAAGGGGTGATCCCGTACGCGAGGCACCGCTTCGTCATGTCAGCGGTGCCGGCTCCGCCAGGAAAGCCAACGGCGCAATTAGGCCGGCCTTCGCGCAGCATCCGCTCGTTGCGGAATGGGCCCGCCGCCGCGTCGTACAGCTTCCCACGCCTGTTTCTTCTCACCACAGCTCCAGGCCGATCGACGTTGTCCCAATCGGCCTGGTAGGGGTCGACCGCGATGTTGCGGTCCTCAGCCCACTGGCGAGCCAGCAGATCGGCTCCCGACATCTCCCCCTCAACGATGCAGGTGATCTGCCTGCGCGCATGGACGGCGTCGAGAACGCGATACAGCGTGCGTTCGTCGCGATAGTCCCGACCACCGAAGACGACCACGCGGTGGTTCGCCTTCAGCAGGATTGAGTCGCCATGGCAGCGATGCGGCGCGCAGAAGCAGACAAGGTCGCAGCCGGCGAGGGACGACACGTCCAATTCGGGAAGCTGCTCGCACTCGAACTTGTTGCAGACCTGGTCACGGTCGCCATCCTTGCCGATGACGAAGCGGTTGCCCCACGGGGAGCCGCGGCCGATGTAGATCGCACCAGGGGGAGCGTCCCCATGGTGCCTGTTGTAGACTCGAGGTGCGGACATCATTGATCCTTCCGCCACGGGTTTTGCTTGCCCGTTCCGCCGAATTGCTTGTCCCAGTTCCATGCGTTGGAAGCGCGATCCTCTGCGGCATTGAGCGCGTCCTTGACCTTCTCGTAGATCGCCCTTTCTTCGGCCGGGAGGGAGCGGTAGGCTTCGTTTCTCGCTGTTGATTTTGCGTAATACAGCTCCTCCGCATCCCGTTCCTTTTGCCTCTCCTCAGGTGTCATTTTGGATAGGCGCTCGTTGTCGCGAGCGATCTCTCGACGCGCTCGACCCGGATTGTTGTGTCCCATTGCCGCGTGCTCAGCGCTTCATGTCACATGTGACGGGGGAGCCCTTGAAGTCGAAGTCAGCGACGCCCTTAGTGGCGGTGCAGAAGTCGAAACCAACCCCATCCTTCTCGGCATGCCACCCGGCCTTGCCGCACTCCGTCTCCTTAATCGTGTAGACTGTACCCTTCCAGGTCAGAGTGTTCGCGGCGTCGTCCACCTTCAACGTGCTCGTCTTGCCGTGATCCTTGCAGACGTAGTTGTAGGTCGCAGCCTGGGCCTGGCTAAGACCCATGGCGAGTGCGATCAGCAGAATTTTCTTCATCATTCGCAGGTCCTCAATTCATCCCGTTGGGGCCGAGTCCGATCGCGGTCAGCCTTGCCTTGAGCCGCTCATCGTCCTCGCCGTCTTCACGCTTGGTCTGGTAGCACTTCGCGGCGTAGTCCAGCTGCTCACCTTCCAGGGGCTGCAGCTGTCCTTCGATGGTCTCCCGCTGCAGCTGCCGCCGGAAATTCTGGACGGGGAAGGTCCGGTCCATCCGGAGGCCCGGATTGGTGCAGACCGCCTTCACCTCGCCGCCGACGACCTCGGTGGCCTTGAAGTAGACCCCCGAGGCAAACCCAACGCTGTCCAGTTTCGTCATGGCCATGCCGGCAATGCGGCCGACCAAATCACTCTCGTCTTGCATTCAGCCTCCTAAATCACTCTTCAACCAGCTCAGCTGCTGGCCCATCATCAGGCCCTCCATGGGAACGGTGACCCAGTCGAAGCGCACTTCCAGCGCCTCCATCAGGAATCGCCGATAGCTCTCTCCCGCTAGGACATGTGCCCAGGTGCCTTCAAGTCTCCGTTCGTCGATCTGGCCGATCACACGCTTGGACCACGCGAGGCGATCCGCCGTGCTCATCCGGTTCAGGGTGCGCTCGTACGGCTTCACGAGCGTACCGGGCTCGATCAGCCCGTACTCGGCCGACAGGATGAACCAGCGCTCCGAGTTCCTCCGGGCCCACTCACGCGCCATGCGAAACCACGGCGAGATGTAGAGGTACTCGGCTAACTCCGGCGTCGAGGATTTGGTTTTGACGCAGGAGACGAACGTCACCCGGGTCGCCGTCTTCTCGTCCATCGCATCTCTCTTTCTCAACGGTTCGATCTCAGGCTTGTTCGGCCGAGGTCGGTTTCACGGATTCGGCCTCAACGCTTCCCGAGCAGTCCCCGAAGGGGTTTGGCAGCTTCAGCATCGAGTTCTGGAAGCTGGCGAGCGCTTCCTTCGCCGCCCTGGGAGCAGCCGCGCCCAGTTGCGTTACGACCCGTTCCAGCGAGTGCCAGTCGCCGACCACGGGCTGTTCCATCAATGCGTTCGCCCTGGCGTGCAGGTCAGCATTGCCGCGCTTGGTCACTTTCCGAGACATCAGCGGAACTCCTTGCAGGCGTCGCCGCTACGGAACGTCCCGGACGGGCAGGCCGTGCCTGGGATGTACGGGTAGGCGCGGGGCGTGTCCTTGTGGAGCGCCTCGCATTTCTTGCCGAGACCGACGTAGCCGGTCGGGCAGGCGCCCGTCCTGGTGATGGTCTCCCTGCCGTTCTTCGGAACGGGGTAGGGGGGCTCAGCCCACGCCGCCGTCGTCAGCAGCAGCGCGATCAGTGTGATGGTGGTCTTCATGTTCGATTCCCTTCGCGGCCTCCCGTGCTCGGCGCCGCTCCTTGATCCTTCGGATAGTGTCCTTGACTTGTTCGATCTCGCCGGGACGCGCTCTTCTGGTTGACGGCCCAGAGCGGAACGGTTCGAAGGGGATGTAGTCGCTGTCGTCAATCAGCTGGCCCATAGCTTGTCTCCGATGATGCCGGTCAGTGCCGTGGCGAGAACGCCCTGCACCTCGGTTTTCTCTTTCAGCATGTCGTATTTGTCGTAGACATCGGTCACGTCGCCGTTGACGTGATCGAGGGTTGCCTTGACGCAGTCGCGCGGTGCTCCAGCCCGGCGGGCGATCGTCGCCGCGGTTCGGCGCAGGTCGTGCGGCGTGAAGTGCTCCATCTTCAGGAACTCGCGGATGCCGATGCGACCCTGCTTCGGGCGGCCGGTCAGCGCCTGCGAGATCGAGTTCCTGAGGATCGGTATCTGGTCGAGCCGCTGGGCAACCCGCTTCTCCATATTTTTGAAGCCCTGCTCAAACGGCGTTGGGAACAGCGCGATCTGGCCTTCTTCCTTGATGGCCTTCGCGATGATCTTGCCGGCGATTCCGTTGACTGGAACGATCACCTCTCGGCGCCGCTTCACCCGGATCTTCGGGATGTGCCACTGAGGGTCCTTGCCCTTGAGGCTGTGCATCTCCGTGAGCATGGCGCCGGCCGCCTGACCAGGCCGCACCATAGTCGACAGGATCAGCCGCAGCGCGCCGCGGACCGGCTCCTCGGCGGGCAGGTCAGGGTCGTAGAGCCCGTGCCAGAGGGTCTTGATCTCGCTGTCGTCGAGGACGCGCTCCCGCTTGTGCTCCTGGCCCTGCAACGGCAGGTCGGCCAGCGGGTTGACGTCGACGTATTTCCGGCCGGGCAGCTTCGCCCACTTGAAGACCTGGAACAGCTTGGACTGGGTCCGGTTGGCCTGGACTGGCGTGTCCTTGGCCTTCTTCTCCAGGTAGCTCATGATCTCGTCGTCGGTCAGGCTCTTGATCGGCCGGCTGCCCCATTTCTGGCGCGGCTCGCTCAGCAGCTGGACGTCGTTTTTCCAGGAGTCCAGATTGGGCTTGGAATAGCTCTCGATGTACTCGTTGCAGACGTCCTCGAACGTCTTCGTCGCGATGGTCGAGGTGACCTTGATCTTGGCGATTTTCTCCAGCCTCGGGTCGTTGCCGTTCCGGATGTCGGACCGGTATCCTCGCGCCTTCTCACGCGCCTCTTCGAGGCCGACCTCAGGGTACTGGCCAATGGTGACACGGGCGGTGTCGTTGGCGGTGCCGCGGATCTTGTACTTGAACGAGAACGTCTTGGTTCCAGTCTCCGTGACGCGGAGCATTAGCCCAGGGACCTCGCTGTCGAAGCAGTCGAGGCGGCTTCCTTTTGGGGCCTTCGCGGTCTTGAGGAAGATGTCCGTCAGTCGCTTTTTCAT